AGGTTTGTAAACCGATTTATTCCCAGTTCTTCGGATTCGTTTTCTCCGAAACTATAATCGTATTTTAATCCGTCTGCACATACGATGTTGCAGATTTTACCATTGACCTTAAACACAGCCTGCAATCCTGTTGATTGCCAATTTAACGGGATAGCATCACCCTCTAATATTTCGATATTTGGTTCTGTCTCGACCCCATGCAATCTGCGAATGCACTCGATACAGTTATCTAACATAAGGTCTACACCATATGTAGTGTCCAATGCTTGTTCGTATGTAGAACCATGCTCCATTTTCTTGATGATGACTTCACTGAGGAACTGTCCATCACCACAGGAGTTATCTAGAAAAGTTTTAGTAGGATCTGTGAATTGGTCTTGGGGAATTTGGTTGAGTATTTCCTGTACTAAGGGAGTGGGTGTGAACACTTCACCCGTTGCCTTGACTCGGGCTTTGTCACGCTCCACTCCTGACATATAGTCACGGTTGCGAAGATGGTTGATTACCTCACTTAACATTGGCTTCGATATAGTCGATTTCTTCTTGGGTTAGATCAAAATGAGAATATATATCTGAATCTGTCCAAAGTTTACTATGGTCAAGCTTAGGTAAATGTTTGATACCAGTATTATAACCACTAGTTTTTTCTGTTTCGATATAAAACCTAAACAATTTGCTAGTTAGATAACTTTTAATATTATTTCCTTCATCAATAGTATTGATTAGGATATGACACATTCCTTGCCCAGAATGGTCGGTTGTAATATAAATGTTCCTTTCTGGCTTCTTTGGGTCATAATAAGTGCCAGCAATAGTTAGCATCAACTTCAACTTATCTTTATCTCCAAATAGTCCTTTAGAAAAGTGAGTAGTGTTAGGAGTATACACTACTGGATACTTATATACTTGATTTCTATCGGTTGCCAGTTTACCTTCTTTCACCCATTTTGCCTGACTATTGTTGATATCTTCCCTAACGGGCAATTTTGGTGCAGGATAATATTTTACTTTGTTAAGAATTCCTTTTGTCAATACGTCCTTTTCGCCGAAGACAGGATCGAACTTAACTGTCAAATTTTGTAATTCCACTGTGTTGTCAAATTTTACTCTTGTCTTAACATTATGTTTTTCGGATTGCAATACAATACCGCAAATATCTTCCCCTACACTAAAATGTTTTGTGGCATCCATGTCCAAATAAAGTACAGTATTTTTTTCTACGATATTCCTAATAGCAGCCATTTTTTGGCCTGATCTTTTAACATACGAACTGGGAGTTAGAATTGCCATATAACCCTGAGGGTTGAGGAGTGAAAAAAATTTAATAAAAAATTCTTTCCACAATTTTTTTCCTTGTGTGCCTGGTAGTTCATAGGGGGGATTACCCACAACAATGTCAAATTTCATATTTATATCCAAGCTAGTGATGACTCTCACTCTAAACTTCTGTGCCATCTTAGTTTTATTTATATGGTCAGAATAGAAGGTGATATTTTTAGCATCTACTTTAAGAGTATACACTAGATTAATAACAAATTCAAGGTTGAACAAAACCAAAATCGTTTTACCGCCCGCAATATTAGGAATTTGATTACAAATTTCCACAACCAATTCTTTGGGGGTATAAATATTATGGCTACCTGAAAAACTACCATCAGTACAACGATCGGAAACATATTTATACAGATGATTACTAACTGCTTCTTGGTTCATAATATCGGTACCTGAATTTATTACAATAAATGAATTATACTACAAAACCTATTTATTGTCAAATTTGGACAATACCCATTTCTGCCCTAAATTGCCGCCAAAAGCTATGATTATCATTAATTAATTTACTAATTTCCTTAAAGGCAAGGGGTCGTACCTTATCGTGATACATATCTTCATTTACTCTTTTATCCAGGGTTTTTGCTGTAGTAAAAAGAGTCATACAAACTTTATCACCGTACATGGCTAAACTTTTAGCAACAAAGTTGCTAATATGGTCTTTATTTGCGGTTAGTTGTTGTGTAGGATCACTACGAAATTTTACCTGAATAGTATGGATAATACCCTCATGGGTATATCCTAAGCCATCAATTCCCATATCATTCCCGTCTTTTTTGGTATCCCAAGGACGATATTCAACAATGTTGATCCTCATATCAATAGGACTACAATTGATAAGTACCTCAACCAATGCTTCAAAACCATCTCCTCGGTAAGTCATAGGGTCCCATAATTCAGGACGTTCTTCGCTTTGCTTATTAAGCCGTTTAACAAATTCAGCCAAAGTTGTACATCCTTTAAGGAGCTTTTCGGGGTCGTAACAGGTATGTTTGAACCTATGTTTCATTTTAAGCGTTCTCCAGAATAATATCTAGTTGTTGGTCGATGCCATCAACCGAATAAACTTTTTCCCAAAAGTCATTTTTTTCGATTTCGTGCCAAAGATTTTCAATCATAAACAAACTAAGGTTTAATTTGATTTTGCCATAAGCGTCGTCGACATTTTCTTCGTCGCCTTGATGGCGGTCTTTTCCAGTTTCGTGAACCAATTCACTATTAATATCGAATCCGCCGGCTCGGATAGCTTCAATTACCGTACGAACATGTTCTTTGGTATCCTCATTACCATTTAGTACTGGAACACTTACCCAAGCTTGGCGTTTAACATTCACTCCATTTTCTTTATATAGCCGCACAGCACGTCCAATTGTTTGTAGTAATTTTGCCAAATTTAGATTACGCATCAAGCAAACACCAGTAATTCCAGGAACATCAATACCTTCTGACAGAATATCATAATGAAAAATTAGCGCATTTTTAGCGAGACGCAGCGATTCTAGGAAATTTTCACGCCTAACCTTTGTTCCGTTAACCTGCGCTCCCATTTTAGTATTACTCGTGATACAAAAAACATCATGGTTAGGTAGTTTTTCTTTAAATTTTTTGAGGTTGTCGTTAACAGTTTTTACGTCTTTAGTACCTTTCATAGCGAACAAGATTTTGCTGAAGCCCAATTCAGGTGCGGTCAGTTTATCCTGTTCGACCGCGAGTTCAATGACTTCATTGATAATAGATTTTTCTTCATCTTTAGTTTCACCGTACATAAGGTGTAATCTAGGGGCGACGATGAATCCCTTTTTAATTAGCTCCACAGGGCTAATTTGGTAAAGAAGTTTACCATAAAGACTTTCGTTATTTAGTCCCCTACCTTTATTGCTAGCGGTATGGCGCTCAGTCGCCGTAAAAAATAGCTTTACCCGACCTTCAAGGTTCTTTATAGCACCATTAAAATTGTCACCCACACAGTATTGACTTTCATCTGCAATGATGGTATCAAACTTGATTCCTGCAAGTTTTGTAGCACTATGGTAAGTACTAAACACTACCAAATCAGTGCCCACCAACCTAGATTTTTTATATTCTTCAACTAGAATAGATACCCGAGTAGTGGCTAGTTCTTGCCACTTTATTGTTTCAGGTTCAGCCTCGTGACTACCGCTATGGAACGCGATGGCTCGGTATTTTTTTCCACCATACTTACGATACTCTTCAATAAGTTGATTTGCCAGAACAATCCTAGGAGCCAAAACTAGATGAATTCCCATATTATGGGTAGTTTGACTATCGATTACTGCGGCTTCCACAAAAGTCTTACCTGCGCCAGTAGGCATAACTACTCGACCTATCGCCGTACCATTACCTTGGGTAATAGCATTCTTGATTTTATCTAGTGCATCAAGCTGGTGCTGATGTAAAGTTACAATAGCCATTTTAAGCCTTTTAAAAACCCGCTTTTTCAGCGTATATGAGTATTATACACCCAAACTGATTTATTGTCAAATCCAATTAGGCGTCGTAATCCGCGCCATTAACCTGCTCTTCCCAAAATACACGGGCATCGGCTTCGTTGTCAAAAGTTTCCAACACATTCATACCACCAAGCGGATGTGGAAACCATACAGACCACTGTTCGCAGTCTGCGTCGTAGGTGCAAAGTAGTTCTACAGGTTCCAATTACTGCTCCAATTCTTTAGTGTATGCCCATATTATACATGATATAGTAATTATTGTCAAATTTAAAATACATATAAAAATACTAAATACATGATGCGTATTATAGAAATTTTAACCGAACGTAGCCAAGCAGAAAGAAAGCGTGAAGCGGGGACAGTTCATGACCAATTTTTCACAAGGCCTGAAGTAGCAGCCCAGTTTGCTAATTGGGTAAAGAGCCATCCTTTCTACAAAGAAACAACCAAAATAATAGAGCCCGCAGCTGGAAACAAAGATTTGGCTAAACATTTTCCAAAAATAGAAATGTATGATTTAGATCCGCAGTATCCTGATATTGGCGCACAGGATTTCTTTCAATCACAACACCAGTATCAGCCTGGCTTTCTTACAGTAATGAACCCACCTTTTGGCAAAGCCAGTGATTTGGCTATTCAGTTCTTTAACAAAGCCGCTACATTCAGTGACTATATTGCCCAAATTGTTCCACGAACCTTTCGTAGGTCAAGTGTCCAAAATAGGTTGGCAGACAAATTTGAATTAGTAGATGAGTATATTTTACCTCGAGGATCTTTTTATTTACCATCTGAAGGTCCGAATCGTAAATATGATGTTCCTGCTGTAGCACAAATATGGAAAAGAACAGCAACCCCGCGTGTCAAAGAGCAACCAATACCAATGCCGCCGGGGGTCAAGTTTGTTAGACCTGACCAAGCTGATTTTGCTTTCCGCAGAAAAGGTCGTAGGGCCGGGGAAATCATCACTAAAGATTTTGAACAGGCTAATCCCAATAGTTTCTTTTTTATTAAAGGCGATGTAACGCCGTGGCAACAGGTAGATTGGCGTCAGTGGGGCAATGACATTATGGGATCAAGATCCATTAGCCAAACAGATATAGCCCGCGCATTATCGTCTTAGGCTTTCTTCTCTTATTTTACTAAAGAGGAGACAATCTGCTGATTCCTAACATCTTGCTCTTTGCGGGCGATCTTTTCATCATTGACCAATCCTAACATCATGTAATATGAGCGCATCCACCTTACACCATTCAACCAAATGTCAAGTTCGTCCAAATTACCAACAAATAACTCAGCATCTCTGGCGTAGAGGGGTAGTGCATCGGCTTTAGCACCAACCGCTATTACATCTCGGTCAGCCAATTGGTATTGATATTTTGGGGCTCTTAAAATAAACCCCAGATCGTCACATTCTTTTTCCAATCTACGAATTTTTAGTATTGTATTGTATCCCGCCATATATCACCAAGAAGAATTGTAAAATACTTTGAACTTAAAAAAGAGTTCGGCTTTGGCGTCTACACAAAATTTCAAGTCGTCATCATAGTAATGATCATCACTGGGTCGACCAAAAAAGAATCCTTGAGTATCCATCCTAGCCATTTTACCACTTCGAATATCTTGTTCTAACTGAACAATATCCTCATATGTTAGCTCAAGTTCTACACCGTTGAAATCTCCAGGTGGGTAGAGATTTTCTTTAAATTGGTCATCAGCGTAGAGTGGAATTCCTAGCTTCTTCAGCCACAACTTCTCCATCCAACCGTGTAGATTAGGATGCTTTCTTCGATAGGCCAATTCGCGTGTATTCGAGTCCTGTGCCTTACTAGCGGCATACATGTATTGATCTAAACCCATGATTATTTGGCCTGTTCAGTAGCTACTTGTTTGACCTTTTCCATACCAGTGTCTAGCATTTTAGCGACACCTGCAAATCCAACTGATGACACGATGATACCAAAGATCGTACCAAAAATAAAGTTACCCATTTTGATTCTCCTAAATTAAAAGTTAAAATTTACTGCCCAAAATAACCAACTCATTTAATAACCTTTACACGATTGAGTTGGGTAATGTTGTCTCGGTGAGCCTTTACCGTGCCTTGAATCATCATCACAGTGCCAACCTCAGCCTGATTTTTCAGGGAGAAGAATGCCGGCTCGTCGTCAGTAGTAAGCACTGACGCAAAGTAACAATTCCATTGCATAGAATAGTGACACTTGATCACCTCGACAGTGCGAATAACCTTGTCACCCACTGCACCGATAAAGCCACCACTTGCCTGATTTAACCGGTTCTCGATTTGGTCGCGCTTAACCGACCGTTCATAGCAACTGGGCAGTGAGCAGACCACAGCCAAATCAAAGTTGCCACCAAGTCCGTCACGATTGGCAAGCACCATGGCGTTGTTGTCAAAATCACTCAGCTTGAAACCTTGAAGGACCTTGAAAGTCTTGGCTTGGTAATACTTGCGAACCTTTGCTGCAAGTTCACGGTCGTCTTCGGTGATCGGGAGAAATTTCTCCAGTGCTTGCAGCATCAGCGATCGGTTGCTAGGCTTGGATTCAGTACCAAACTTGTCATAACCACCGTTGATACGCTGTGCTGTAACAGCAGCAGCCCAAACATCATCGGCGTTATACATAGTTGGGGTCGCTTTAACTCGTGCCATTTTTAACTCCGTTTTTTCAGTGTATATAAGTATTATACACCCGAATCCATTTATTGTCAAGCTAGTTTAGAACAGGCTTGACACCATCAAAGCCCCAAGCGTTAGCGGTGTCGTCATACCTGTGGTTGTAGTCCCAATCAGATCCATGCGGGGCATCATTGTGAAGGTAATCAAACTCATCGTTGCCAGCACGGTCAACACCATTTTGGTTGTACCCATAGCTATCGAAGCCTTCTGGGTCGTAGGGCACCCACATAGCATCGGTATCGCCTGAGTATTTGTCCCACCAATGCTTATCTGTCATGTAAGCACGGCTTACGGTTGGGCTGTATTTTCCACGCATAGTATTTTCTCCACTATTTTAGTGTACAACTATATTGTACACAGAAACTTATTTAGTGTCAAACTGTGATAAGGTCGCCCTCGTCCAAGAGAATTCGGTCACGGAGTGTGCCGAAAATTTCAACAGGCTGAGCCAACTGAACGGTGTGCTGCACGGTACCGCCGTACTTTACGCGGCTGTTTTCCACAGTACCGATAACGGTAAATGACTTGAGATAGATACCAGCAACTTGTTGACCTTCACGATTCCAAGACATTTTTCAACTCCGTTTTCTCAGTGTATGTGAGTATTATACACCCATATTCATTTATTGTCAAATTCATCAGGATCGTATTCAGCATCTATATCTTGGTTAGATAATTCTTCCCAAAGCTTTGGATCGTCATATGCTTTATAGTAATCTTCGTTAGCTTGTAATATTCTAAACCAAATTTTTGTGTCATATTTAAGCATTAGCCAACTTAATTGTTTTTGATCCAACAAGTCACAAATAGTGTACTTACTACCACAATCACCATATAGTGTTTTGAATGGGCTATGTTTGATATTTTCTTCTTTAAGAATTTTTTCAAAATTACCATAGAATATGATACGGGTGATGCCCTTTTCTTGGTTTACAAGACGCACCCTATCGTGTAAATGTAATACACTTGCCGTGGCATTGTTTTCACTATCAATAGTGAGCAAACATTCTTTGATTTTGATAGCACCCTTTGTATGACTGTTGTCAGGGGTTTCTTTTGTTGAAAAAGGTATTAAACTAGTAAAATGATTTACATAGTAAGTCTGCCCTTTTGCTTTGACTACCCACATGGGTATATTTGGATCTTCTAAGTGCTTCTTGTTGAAGTGAAACACCATTTCTTTACATGCTAGTTCAATCTATGAATTCATTTTTAATCTCCTTGTATAGACTATTTATAATTTATTTTCTATATTAGATTTTTTACTTATTGATGGTGCGCTTGGTGGGAATCAAACCCACTAATCAGAGGTTTAGAAGCTCCTGCTTATTCATTTAGCTTCAAGCGCAATACTAATATTATATCATACTGAAAATGTAATTAGCAACTGCGACTCACCCAAATTCATTTATTGCCAAATTCAGGATTTTGGAGTAGCCAAAAATACAATGGCTTTCGCAAGAAGATGAACCACCACTAAAATGGTTACTAATGGCGCAAGCATAGAGAAAAACACTACTGAACCCAGTGGGTCTTTGCTCTTAAAGACAAACCTATTCAGGATAATACCCTGAGCCAGTGCGTATACAATGTAAGCCAGAACAATAAGCATATCCATATCCATATTTCAGTGTATGTGAGTATTATAAACCCAAATTCATTTATTGTCAAGTCCAAATTTAAACTTTATGATCCCAAAGTCCAAATTGTTCTTCAATTATAACAGCACAATTTTCAGCAGTAAGATCGTCATATTCGTGGGGATATTCTTCATGCAAAAATTTAGCATAGTCGCGCAGTCCTTGGGCACATTCTTGCACAATCAATTGTGCAAATTTTTCTGGATTAAATTGTGCAGGGCCAACTCCCTGTGGCTCCCAACATTGCGTTTCAAGGTCACGGATTCGTTCGTTCATACTCGTTTGTTCCATTTTTCAATTGCTTCCTCTTTAGAGTCAGCAGACATTTGGGCGCCGCATCCGCCGCTTATTGTGCTGCAATGTAAACTCCAACACCATTGTTCTTTTGATTTTGATACGGCGGGAGCGCTTCCAAATCGATGATATACTCTACCATACTCTATATCTTCCCAAACAATTCCATTTGGGTATAGTGTATCTTCGTCATCGATATCAATTTCTTTACCGCAAAATGGACAAGGTTTCATTGTGCAGTCACTACCATTGGACATTCACCGGTCAACGCAGCCGTATGACCTTTTGGACATGCTGCTTGTATTCTATCAACACCGCATTTGGGGCATACCCAACCTTTCTTTTCTACAATTTCAAACTGCTGTTTTATTTTTTCTACACAGGCTTCACGGGTAGAGTTTGAAATTTGATCACGGTAGTCACCATAACTTGAAGGTGAGTTCTCTACGATGCCAATACATTCCTTGACAATCAACTCGGCGAACTTTTCCATCATTAACTTTACATCAACATGGTCACCTTTGTTTGCTGACATTTCAGCCTGTTGGGCAAGTTCACGAATTCGTTTGTTCATGCTTCTACTCCTGTTGCTGGGCAATAAGGTGTGTGTCCATTCTTACCGGGGTTTCTGTAACAATGCCGACACCAATTATAATCTTTAGGTTGGTTCATTCTTCAACTCCAAAATGTTTTATCAGACCTTTTCCTAGTTCAGGTTGTCCTAGTTCTTCTGAGCGTTTGGCACATTCTTTGACAATCAACTGGGCAAAGTCTTCAAGAATCAATAGGTCTTCTCTGGGCCAACCACCAGGATACATTCGTAGTTTTTCTACATCAAACCCAGCTTCAGTCATCAATTTTAAAATTCGTTCGTTCATTTGTAATCCTTTTTGTTTTTAGGGTTATAGAAACACCGTTCAGGATTGTGTGGTCTGAGTACATTTTGTCCGTTTTCAACAGTCCATGTCCATGCAATCTTACCACAATATGCACAGGGTTCTTTTGGAAGTAAACTATTTTGTTCGTTCATTATTTAACTCCAAAATGTATTCTAATATCTTCCGCGCAATGCCTAGGCTCTGTTGCGGGAATATTTTGTAGATTGTCGCAAATGTTAGCACATTCTTGCACAATTAATTGTACAAACTTTTCCATATCTTCAGTAATGGGCAAATGTTCTAATTTGGAAGTATAAACTTCATTTTGTATAATATTAAATCCAGCCTTCTTGGCAAGTTTTTCAATTCGTGGGTTCATTCTTCAACTCCAATTATCTTTAAATCACAATATAAATCTTCTATACCTTGTCCCGAATACTTACGCATCATTTCTTGTGTCTTGGCATGCTTGCGTTCATATAATGTAAGTGCTTTTTGGGCATCTTTCATTGTAGCGTAGTGTCCAATAACATAAGGTTTCTTTGCCTTAGAATGGGATACCAAAGTGTAGGGCTTTTTCACTTGCCAATACCAAAATGATGATTTAATCTTTCACTAACTAAATTCTTACCGTTATCTTCATTATTAACCCAATCGTCTCCTACAATGCCACACTCTTGGATAATAAGTTCAGCTAATTTTTCGATAGCCTTACGATCATATTCATCCATTTCGTCCCAACATCCTTGTGCTGTTAACCCAGCCCGATACATTAGGTCTTCAAATCGTGCGTTCACTATTTTAATCCAATAAATTTTTTGATACGATTATACCAACTTTTAGAATTATAACTTTCACCCTGTAGTGCAAGTCTAACGAAAACATACAGTGCCATCACAATAGGTACACTGATAATCACCATTATAATATAGGCTAATGTAGACATTATTTAACTCAATGAAATAGTTTGTAAATTAGTGTGTTCATCGTAATTCCTCTAATGCTCGCTTAATATGTTTCTTTTTGTAATGTGAAAAATGTTTTATAATTTCTTCATCAAACAAATAGTGGGGGTTGCTTCGTTCATGATCACCTATAAATTCTTCAACCTCTTCTAATAATTTAGCAAATTTTTCTTCTTTCATTTTTAATTCCAAAATGCTGTTCAATCTGTTTATAAATTGGCATACCATCTCCCAAATTATATTGTTCTGCCCACCATGCTTTGGCGGCACATTCACGCACAATAAGTTCGCAGAACCTTTCCTGAATCAACCATTTTACATGATAGGAATCTGTATTGAGCCTAGATACATCACCCCCGGTATGTTCATCTGCTACAAGTTGTAAAGCCTCTTCAGACAGTTTACGAATTAGTGTGTTCATAGTTCACCTTGGTAAGTTTTGTTATCTACGCCATCTTTCAAAATCAACCACACTTCCTCTTTACGAGAGAAGATCAGATGATGCCTTTCCAAAATCTCTCTACGCTGCGATTCGGTAGTTGAGTCACACCAATTATTTACCGCATTATAGTTGCCCCATGCTTGTTTGGGCATAACATTGACGAGCCAATTTGCAAGACTTTTTAACGCATTTACAGAATTGCCAGGATGACTACACCCCATAGCAGACACAAAATCATTGGCTAACACCGCAGTGAAAAAACTTCCTGGTTTCCAGCCATGGACCAAATAACAATAGATGGGGTCGGCAAATTCTGAAGGTACTTCCCAATCGTAGAAAGAATCCATCATACGGTTACTACTACATAGGGCAAGTTCCATTACTTCGTACCTGTAATATTAAATATACTGTAACAAAGATTGAATGAGGGCAAGTGCGCCTACAACCGAGATTGTAGCAACAATTCCACCAAAGATAAAAATTGGGATCCAATCAGCAAGATCATTCAAAAAGGCTTTCATCATTTACTCCTAAATGTTTATTCAATCTCTGTTTCAAAAGTAGAAATTTCTTGATCATCTGTTAGGTCCAGACTCTCTAGTGCGGCATCTAGATTGACGCAGGATGCAAACACCCGAACAATTACATCGGGAATCTCACTGTCTTCGTTGAATGTTTGAATAGTATAGCCGTAGACTTTCATGATTCAACTCCAAAATGATCTTTAACTCTGGCTATGGCAGCAATTTTAGCAGTTTTATATGCGCCAGATGCGGAACAGTCTGTATCAGGAATAGCTTCATTAATTTGCGTAATGCACTCCCGCACAATCAACTCGGTAACGTATTCCAACATTTCAGGATCGGTCTCCCATCGGTGCATTGGGACCAGCTTGCCGGCGACTGCTTCAATTGCGAGTTCTTTAGCTCGTTCGTTCATTCTTCAACTCCAAAATGTTTAGCGATAACTTCTGATGATTCCAAATGATCCCATTGCCCAGTTGGATTTTTAGGAAGGTCCGCAACACTCATACATTCTCGGATAATCAGTTCAGCAAACTTATCCATTGCACCATCTATAGACTTTTGATTAGCACAAGCATAATCAATAGACTGGGCCATAAGTTCTTTAATTCGCTTGTTCATCATTTACTCCTTACCGTTTAATACATTATCTGCGGTTTGTAGTGCCTTTGCTGGGTTAATCAACCCAAGAAAAGCTACCGTGATGCCAAACAGAAAAACTCGGATTCGATTCTTCATCGTATTATCTTCCTTGGTTCAAGAGTTCTTTTTTGAATTGTTCTTGGCGAGTCATGATTTAATCCGTTCGTTCAGTGTATATAGATATTATACACTCTTACCGATTTATTGTCAACCTAGGTTAGTTGTCCTCTTTATCGATATCATTTATATGTTTTTTTATAGTTTCAAGATTAGTTGAAATTTTTATAGCAAGATAGTTGAAAAAATCAGCAGGAGATAATATCTTTCGCATAGTTTCAAGTGTATCCTGAAACTCTCTAGCATGGGATTGTTGCTCTACAGTGGGTAGCTGAGTAATGAATTCTTCAAGCAATCGTGCTCTTTCTCTTTCAAAAGCATCTGGGTCAGTCAATGCTAATCGGGCTAATTTATCAAAATCAAAACTCATAATTTTTCCTCTACTTAGTTATTTTAAGCGTAGCTTCCCACTTTATTTAAATAGCAAAAACTGGGCCGAAGCCCAGTTAGTTGATCAGTTTGTTGACAGCGTTTCTAGAATTTTACCATTTGGGCTGCCCCAACCTGAGGGTGAGTCGAATCCTGGGGCACCTGAACACCAAGTGCATTTGCCATTTGCACCTGAATTCACATCCATAAAGCTACCACCAAATACACCTAGCCCTGGCCCAAATTCTTGATAGAGTCGAGGACTAAACTTACCAAGAGGTGCTAGTTTTTTAAGCGCCCGCTTTGCATTAGCCACTGCTACGATACCTGACCATTGGGGTGAGCCAATACTAGTGCCTCCAAAGCTGTACCAAGCGGTTCTGTTGTTAGTCGGATTAGTGAAAGCAACATACTGCCCTGTCCACGGATCAGCGTTAATCGTAACATCATTACCTACTCGGGCAAGTACCCTGGGCGTTGGCGCCGTTGCTGCCGTCAGTGCAGGACTGGGGGTTTTAATGTTGTTTTGCCACTGGGGCTTGGGAAAGTTAGCACTGTATCCACCGCCTGTCAGGGTCCAAACCGTTTCATTTCGAGTAACAGTAGTACCATTTACGGTGTAGCTATTCAGTGCAGTACCACCAACTGAAATAACCGACGGGGACATTGCGGGCCAATTAGCCTGCATTCCTGAATCGCCTGAGGCTGCGATATAAGTCATATCCTTTCCTGTAAAGATAGACTCATATGAAACTAGTGTTTTGGAGTCTGCTGTACCAAAACTCATTGATACGACACCTGGACCAAGGTTATTTGCAAGTTGGATCCCAGAAGCCAAAGCATTCGTTGATGCAGTTGGCGCCGCAATCAGTACGATTCGGGCGAGAGGTGCAATTGCGTGAGCCCACTGAGTGTCAAGAGCAATTTCTTGCGCCCAACTTCCATTGAATGCGGGAGGTTTTGTAGTCATCGATTGTCCGTTACCTAGATACACAACTGCAATTGTGCAGTTATCGGACAATTTGCCTGGGGGCAGTGTTTTGGTAGTTACTGGCACAACTGTTTGGGTACATGTTGGCAGATTAAAGGTTTTGCTGAACAGGTTAAGATCGGCAACTGTATTCGGGTGATTATAAGCATTAACGATATAAATCGTTTGACCTGCACCAAGTGAAGCGCGAACATCATCGGTTAGTCCATTGATATTAGTTGGCACCGGCGGAAGTCCATATGCAGCGCGAATTTGTTGGGGATTATACACAACCGCTTTTCTTTTAGCTGCTGCCAATGGCTGCACATCATCCTTCAGAGCAATAACCAATCCTTCGTCAGTCAGCGCCTTGGTATCGGCGCCAGCGAGATTTTTTCCAACATCTACTTCTAGTGGGGTATCACCTTGGTCGGAGAGAGGAGTATCAAGTGTGACAGGCAGTCGATGAAAAGTGGGACCCGATTCCTGTGAGCCAGTTGCATTGTCTGGATTGGTTTCTGTAATACCTGCTACCATATATGAGGTAGTGTCAGACCTGCGGCTTTCGAATTCTGCTTGAGTTTCTGCGCTGCAACCTGCTAGCATTGCCGCTGCGATTGAGGCTGATAGAACGGTGAGCCTGATTCCTGCGTTTTTCATTTTTAATCCTTTATTCGTAGAATAGAAAGTGTGAATTATATCACACTGTGGATATTCAGTATAGCGTTTAGTTGCCCAAAAGCAAATAACAAAACACAAAACCTAATACAAAGATTGAGGTATAAAGCACCACACGATCTGCCATGAGATTTGTCCTAAAAGTTAGTCTTGGTATCGAGCACCCTCGACCAATACCGAGTCTACGGGACAGTCTTCGCCATATTGATGGTCGAACCTAGCCCAAGCCTCATCTCGGTCGCCAGCTTCGATTTTCACAATCAGGTCATGGCCTGAGGTGTCGTAAGTGTAAAATAGATAGGTTGTCATTCCCAGCCCTTTGCGGTGTGTTTGGGTTTGCGTTGATAAGACATTTTGGATTTAACCGTCTTGGGTTTGAAGGGAAGGTCCCTGTCAAACAGGACAGCATGATTACGGGACTTGCTACGCTTTACTTCAAAAGAAAGAAATTCGCGCTTCATTTTGGTTACTTGATTAAACTAGTTACGATACAAGTATTATAACATAGTGGGTATTTATTGTCAACCTTTGAATTTGGTATCAGTTCTTGAGAAAAGAACAGCATTGTTTCTTGATGCGTATTCAACAGTTCTTTTAACCGATGCTTTATATTCCGAACTTACATGATCGTCAACAATATCGACAGGAACACTATATTTGTCTGCAATATTTTTTATTTCAGTTGTTATTGAAGTCAAATCTAATGGGTTGGCTGAAAAATATGCTTGGGCTTTTTCTCTAGCAAGGTTGAATACTGCTGATTGATAATCAGTCATGCTGGGCTCCAATATAACCGATTGCAGATAACTCATCACCGCTAACTTGATAAACGCCGCATGGTAACACAACAACCACACAATTATCTTGTAGATCCACTGTCAGTGAATGCACTCTGTGATATTGTTTGGATAGAGAAATTCTAAGTTTAGTGTACATCGCATTTACCAAATTTTCTAATATTATCGTCCCATCGAAGTCTACCGAACATTTTAAATTACGGTGCTGCATATAACACCTATTACTGTAATAGATAGTATTTATCTGGTTGTTAAGCCTCAGGTGTTGACAATTCAAACCCTACTCGTTTTACTGAGTTAAGGGTAAAGCTACGCCAACCATTGTTGTCCAAATCATAAACTGGTATTGCTGTTTCTTGAGTAACAGGTTTACTTTCTTTCAGTTCAGTCTTATGTTCAACTTTAGGTAACAAGTCAGGTTGAAGAGTGCAACGCATTACACGCTCAGTACCATCTTTTTTGGTAAAGGTAAGTGTAATAACATTAGTCTGTAGCATATCGGTTAGCCATTGGCTGAACTCGATCCATTCTTCAGCAGTCCATTCACTGTTCATCGCTTTTGCTATCCTTATAAGAAGTGAAGAAGTTTTTAATTTTTAGTTCTTCGTCCCAATCTTTTCCATATTCATTGTCTTGGTCGCACAGTTTTAGTGCTTCTTCTTTGGTTACTACACGATGACTTACAATTTGTTCACCCAAATGTTCTTGGCTAAACTCTCGTGCTTCCTGCATAGTAACGGTATCCATTGCCCATTCACTTTTATCTCGGCCATATGCGTCGATACCAACAGGCACTTCAACCAAATAACGCATTCGGAATGTGCTTACTGCTTCAACCAATACCAGTTGTGTTTCTTCTACTACTTTCTTTTTGATAGAAAAAGTGCCATCTTCGTTTTCGGTCCAATCAAGCGTGTCACCAACTTCCCATCCTAGACTGTCACAAAGTCCTTCAGGGAAGGGTAGAATAAGATCGCCTGTTTCTGGATCTTCTTCTAAGCTAACTAAATATTTGTCGTGCATATATCACCTGTAAAATAAGATTTTAATTAAACCAATGCCATCAATCGTAGTAATCAATAAGTAATTTAAAAACATTCCCATACTATTTCTAGTCCATGCGCTCCAAGCAAAAATCGCGCATTGAAAAATATAAAAAGGGTACAACCAATACATTGGGGGATAGGGTGCAAATACTGCTACTGTAATCGTACATGCGATTGACACTACCCATGCTATTACTTCTAATATAAACCTATTACTGTTACTATGATAGTCTTGCTTGACCCAAGCCCAAGTAGCTGATAGCCCTTGTTTAATTCGGTGTGTGGAGTTCACTCAGCAGCTTCCATTGCCGTTCGTAATATCTGGTCTACCATTTGATTGATAGTGATATCACGCTTATGAGCTTCCATGGCCAATTGCAAAAGAACCTCATCTTCTAAATCAAGTTGAACTTGGATTCTGGGATCGAAAGTTTTTCCATTAAAAATAGCTTGAGCCTTTTCTAAAAAATCTGCTGGCACTTCCAAATCAACATAACTGATTGTATCCAGAGCAATATTGAAGTCTGTGCCTCGTGCCGCACATTCAGCTTTATATGCTGGAAAGAATTCAGGATCAATCCAACGATAGATAGGAAGCTGAGAATCTTCAGAAGGCCAAATTTCGGCTTGATATACTCGCTGATCCTCAGTAGAGAATACTACGGACACTTGAGCATGGTCACTGGTATAATCCAAGAACCTACCATTTGGATAGCATGACCAACAATATTCACTACCTTCAAAAATTTTATGGTCAAGAATTTCATTGATTTCTTTAATGTGCATCTTTTAACCTTTTGTATTTGTTTCAATATAACACAGTGATTGGTTTAAGTCAATCACTGTTTACCCATTTACTTGTCCGTTTTCAGCAGGTACTGATTGCTTACCGCTTTCCAATGTGCCTGTCCACGAATCTCTTTGAACACCAAACCCTCACGCAGCTTGTTTGGGTTCAGTTGGCTTTGGCCATCAGCCATTTTGAGGATAGTTGCAACGGTGTGATTAGTAATAGTGAGTGCATCAGCAAAAACAGGAACATGATTCAGTCCAAGGTCTTTGCAAATTCGCTGCCTCTGTGGTGGGCTGACATATTGGGCAGTGTTTACATCATAGATAGCAAAGACATAAAAATCCTGACCCTTGATGCCATAATGATTGCCTTGAACTCCTTCACCAATCAGTTCACCCTGAATGATAAAATTGTCCATGCTCTGATTACGCATCTTGGCTTCGATGTCATAGCGGCGAGCCTGTGCCCAAAAACTATTGCCCTCACTTTCAGCCAGATTCAAATTGCGACTGCACACAATGAACTCACCGCCGATCAGCCCCACACTCATCGAAGAGCCTTCAAGCTTTTCGGTTACTTCATATGCCGCGGTGCTGATTTCGTGCCATTCATTGGCCAAATTTTGGATACGCTCTTCGTCGGTTTTGGGGAACACTGAGGGAAAAGGTCCAGCTACGATGCCTGCGAGTTGGGCGGGGATGGGCGGCTCATATTTTTGAATGCCCAGTGCTTCAGATACATCGTCGCCTTCTTGGTACGGTGTAGCATCTGATGCCGACAACACAACCGTATCACCAAAACGCTCACCCACTCTGATGAGCAGGCCTTGGCTAACCTGACCACGCAACTTCACAGTACGCAGCCGTTCTCCCTTGACGCCATTGTACTCTCGGGGTTCATTGTCTTTGCTCAAAAATGGAGCAATAGTATTGGGGATCCAAGAATCCACTTCACAGTAGACCGCCAAGTCACCTACAGCAAACTCATCCCGCTTGACGACTACTTGCCATCCACCAATCGTGGCCACTTCAATGGCATCAGCATTTGGGATGGGAGAGATTGCATCGATTTTACGAACACTTGCCATTTTACGCATGATTTTTTATTCCGTTTCTTCAGTAGATAGTGTATTATACACCCTTATCCATTTATTGTCAATGTGCCGTGATAAAGACACTAGCGAAAGCCCCAATATTCTGAGTACGGATAGCTGGATCAATGGTGATTTTTTCTATCTTACCCAGTGCTAAATTGTCGTGAATGTCTTTTGCTTCCTTCAATCCACAACCAGTTGCCATGCGAATAGCTCTAATACCTTCGACACGGTTGACAGTCTTGTCGTACTTTGCCAAATCCAACCTAAGGGTCAGCTGGTCATTGTATTCACCCGTAAGTAGGGCAATGAAAATCTTGCCCTTGATATCGGGATCAAGTGTGCTGGCTATAGCGTCCCAAAGCTTCATGCCTTCTTCCGAACCATAGGCTTCGGCGATGCTACGCATGAAGTGGATACCAGATTGCAGTACTTGGGGTTCGTGTTCTTTAGGAATCGTCATTTTATAGGCTCAGTAGTTTCAGATCTTATTATACACCCAAAACTCAGTCATTTAGGAAGCGGCCTGATTTTCCAAACTTCTTAGACAGGCGCTCAAATTCAGCCCTTTCACGGGCTTCGCGGTCATCACCCAGTGCTTTTTCTTCAGCAACACGGCTCTGATATTCTTCTTCAGTTTCTTCCCTAGAAACTAAAATTCCAAATCGGGGAGAAGCTTCACTGGAATACGGCTCATAATGATGAGGATCATAATCCAGTCTGGCCTTTGACCCGTATGTTTTAATCAACGCCTTGACTTCTTTCAGAACGTCTTCCAGTGTACGCTCAAAGTCATAGGGTGAGAAAGTTTGAGCCGTGACAGTGATGATTTTGCGCTTATCCATTTTGTAACTCCGTTTTCTTAGTGTATAACCATATTATACACTCTTACCCATTTATTGTCAACCTAGGCTATGATCCATGCTTCGTTGTCATAGAGTATAATACTTTCCATACCATCATATGATTCTATTCTAAATTTAGCACCTTGAGGAACCCAACAGATAACCAAATTCTTAAGGTCTCGGTCTGTATAACTATATGCCAAATCAGGAAATTTCAGCACCAAATAGGTCTTCAATTTTTCCCATTGTTTTTCTTTATGCAAACTAACAATGCCGGGATCAAATAATAGTTCAGGGATATCTGGATACATACTAGACCAACCCAAACCGTACTCAGAATGAATCATTACTGCTACTTTCCCATCTACAATTACTTTTTCCATAATATAAGTTACCCTAGATCACCGTCACGTGGGACTCGTTTTCTTAAGCCGTTCATCCAATTTAAAACACTTTGATCAATCAGTGGCTCAAGCGTTTCATCTGCATTCTTGAATCCATCTTTCATGATCTCTTGAATGTTATCGCGTAAAGCGTCATGGTCTTGGTGTGTGGCAATCAGTGCTTTAATCATAACACTCATTGCCACGAATTGTGCCGCACTTTTATCATCCATAGTTTATTATTTAAAATGGTCTTGAATAATTTGACTGATAGATTTTGGATCGCTCGCTTGATAAGCTTGTGCGTTATGTTTCTCAACAGCGTGAATGCACTCATGCATGATTATCTGGGCGAACTTTTCAACACTTGGACCGACTTGGGTAAGTTCAGTGGGGAAGAAACCAGCCTCTTCGGCAAGTTGGTTAAGTCTGGGAGTCATCGTTCAAACTCTCTTCAATAAGTTTTTCTAACTCTGCAAACCATTCTGGATTACGTTCAATGATCTCGTCAACCACATCATCCAAATCTGCCAAACTTCTAAGTTTGTTTTTTGGATTTTTCATGTGATGCATCATTTCATCAATGGTGTATTCTTTAGGAATATGCCTAGCATCAAAATAACCTGGATGGGTACATGCACCTTCATTGCATTCACAATATGGACTTCTACATGGAAACAATTCTTCACTCATTTGTCAACTCCTAAGATAGTTTATTGGGTACCACTTCACATTCAATTACCCAATCGTTAAATTCAGTATACTTATTTACTACTACCCCTTGGTTCAGTGCTTCATTTACAAAATGTTGCAGCAACAAATTGTAAAGTTCGTCGGGCATTGTGTCTTTTTCAAATTTAATTTTCATTTTTGAACTCCAATTTGTTTTTCCCAAATAACTTTTTGGATTTGATTTTCTTCATCTGTTAGCGTAACAGCCACAACTTCATCATTACTTTTAACAATGGTTATTTGATCGATAAAATTTGCCACAATCAACTCGGCGAACTTTTCTTTATCAAAAATCCAACCTTCACCACTGGTTGGTGTTGGTTCAATATAAGTAGTAGCCTGTTCGGCAAGTAGTTTAATTCTAGAGTTCATAATTTATTTGCCAATTCAATACGCTGTTCATCGGTCATTTCATCACAACGGCTAGAACGGTCTGGCGCTCGCAACCAATCAACAGTACCTGATCGTGGGCCATATGCACTTTCGGCTGAACGGAATACAAACCATGTAACAAATACCATACTGATAATAGCAATATGACCAATCATGTTGTAACCAATAGTCAATAGCTCACCAGCATAAAGCCCAAATGCTAAACTCCAAAAACAACCTAACACGATACTGGTAAAATATCGGATGTATATAGGGGTATGTCGCAAGGGATTAATATTGGGATCTAGCAAGTTTTTACCCGCACAAAACACACTATAGATAAATTTCAATAAACCAAACATTATTCAACTCCATATAGTTTTAAAATTTCTGCTCTAAATTCGCCATTACGAAAGTTATCAGCGATTTCGTATAGCATAGTATAACACCCCATTGCGGCAATTTCATTGTGTTCGGGCAAATGTTTAACACCAGCAAGTCCAGCGAACTCTGGACCCCAATGCTGCTTATTGTCTTCAATATATTTGGCTTTCATCTTCAACTCTAAAATATTTTTTATCTTTTTAGTATGTCTGTCAATTCAGCATACTTTTCACTATTCCATCTAGTAAGCCATGGAGTATTATCACATTCTTTGATAAAATCAAGTACAGCCTTCCTGCTACAACCTTCAATAGCTTCATACATACTAAGAGCCATTACCTTAATACCTTGATACCTAATGACTATAGTCATATCTTCAGGATCTTCTATGTCCCAAGAGAGGTCTCTGGGGTTCATTCACTAACTCCGAAATGTTGTTCAAACCGTGTCATAAACTTATCAAGTTCTGCACCACGAATATCCAAACCTTGTTCATACCAAACTTTACCAAAGTTCTCTTTACATTCCCCGACAATAAGTTCGGCGAACTTTTCGATATCCAAATTGGTTTTATTAATAAAAATCCCACCAATGGTAGAAACTGATGCTCCTGCCTGTTCGGCAAGTTCAAGGATTCGTTCGTTCATCATTGACACCGTCGGTTTAATTCAAAATGCTCTTGCAATAATTCTTCCATCCATTCATCGAACAGATACATGTCCAAATCGCCGTTTACCAGTTCCCAATTTTCTTTAGACCCACCGCCAACTCTTCGAACTAGATTGTAGTCACAATGAAGGTACACAGTCATATACCAGTGCTGCTTGCGATATTCTACAGCTTCCAATCTCATTCACTAACCCCAAACTTATGTTTAACTGCCCAAGCCATTCTATGCTTGAACGAGGGATCAACATCTTGGTCTTCGATAACCTTAGCACAGGCACGAACCACCAATTCTACCAACCTAGTGGTATTTACCTCAGCAAAGTTACCACCTTCAGGATCACGATCACGATAAAAGTCGGTGCTTTCTTCAACCAACTGTTCAATTAATGTAGTGTTCATTCAATGACCTCAAAAGTCACCCGCACCTTTGAACCAAAAGGAATCTCAGTGACGAACTTGTAATATTCATCGGGAAGTGGATTCCTGACATCATCAAACATCAGTTCCAGTCGGTTTAGCAGCCGACCTTTTTTGCGAGTATCTTCGTCGTCAAAAAGGGTAAGATCAAAAGTGGTTTTCATTTGTTAGGTGCCTGTGTTTGTGTAAATTGTTCGAAGGCCTGATCATATCCAGCCGCAAGTTTGGCGATACCAGAGGCATATGCCATTTCGTATTGAAGGTTAGTAGTACGCCATTCAACCGTGTGTTCTTTTGGTTGGTTGAAACAAGATGCAATAAATTGGCTCGCAGTCATTTAGTAATATCCCGTAGAGTTAACCGTTGTTGAGCCAGGCAAATGAACCCGAGTCATTCATCTTGGGCGAGACAAAAGAAAGAAGATGCTGCTTTGCGGGCGGGATCGCAAGACCAGAGTGAAAGTAAATCCAGCCTTCTTCGCAAATCGACTCAACCGTGTGATAGTCGGCCTTGTCGCCTTGAATTTTCAGCGTATCACCGGGGTAGAATTCAGCTTGCATTTCGTAACTCCGTTTCTTCAGTGTATAGTGATAATATACAGCCAAAGCCATTTATTGTCAACTTATGCTGACCAGTAAGATTCGCTAGCAGGATTGCAGGACCATGGTGTGTCGTGTTCAATTTGAACATCTTTGCCAGTCATTAAATTCTTTACAGTCTTCATTGTAGCAAAGAATTCGATGCGGAAGCCCTTGCTCACAGGCCACAGTTCGTATTGCAATTCACGGACTTCACGCTTCATCTCTGCCGCGTCACGGTTGCGCCAAACTGTGGTACTGACCAGGCGCTCACCGGACTTGGTACGCCGGTCTGCTTTGTAGATGTACATAGTGTAAGCTTGGGTCGTCATCTGACTGTCCTTTATTTAACTGTCTATATAATGATTATACACCCAAAGCCATTTATTGTCAAATGTCTTATTCGACTTCCACTTCTTGGACGATGTATGAATTCTCCGGGTCGTGGTCACGGCAGAGATCGCGTTCGGTGAGAGCCTTCTCAAAAGTGCTGAACGCACCGATGACCTCGCTAGCTAGGCTATCACCGCTTTCCCTAATCAGCAAATAAACTTTCATCTGTAACTCCGTTTTCTCAGTGTATAGTGATATTATACACCCGAACCCATTTATTGTCAACCGTGAACCAACTGTTGGTTAAATACCTTTACAGCGGGTAACATTAGGAATTGTGTTGGTGATTCAGTTAAAATAGATATGACTTCTAATTTCTCAGGATCCCACTCTAAATACTGTGCTGCATCATCATATGCGATTAGTGCAAGTATAGCACCGCGAGCCAGTATCGATCCATATCCGGCGCCAGTACCAGCGCCTTCGTTGCCGACACCATAAAGAACTTCAAGCCAAGTCTTATATCTAGTCGAACTCCTAATTATGTTATCAGCCGTATGCCAAGCATCATGAAATCGAGGACGGTCCCAAAGCTCTTCATCAGCCATATAAATCTCTTTCCACATCTTTGGTTTAGACCTTAGTGAGGACAATATACAGTCAATGTAGTGTGCGTTTGGCAAATAGCCCCATTCATTAGTCATTGAATTTCCTATGTTGGGGTTCGCCGTTTTTAATGCCTACGATCAAACTCCCAGCACCCAAAATAACAACGATGATGATGCTTACCCAAAATGAATATTCGATTCTCATATCAGGTATGATAAGTTGCACTACCCAAATTGCTGCCATAGGTAAAAGAATAGAGAGCCCACAACCTGCTATGATAATCAAAAATAAAAGAATGCAATACTTGGAATATCATTTTATCTTTTAACAGAAAGTTAAAAAAGAATGATACTTCATACTATGATTGTCGTCAAGTTTAATGGAGAACTTGACCTATTGAGGTATTTAAGTAGAGTTTGATTTCTTTGCGTAGTTCTTTTTCAGTATAACCCATTTGACCCAATTGTTGCACTAACCATGCAAACAAGCTATGTGTAGCGAATCCTGACATATATTCTTCATCATCATTTTGGAATTCGAATTGAGTTAGTATAGGCAAGATACTTTCTTCAATAAATTCAGCGGCCATTTTCGCGCTGTTTTCTATTTGCTGATCATGTTCCGAGGAAGTTTCTAATTTTTTTTCAGTTTTAGCCATATCATAACTCTCTCAGTAATGAACCCTGTTTAAAATAAACGAGTAGCGAATTCATTTATTTAAGGCCGGGTTCCCGCCTACCCTCGTAACGCAAGTTACGGTCCTAAGGGTGTTCTTTACGCAACTTTACACTTATTTAGTATCTTGCTAAGTAGCATGAAATTACTAGCCACATTGATATAAAATTCATCGGGTGGTCGCTGAGTATAAGCTAACTGATCATATGCTATCTGACCCAAATTAGCATAATATGTATTAGTGGGCCAGCGATTTTTTGCTAACTCTAATCCATCTATCAATAGACATTCTTCTGCTGCACACAGTAATGTTGATTTCTTTTGTGCTGTGGGTAACTTAGCACCAGTCATCATGCGAATACAAATTGGATCTTGGTTAATAAGGGGTTTGTCTAAATACCTAGCAAATAAATGCACCATATATGCTTCAGTATCATGTTCTAAATTGACCGACAACTTGGCTTCTGCTTCAAGAATTACTTCGTAACTATGTTTAACATAAGTCAAGAAATGTTGCATGATGTATTCTTACAAAAAGGTATCTGCTATTCTTTTACAAAGCGAAACCAATTTTTTATTTTTGGTTTCTTGTGTATGAAATTTTTTATGTCTATGACTCTCGCTATCAACACCAGTTGGATCTTCATATCCACAATATACTTTGCGTATACCTGTCGCATTAATCAAGTCTGTACAACTCTCACCCTCTCGGTCGCTCATTGGATAGCAGCAAGGGCTAAGAGTAGTTACTATTATGCAACCATTGGGCACTTGACCATACTTCTCACTATAGTTCTCTAATGCGGCTCTTTCAGCATGTACATGCTTTCCCTTTTCATTTACATAGTTTATACCATATACTCGGTTGTCATCGTGGTCTATAACACAGGCAGCAACTCGACCAAAAGCTTGGGGGTCTTTTTGTTGGCCAAGCATAACTAGTTGGCAGCAATTTGCCAATATACCATCTAACTTGGCGTGCTTGAAAATAGTAAAGTCATCAGATTTCATATAAGTATTTATTAAATTTTTACAGAGTTACCTAAATAGCCAAAAAAATAGGGCCCTAAGGCCCTATTTTAGAATCCAATTTTTAAGCGGTGCGCTTGATAATATGAAAGCCAAACTGTGTTTGTACGATATCACTGATATTACCAACATCAGTTGAGTGTGCAGCATCTTCAAACTCTTTAACCATTTGTCCACGGTCAAATTCACCTAAATCTCCACCAGCGCGGCCACTTGGGCAACGGCTAGCAATAAAAGCAATAGTGACAAAATCAGAACCATTTGTTAATAGTTCCTTAATAACTTGTGCTTGTTCTTGTGTTTCAACTAAAATGTGACTGGCTCTAATCATGTATATCTCCTATAATGTAGTTTGGTGATATGGTACCTCGTGACAGGATCGAACTGCCGTCTGCGCCGTGTAAAGACGCGGCCCTACCATTAGACGAACGAGGCAAATTCTTATTTAATCTTTCGCAAATATTCTACACCGATACTGCCCTCTTGCACTTCTAATAGTGAGGACATACCGGTATGTACGTGGTCAATATCCATGTTACCACTGTTTCTATGTTGCTTACTTAGTTCTCTTGCACGGGCGGCGGCAATTAAAATAATTTCAAACCTTCCTACCCCAGCTTGTGTTACGCATTTTTCAATATCTAAATTTAGTGCGCGGCTTAGTTTTTTTGCCATATTATGCCTTTTTATCGTCAAGTGTTATTTTGTTTTTCACTGCTTCAAAGGCTTCATCCTCGGCCTTAGCATCTTCTACTATTCTGGGATCAGGCTTAGAAAAAATAGCATCCCAATTACTATCAAATGTAGTGCTATCTACACTAAACGGTCTTGGAGTGCTACCTTTGCTCATTTTCCCTGTCCTCGATATTGTTTAAAACTACGCTTTTGATTTTTGTTCATTGTGCTAGTCTTAACCTGTCCACCCTGACTAGTACGCTTTATTACTGCTGTATGTTTGTTACCACTTAGTTTAGCCATCTTCAGTTTCTCCTAAAAATATTGATTGGTCTCGGATGAGGGATTCGAACTCTCGACCTCCTGCTCCCAAAGCAGGCATTCTAACCGGGCTGAACTAATCCGAGTATATGGTGGAGGTGGGGAGAATCGAACTCCCACGAAAAGCTTGCAAAGCTCCCAGGCTCCCATTACATCACACCCCCATATTGAAACACACTCTAATTCATTTCCATCATTTGCACTAACGGCATCAGTACTAGAAGTGAATGTATTTCAATATGGTGCCCCGAGAGGGACTTGAACCCCCACCCCTTGCGAGACCAGAACCTAAATCTGGCGCGTCTGCCAATTTCGCCACCGGGGCCATATTTCTTGCTAATATTTATACTACCTTGCAAGGTAGCTTTTTATTTATTGGTGCCTCGACCTGGGCTCGAACCAGGGACCCCCGCCTTATCAAGACGGTGCTCTAACCAACTGAGCTATCGAGGCATTATGAATTTCAAGCGCCCAACTATCCCCACTGAGGGGACTCATTGGATTGTCTCAACAGTGCGAGTTTTTACAAACCATATTCACGGTAAACTGTGGATGGCTAAGCCACCGCCGCTACTTGGGACTCAAGCCCTGCGTCTAGCTTGAAACTTGGAGTTAGCAGTTGATCACTGCCAACGATATAAAGTGCTTTCTCTTTGCGGCGGTAGTTATAGTACATCTTTAATGAGCGAGTTCTCGCATGACTGAGAAACTTTCCTCACTATGTTTACCTTCCACCCGCTTCCCGACCAAAAAGAATTATCGCATTGCCAGCGCCAGTTTGGTTAGACTAGAACCACCCGTCATTATCACATGACTTCTCATTGTGCGGGTCACACTATTGGCTGATTAGGCCAAACGTCCTTTAAAAATCTTGGCGGAGGGAGGCGGAGTCGAACCCCCAAGGCGCTATTAACGCTCAACTGTTTTCAAGACAGGTACCGTCACCAATCGGTTTGCCCCTCCAAACATCCTATCATTAAATCCTAACTACAGCCCATTTAACACCAAAGCTTTTTCCTGCTTCTTTGTGTTTAATGATCTTTGCAAACTCTTCATTACGAAGAGTTATTATAGCGGCTTGGTCATGTTCGACGCAAGCTTTATATACTCTTTTAACTAACTTTTTCTGTTTCATTTTGATACTCTTTCATGAAAACAGTATTTAGTCGTTATTTATTACAGAAATATTACAACTTTTACCTAGCCTGTTCCCATGCCAGATATTTAATATGCTGTGGGTATAGAACATCGTGGTGACGCATCAGTCTGAAAATAGCATCACTGACTTCTTGGCTAAATCCAGCACGTTTGCCTTCCCTGCTATCAGTTACGATTCGGTTGATAAAAAGGCTCATCTCAGGGTGGCCCCAAAAGATTTGGATACTTTTACCAATATGGGGGTGCATAGTATCGATAGTAATAAAGTTAGGGTTATGCTCAAGTTTCATAGGATCATAGGATCCTCGCTGGGGGTTAAAAAAATTAAAAAGATTTGGCGGAGAGTGAGGGATTCGAACCCTCGAGCCCAAGTTTTTGCTCGGACTGTCTTCTTAGCAGGAAGGTGGTTTCAACCAGCTCACCCAACTCTCCTGAATACGGTTAAAAAAGATTGATATTTGGAGCATCCTGAGAGAATCGAACTCTCGACCGAGGATTGGAAATCCGCTATTTTACCATTAAACTAAGGATGCGAATTTATATTTGGAGCGGGTAGTCGGGTTCGAACCGACGACAGTCTCGTTGGCAACGAGATATTCTACCACTGAATTATACCCGCATTAAATCTATTTATACTACTATTGACTACTGTAAAAATATTGGTGCCTCCACCTGGACTCGAACCAGGAACTTACCGATTATGAGTCGGGTACTCTAACCAATTGAGTTATAGAGGCGTAACTTATTGATAATACTATACCATATTGAAATACACTATTGGACGCTTCTCAGTCGTTTAAGATTTGCCTCCAGCCTATGCCTGCAAATCTCCTAATGTATTTTCAATATGGTGCCCCGAGCCGGACTCGAACCGGCACGCCTTACAGCGGAGGATTTTCTTACCACTATAGCTTTCGCTACCATTTCTGTTTGTGGTCTGGACTATACCTTCACCATTGCTCGCGCTTTAGGTGTCTGCCGTCTAGTCTCTACACCTTCAACAGTATTTCTACTGAAGCTTGGCTCGGTATTAGCATTTTACAGCCTTCACCGAATTTGACAGATTCTACTCCTAAGATTTCTCTCAGGGCACTCAAATTATCTATAAGTCCTCTACGTCTACCGATTCCGTCATCGGGGCAATTTCTTTTTAATGTTTAGATCGAAATGCACTCGCATCTGCTTTTCGAGCCGCGTGTTCTACACCCTTGATTCCTAGACTAGTACTAGGGGTGTGTGCCCATTTACACCAGCACTTCGATCTAACCACTAATTTTTAAAGAGCGCGGCTGATTTCTCAGCGTATATGAGTATTATACTCTATATACTATTTCTTGTCAAGCCACAAAATCAAATGCAAATTCTCTGCCAAGTTTAGCAATTTGAACCTTGCCAGTACCGTATACACTTGACAGTTTATGAAATACTGATCGAGCAGTTGCTTCACTGCTTGTGAGAAAAAGAGTACCTGCTTGGAATTTAGCAGTATCAGGATCCCTAAGAATCGGGTCGATCAAGACAAGCACTTGGCCTTCAAATTTCCAATCAACCATGTTTTGCTCCGTTTCTTCAGTGTATATAGATATTATACACTACTGCCCATTTAATGTCAACCTGAGTAGAGTGCGAGAATTTTACTCTACAAACTCACGCACCCACTCAAACTTAGCTTCGCTGGCTTTTACCCATTTGAAGCTATGCTGCGTCCTCTTAGAGCGTTCAAAGTCGAAACAGATAAAGATCCAACCACACTCAGAAGAAAAGCCAACCGTTTCAGCGAACCTGACGATTTGAACGATTTTGCCTGAGCCGCTTTTTTCAATAAATTTAGCGATAATCATTGGGGCTCCTTTCGTATCAATTTTTCAGTGTATGTGAGTATTATATACCCAAATCTATTTATTGTCAACCTGAACTTATATAGGTGTTGATAGAATCGACTGGGGCATGATTTACAAAGTCTGCATTTTTTTCATCCAATCTATCTATCAACTTTATCTTAAATTTAGAATCGGCTGGGCCAAGCACCGATACGCGATGCCTGCGCAAAGTTTCATCCAGCATACTCATCTATTTTGTATCTACATTATGGCTGTCGGTTTCGATACGACACTGGGGCATTTGTTTGCCTACTCCACTTGCGTGTCTCGGACTTCCCCCGCACTACCTTTATGCTAAGCCATATTGAAACACACTGCTTGAAGTCGTCACTCCTGATATGGTTAGGAATCGAACCTAACATTACCGACGGATCTCGTCGTCGCTCTACCAATGGCGTTCATATCACAATATGTTTCAATATGGTGAAGCCATATTGAAGGACACTATAGCTTCCTCTTGAGGCTTGCTAGACATTTCGCTTCGTAGCACCGAGCCTTGTACTCGGATAATATCCTTCAATATGGTGCCAAGAGTTGGAATCGAACCAACCACACCCGATTCTTCAGACCGGTGCTCTACCAACTGAGCTATCTTGGCATCTAACTTGGTACTAGGAAGATGGAATCCAACCATCTATTGCCGTCAGTAGCTGACGAAGGCTTGGTCATTAGCCGATCCTAGTATATAACCTGGGGTGTAGGACGGGATTCGAACCCGCATCCTCCGGCAATAAACCCGGACTCTAACCATTGAGCTACTTACACCATTGTATTATTAACCTGGGGTGTAGGACGGGATTCGAACCCGCATCAACCGGCTTCACAATCCGGGGCTTTACCATTAAGCTACCTACACCATTGTATTATTTGGCGCCCCGTAGGGGTTTCGATCCCCTTACCTCAGCAGTGACAGTGCTGTGCTCTCCCGATTGAGCTAACGGAGCTTATAAAATTTGGCGCATCCGAAAGGATTCGAACCTTCATGTATCCAGTTAACCTTTCAACTGGTTCGTAGCCAGAGGGTATACGGACGCTAAATTTGTAGCCGGTGTAGACACATCGGGACATCACTCCTTCCCGCTACTCCGTTTACCAAGAAGGCTTTTCGATAATTGTCTTGTGATAGAAGACTTTCTCTACTTTGTTTTTACAGGCCTCTGATTGTCTCTCCCACTAGACTCTGCTCCTACTACAAAACTGGTGGTGATGAGTGGATTCGAACCACCGCGCATTACCTTATGAGGGTACCGATCTACCAGGCTGAACTACATCACCATATTGAAACACACTACCCGCATGTTATCCGGCATATCTACAAATATGTCCAACTGTTGTAGCAGTCAATGCAATGTGTTTCAATATGGTTGCCGGTTACGCGTCCGGCTTGCAAGTGTTACGCAACGCTAAATTAATTCACGATCATGTCGGGCACAATCCGAATAACCGACCTGTCTACAGGTTTCGCCTTCACCATATTGAAACACACCACCAAGCATTTCGATTGCTAATGCCGGCGCCCTTTTTTACTTTCGGAGTTGAACCGAATACCAACCCAACATGTTGGAGTAATGTGTTTCAATATGGTGCCCACCCTGAGGATTCAAACCTCAGCCTAAACAGACAAATTCTGCTGACCAGTCACTGGATCTCAGCGGGCATACTTTACTACATCACCATATTGAAACACACTGCAATCATCGCTTGCTGGCATCGGTACGACCCGAGCGTATCCAGTAGTTCGTGACGAGCCGATCCTTCCAACCACTGTCGGCCACCCCTTGGGTAGGACAATATGCTTCAATGTGGGCTCACAACTTCTACGCCAGTTCGTCACCGGTAGCCCCTTGGCTAGCAGACGCTGTAATCATCTGAGGGGTTTATGGTCTAGACCATATTGAAACACACTTCACAATACACAGACGATCCATATGTCTTTACGATATCGTTCTTCGGGCAGAGTAAAGGCTCGTTGGCCCGATTATGTATTCTTTCTGTTACTAGCCAAGAAATATATTTCAATATAGTAACCCACTGTGGGGTGGACTTCGAAACCACCAACTCGCCGCGCTTTTCCTGTTAAGCTACATACACCGACCTTCACCGATGCTGGGAGGAATCGAACCCCATCTCTCTGCGTTTTACCTTAAACTACCACGGGTCCTCGGAGTCATGACTTCCGAGAATGATAATGGTTAATTACTCCTTTACCATATATAAACACACTGCCGATTATGACACCGTTGTCCGTGTCTTACTCTAGTCATATACTATCCGTTAAGATAGTATCGTTAATTGAGACTGCAATCAATACAACTAAACAATGTGTTTGTATATGGTGGGGGCAGGGGGATTCGAACCCTCCAACTTATCGGTTAAAAGCCGAGTACTCTACCATTGAGTTATACCCCCATGGGTTTACCACTCTTATCACTAGCCATAACAGGCTCTCCTTTTAAAAAAATTTGGTACACCCACGGGGAGTCGAACCCCGCTTTCCGGCGTGAAAGGCCAGCGTCCTAACCGATAGACGATGAGTGCATAGCTTGGAGTAGGGAGTCGGATTCGAACCGACGAATCAACTGGGTTGCGACCAGTGCCATTAAGCCTCTTTGGTATCCCTACATAAATTTGGTGGAGCGTACTGGGATCGAACCAGTCGTGCCCGAAGGCGGCGGATTTACAGTCCACTGCATCACCATTGATGCTTCCACTCCGTTATTTTTGACTTATGTTTGCATACTGTATTGATTGATATGCAGAATGAGTCTTTCCTTTGATCGGCCCTGAATTTACAGCTAGCGCGAATTTGGTGGGTAGTGATGGTAACGCTCCACGAGGCAACTTCCTGACTCATTATGCCGTCGGTTTTACAGACCGATGTCAGGGGCACCACCCATATTCTTTATTAAACTAAATTGGAAGCGGGTAATGGAATCGAACCATTCTTTACTGGCTTATGAGACCAGTCAGTTCTACCAGAACTGTAACCCGCAATTGTTTTTTTGGCGACCCCTGATGGATTCGAACCACCGACACGCGGCTTTGGAGACCGCTGTTCTACCAGGCTGAACTAAGGAGCCAATTAAAATACCATATTGAAGTACATTGCAACTTTGGCAAAGACGTTATATTACGCCAATTAGTGAGGCACCGTCATCGTGCATTCCTAGGAGCACTTTCCAATCTTAAGGCAATATACTTCAATATGGTAGCAGGACTCGAACCTGCGCTGGAATAGTCCGTCGCACTAGCTATTCCGATCGGTTGCTGCCATGAGTGCGGACTCAGCATTTTACTGCTGACTGCCATCCATAATAGGCTCATCCTCGACCGTGTTACCAACTGCACCATACCATATTGAAACACACTGACCAATCTGGGTAGTTGTGTCGTGCCACTGATCCGCGCAAACAGTGTGTTTCAATATAGTGTCTTTTTAAGACACTAAAAACTAGGATTTTTCTGTCTCACAAGAGAGACTCCATCCTCTAGCCCGACCGTTCGTCCATGTTTTAAGTGCGGACTAGGACCTCGTTTCCTATGCACACTTACTGCTAATTTCACACTATACTGACATTATATCACCTAGATGATTTATTGTCAATCTCAGTTTTACGGTACTGAGAAACGTCATGCCTGTCAGCTATCAGGCTGCTTTGCTACTTACTATGAAAATAGAGTATCATTTTCCACCGTTTTTCGCTATTGCTACTCGGGCAGTTGATTTCTTCGTTTTTCACAGCATACAAGCATTATACATCAATAACCATTTATTGTCAAACCTAGAAACTTTTACCTCTCGTGAAGCTTTTAAGTTGCCAAAATCTTTGCCATTTAACCGCTTGCTTAGTTTTATGCGTATACCTATATAGCCTAATGCCATCAATCAGTTTAAAGTAAGGCTTGGGTTTTGGCATACCTCTAAGTAATCTAGCAGCAGTTCTTTCGTATTCTTTTGTAATCATACTAGACCTTTAGAAAATTGGCGCGACTGGAAGGATTCAAACCTCCGACCAATCGGGTAGAAGCCGATGGCTCTATTCACTGAGCTACAGTCGCAATATAAAGAGTATACTATGTGTTGGATTTATTGTCAAACACTACTAAGAAAAATGGATACGAAGAAAAATCTTTATATCCATTTGTAACTTTGGCTCCGCGATTAGGAATCGAACCTAACTTGCTTTCGCACAGATTAACAGTCTGCTGCCACACCTTGCGGCTCTCACGGAATATTTTGGTGCCCCCTGAGAGATTTGAACTCCCGACCTTCGGTTTACAAAACCGCTGCACTACCACTGTGCTAAAGGGGCTTAAAAACTTTTATAAAACTATTTATCGCTATACTACACTATAAAAACTTTTTTGTCAACCGAATATTGTGATCTCACCGCGCCAAGACCATTCATGGTCTCCACCTTTTTCCCAAAGTGCTTTATAATATTCAGCCGATTCTAGGGTAGTGAATAGTTTAGTGTCACAGGGAGCAAGTCGCTGGACGCCGGCTTCGTATTCAGTAATGACAACTCTATAAAGAGTACCTAGTTGAGCTTCCATTTCACACTCCTTCTGTTTATCAGTTTCAATACAAGTATTATACTACTATGCCCATTTATTGTCAACCGAGCAATAATCTACTATGTTTTGGGATACTTTTTATGTTAAAAATTACATTCTCTACACGCTGCATAAATATTACAATGAATACTAAAATTTACACTATATATCGGGCTACCAATATAATTAACGGTAAGGTATACATCGGATTCGACTCTAATTGGCCAAAAAGGATGAGTGAGCATATTTGGGCTGCATTACGAGGTGATCAATTAGTATTTTATAATGCCATTCGCAAATACGGGACAAACAATTTTGTATGGGATATACTTTATCAATCAACTGACGGTTCTCACACGAAAGATATTATGGAGGGGATTTTCATAAAAGAATATAACTCTCATATTCATTTTGAAAATAGTAACGGATACAATATGACCTTAGGCGGTGACGGTACTCTAGGTTATAATCACTTACAGATTACCAAGGATAAAATTAAGGAATTCAATATTGGCAAGAAGGCAAGCGAAGGAACATGCGAAAAAATTTCAAATTCTAAAAAAGGAAAAACACTTAAACATTCTGGATCATTTCAACCGGGCCACACACCCTGGTGTAAGGGTAAAAAAATGTCTGTTGAATTTTCTAATAACTGTTCTGTAGGTCAACAAAAAAGATTTGAAAGTGCAGAAGAAAGAAATAAACTAAATCAGGCTAGAATTAAAGGTAGAGCCGCTCATAAAGAAAAGGCAAAAATTAAAATTGTATTCCCTGACGGAAAAATTGAGATCATGACTCCAGCAGACTTTTCCAAAAAATATAATTTTAATGAGCGAACAGTTTACTGGAACCTAAAAAAATACAAAGGTAATCTCATACCGTCTGGTAAATTAGCGGGATTCACTCTAGCCTCTAAGTCGTGAATACTTAGGAATTCCGGACATTAAAAAATCCATTTGATCGGCTAATATATTTCTGTGCTGAAGAATCATATTTTCCCAATGATTGGGTACATATGGAATATACAACAATTCCATTTTTGCCTCCTTCAGAGTCTTGCTGCCCTTAGCAGAGTTACAGGTTTTACATGAAGTGATACAATTAAGCCAAGTATTTTGTCCACCGCGACTTTTAGGTACAATATGGTCACGGCTAAGAACATTGTGATTGGCAAAATGAGCACCACAGTAAGCACAGATATTTCTATCACGACCAAACAGTGTTCTATTGCTAAGAGCAACTTGAGCATGTTTTTGTGGATTGAATCCAGTACCTTTGATGGCGATAATGCTAGGAGTTTCAATGTAGCTTAGTGTTCCATCTTGCTGAACACCACCACGATATTTAGCCACAACTGTGCCCATAGACCAAGCTACAGATTTGGTAGCCCAGTAAGCGATTGCATCGTCATAGCCGATCCATTGTCTTGGTGTGCCTGAAATATCTAGTGCTAACACTACTGCCATTTTCTTACTCCTTTGTCAAGTCTTGATACTACTATTTAGTTGCTTACTGGCGGGTCCTGCAGGAATCGAACCCGCATCCTTTGGTTCGAAGCCAAAAATTCTATCCATTGAAATAAGGACCCTATGTAGCATCATACATTAAAGATCATTTAATGTAAAGCTATTTTTGAACTACTTCTTTTCTAAGCGCATCTTTCCTCATCAGCATACTACGCTGAGTTCCTTGACGATGCACTTTGATATATTCTATGCCCTCGATTAGCTGAGGTTGTTTGAGGTCTTCAACGAAGCATTCAAATTTTTCTTTATTGAAAACATTTTCGAATTTAACTACTTTCATGTTTAATGCTCCTTGTTGTAAATAACGTGGTACCCTAGGAGAGATTCGAACTCTCAAAAAACCAGTACCTTAAACTGGCGCGTCTGCCAATTTCGCCACTAGGGTAAAATCAGATAACTAATCCAATTAAATGAACAATTATCATGCCTGCAATACCACCAACACATGTTGCTACAATGTCTGCAAATTCAACATGATGGGGAGGTGCTAGCCATTTCTTTTCAGCTATTTTATTAGTGATGTAGTCATACATTTCTTTACCGATAGCCGCTATCAATACTGCGCTGGTTGCGGCTATGATTTCATATCCCATTCCAATAAGCGAACTTACTGCATAGGTGATTAAAAATATAACCGCGCCGGCTATGATATGCTTAATTTTATCTTGTGCTAAGTTTAACATATTACATTCCTTTATAGTAGAATATAATATTTATGCACATAAGAATTTGGCGGGGGTATCAGGATTTGAACCTGAACTGCTTCAGTCAAAGTGAAGTGTGCTGCCAGTTACACCATACCCCTATAAATAATACTGAAAAACACTGTGTACCAATGTTCTTTAGTATTGCTAGAGCCTTCCTCTAGCTGCCAATCTTTCATCTCACATAAGAGACTCTATCCTGGACTCCGCCCTTTTTCAGCATGTTTATAGTGCGCTGTGAGCCCGCGTTGCTCAACACTTAAAAACAAAAAACCCTGAGAACTTTTTAGTTTCCCAGGGTTTAGATAAGTTAATGTTACACTTTACCTGTCGCCTGGGGTACCTCTTTGGTCATTCATCCCACGAATACTTGGTGTATAGGTTGGCGCAAACAACGCAAAGACTGATAACAGCCATTGCTCAAGATGTTTGGATATATAATAACAAGTAAAGTTTTGCATGGTTAATTTGTATTAAGTAAGTTATTTATCAGTATTCTACAATAAGTGTCGAATATAGTCAAATTTCGTTTACCCAAATAGTTTATCCTTATTTTATAGGCGTTATAGGCTTAGAAACGGTGTGTAGGTTCTGTTTTGTACCTAGTGCTTCTTTTTTTGGGCTTGCTGACACGATCTTTGATTTATCAGTGGCTACTATCTCATGTATTAGTTGCTTACCCGTATTAGTTTGTTTTGAGGTTGTCATAGTTCATTTACTCTTTAGCATATCTAATACTTTTGCTTGGATGTTTTTCGCATATGCGGGTTGTGGGAAGTTCCAACCAATAAATGCACCTATAGCTAACCAAAATAGTGTTTCTAACATAGTGTTCTCCTTTACTCTATTTAGTCACGGCATATACTACCCAGCCCAGTTTAAATAAATCTTGGCGGATTTCATCGGTTATACAGCCTTCGCCCACATATGCTTGACTTTCTTTATATCTCATTAGTTCATCTAAATTTAGATGATCAAGTTCTTCTTGATTAAGTGGGTCGTAGTTTGAACCAGTGCAGTACCAATCTAGATAGTCACCTTCTTGTCTTATGTTAGCAACGATTCCGCCTGCATATCGCCAAGAACAACTCCAACTCTTATCAAGTAGAATAGTCCAAACTTCATTTTTGATGAACTCATTATTGCAAAGAGCAGCGTATAGATTTTGTGCATAAACACGATCTAGGCACTTTTCTGCTACCCAGTCAACCGTGCGTAGATCGTATTCTAAGTTGTTTTCAGCCCAGCGGGGATCGCTTTCTCGTTGCACAGTGTTTGCCTCTTCATCTGCGTAGTATTTAACCCTTAGGTTAAAATCTTCATCGGTTAGTTGTCCCCGTTCTTTTTCCCGAGTTAAATTATCTAGTAGAAATTTTAAGTTACTTGGGCTTGATCTAAGCATTTTAATTTCTCTTACTTTTTCCCTTAGCGTAAAAGATATGATTACCAATTCTCTTTACTTGTTGATATGGCCAAAGTGGGTTATCAATAAATGTGCTATGAAAGAATAGCGTAGATTTAGGTAGTACATCTGCATAAGCATCATGCGCTAGAATATCATATGCAATTTTTTCTGCTGTTTTATATTTGGGATGATTTTTAACATAATCACCCTTGCCCTCACATACCCAACTAAACTGACACACTTTAACCTTAGTAACTTCCCCATCTTCATCTACTTTAGTTATCACATTTGCTTGGTAAATTACTTTGCAGGGATTGTTACCAAACCCATGTCGTACTCTGTTCATTACTACTCTGGCAACAGCTACTTGACCTAAAAATGGTTCGCTACCAGCTTCGTATATGATATTTTTAGCCATGCAGGCTAATTGTACAGGATCTACCACTTTAGCTACAGGTTCGATAGGTGCAGTTACTGCCTTTGCAGCATTAGCTAAAATTTGTCTTTCTTTTTCTGTAAGTTCTGCATGACCTAGATTATTATAAAGGGATAATCCAAGCCCTAATATTAGGAAGCCGGTGCAAAGCTTCATCAATGATGTTTGTAAAATCATCTCAACTCCTTAAAAAATTATTTTAAACTAGTGTCCAACAATCACAGTTGCATCTAATAACTTCGTCAAGTGCTTCTTGGGGTGAATAAGTTGAAGGTAATAATGTATTTGAAGTATACAGAGTATTTAGCTCGGGAGGAACTATATTAGTATACTGCGATCCTGCTAAACTTCCTAGTACTATGGGTTTACCAACGGGTACAGGTGACCCATTTACTATGTAACTTTCATTTACTGGGTTATAATATCCATATGGGCTAAAATTACTAGGTGAATTAGCGATTAATATGGATGTATCTTTTCTATTTAAAGTAGCGGGTATAGTGTTATCTATGGGTATTCCTGCTTCGGCTAATCTTGCCTGATTGCGAAATTCACGCATTAGAGCAACTATACTTTGTCCACCTTGAGTATCCAAATTAGAGATAGCTTCTAGTGTTTGGGCATACATATTTGGTTTAGTATTTAGTGCGTACCCAGATATACTATCTACGAAATTAGTTTGAGTGACTGGAGTAGATGCGATTACATCTTCTCTAGGGGTAGGTAATGGGGGTTGTAGCCCTTTTTCTCTAGCTCTTTGTTCTATTGTTAACTGTGTACCAGTGGCATTCCAAGCATCATTTAGTGCGGTAGCTCGCTCTAGGCTAGTAGCAAAAATTCTTGCTATCTCAGCGTTGGCCTGATCTATTAAATTTTGTACGGTGGTATTCATACTAGGCCAGCCAGAGCCCGGGGGAGGATCAATGATTAGTATTGGTTGATCGATTGGTGGTACATCATTATTCGGACCAGTCGGTGTATAAACTACTGGCACACCCGGACTAGTAAGTTGTAAATCATATACTTTACCGTATGTAGTGGCTATATCTTGTGGATTGGTACTAATTTTGCAAGTTGCAGTTGCCCCCGATCCGCCGGTAATAGATACTGATGGTACCGACCCATATCCGCCACCGCCATTTGTTAGCGACACTCCAGTAATTTGATAATACCAAATACCAGCTGCTTCATATGTAGAGTATGATACTGTTCCTGTAGCGTTAGCCCAAGACGCCGCCAAATACAAGTCAAGATAAATTCTACTTAGAGTATCTGTACCCAGTGCTAAGAGTTGTTCTTCAATTATACCAAATAATTTATTATAGGGTGTACCTGACATGCTACCAAAAAAGTCACCCATTGTATAAGTACCTTGTGGGCCACTACCCAGTGCTAATAGTGCTTTACCTTGAGCTTGTAATTCTGCATTAGTAGGGATATCAGTACCATTAATATTCAGTCCCCTAATAGTTTCTAAGTTTGTAACCAGTTGAGCAAACTTTTCTATAGGTACATTTACAATATTTTTTATCTGTCCCATAGATGCTGCAAATGCTCCCGCTGCGATAGCGACATCAGTTGGTAAAATACCAAATACATACGCACCTAATCCTTCTTTTAATGTTTGCACATTAATAGTACCCAGTGCGTTATTTTCAGTAGAAGTAGGAATAAAAGAAGTAGTATTAGCAAACTGGCTAGTAACTGCAGGTGAAGTTAAGCGCATATTAATGCCGCCATTTTCATATATTGGATAATAAGTTTTGCTATTAGTTATTTGAGATGAAGCATTGTAAACGGGTACAGTTAGAGTTTGATAACTACTGGGAAACATTTTTTTAATATTTAACAAGTCTACTAGTGATTCTAGTCCTTGTGTATTACAATTCAGGGGTATCAATACACTCTGTAAGTCATTGGCTAAAATAACACTAAAAGCCCCATATAGTTTGCGCTCTTGGTCGATTGTAGGCGGGGCGGCATTATTTAACAGTGAACTAAATTCAGACACAGTTATGCCACTAGATAATATAGCCAAGCTTACTGCTTTTGTTATACCGTTGTTTAATTTTAAAGTATCTAATAAATTAGAAGGTAAGCCAAAAGAGTTTATATAAGTTAAATCTAAAGCTTTACCTAAATTGATTAAATCTTGTCCAAACTGTATAGTAGCCAAACTGACTCCGGTAACATCACCTGTTATCATATCGTTCATGTTACTATAAGTTCCCTGCATGAACTTAGCAGCATTATCAACTGAAGTGATAGTGGGATTAGTATAATCAATAAACCCTGATACTGTACCAAATGATGCTAAGAAGTCAGAATAGTTAGGCAGGGTATTGTTATAATTGAATTCATTATATGCTTGGTATGCAAACAGTCTAATATAGCCCCAACTGGTAGCTTCATTGCCTGCGGTATATTGTGCGCCTCCCCAACCTCTGGGTGCAGAAGTAAGACCTATACCATATGGTCCAGGTGCTTGATCCCAAGTAAAAGTTGGTGCTCGTGCATTGCCTAGTGCTGGTATACTAGTGCTACCTATTGAGATTAAGTTATTGTATACTTCATCGGTAAGGTTCTTGGTTGGAGTATTGTTAAGATAGCCTGCCCTGATAGCGTATGTTAATGCTTTTAGAACGGTGTTGTTACATATAGAACCCAGTGTGTATTGAGCTAAACTAGTACTGCTACCCATATAGCCAGTAGCTACTGAATTAATATTCAATCCAGTATTGGTAAGTAATGAGCCTAAGACATTGACTCCCAGTGGACTTTGCGTAGCTGTAGTAGTCATGGAACAAATACATCAGGTGAACCCTCAACGATACTATGACCGCAAGAATTCCCTGATCCTACTTTAAGTACAGGTTTCCCATCTGCAAAAACAGTAGAGCTACCACTAGTAGTTTTAGCATTAGTATGCCTTTTGTTCTTCTTATTATTAGGTGGGTGAGGGGTGATAGAACTTTCATGTATGCCAACTGGTTTACCATTGGCAAGCACGGTGCTAGCACCTTTCATAATCTTTCCGCCTGCTTGATTAGCGTCACCCACTCTACTTAGTTTTGGCATTCTTATCCTATGATCAATTTTTTGCTTGGTACTGTAATGCCCGAAGTTGCTTCTAAATATTTAGCTTTTACATTTTCTTCGGTTAGTGCAAAAATAGCAATACTCAGAGTATTTAGCTTAATTGTAGAGTCAGGATTTGCAGTAAACAAGCTGGGAACTAGTCCCATACCCTGTGGTCCTGGTGCTACACTGACTGGATTAGAGATGTTGACATAACCATCGCCCGACGCACTTGGTTTTATTTTAGCAATTAACTCTTCCCCTGAATTTAATTTTATAGTGTATACTTCGTTTACTGTAAATAGCATATTATTCCTTTGTTAGTTTTTGTTTAAGTTCGGTGTATCCTCCCACATACTCTTCACCCATGAAGATTTGTGGTACTGTGCGAGCCGATGGTACTGCTTCTAATAATTGTTCTTTTGTCCAATCTATTCCAATGTTTCTTTCTTCATACTCAATGCCCTTATTTTTCAATAAAGCCTTTGCTTGATCGCAATTAGGGCAATTGGGTTTAGTCCATACTATAAATTTCATACTTAGTCGTCTCCCGATTATAACTGAGGCAAGTCATCATAGTTAATGTCTCCACCTAAAACTCCTATTACATAATTTGTGCTTTCTGTTTCTTGTAGAGCGGCTTGTTTGTTAGAAGTATTGGAATGCTTGTTAAACCATGGTATAGGAGTAGACTTTGGTGCCGGGCTATTATATCGTATACCAATTTCTTTAAGTGCTGCCACTGCTGTATAATCAACGAAGTCTTTTAATACAACTGCGTTTAAACCAATAACCGGGCCCTTTTTAAACAGATAATCTGCCCAAGCTTTTTCTTCTCTAATCACATCCATATAAAGCGCATATACATCAGCTTCGCATTCTTGTTTAGCTTTGGCAAACCTAGCATCTTCTTTTACTACTTGGTTGATCATCCAAGCTGTCCACTCTTTATGTAGTAACTCATCTTGCAGAATTAAACTAATGATGTTACCATTGCCAATAAAGATTTTATTCTCTACCATTGCTAAACTTGTAGCAAAACTAACCATAAATCTAAAGGCTTCTAGCGCATAACTAGCATGTAATGCCATCCAAACTGCACGAATATGCACTTCTTCAGGTACTGATTCTCCTAACTCTTTTGCACAGTTGATAAGATGTAGTTCATCATAATACTTGCCCACAGAGCTTGCCATATTAACGATTTCTTCTGTATCGTGAATTGAATTAAAGATTTCTTTTGGCACATTATAAATGTTGCGAATAATGTGGCTATAGCTGCGACTGTGTATATTTGTTTCAAAGAATGACCAATTATACATGAGTGCTTCTAATTCAGGTAAGCTAATACAGGGAGTAAAAACTTGTGCTGGGCCTCGACCTTGTAAACTATCTAGTGCAGTTTGTCTTAGTAAATTGCTAGTAAAAATATGTTTGACTGCATCACTAGAATCTTTAAAGTCATTGGCATCTTTGGTCAAAGAGATTTCTTCAGGAATCCAAAAGAATCCCCTTGCTGTTTGTTCTATTTTTTGTATCTTAGCATACTTTACTTCTTCAAATCTCTGAACAGTAACTGGCCCCGCTGGGTCAAGAAACATCTTTCTGTTCAGGTAATCTGTCTTTGTCTGTAGGTTGTATTGTAGTTTGGACATTTTTTTTCTCGTAAATTTTTTTAACTTTTGCAGCTAAGGTAGCATATTCTTCGTCTGATAACCAATGTGAGCTATCACAAAAAGGTGGTCTAAAGGTTCTACCGCAAGTGCATTTGCTCATACCAATTAGTATTTTCCTGATGCCAGTACTATTTTGCAAACATGTTCGAGGCGTTCTATGTGTTCATATGCACGCCAAGGGCTAGTATCTATAGAAACAATACCATGACCCTTGATGCCTACTATATCATACAGCATATTTCCACTAGAGTCAAGCCCTAGCTGTTCATGGCAGTTGGTACCCAATTCTTCAGAGATTGGTGCTACTACTCCAACACTTGGTGCTACTCGGGTATAGCGACTTAGTTCTGGGAAGTCTTTAACTAGTTCATCTAATTTTATACCCGCATGCATAGCAGCAACAATATAAGTTGGATGCAGATGAACTACTACCCTTATATCATGCTCGCCCATTTCTTTTTGTAGTCCAAAATGCAGTGGCAATTCACCACTGGGCTTTAAGTTTTTACTGATATCGGTGTAGGGTTCATCAGTCCAATGGTAGTTGAAGCCATTGGGACCAGATAGTATAGCCCGCTCGATACCAATTTTTTTAAATTGGTCAGGTTGTAGAGTTTGTTTTCTAACACCACTGGGAGTAATGTAAAAATAATCATGAGCGCGATCACGCATACTGATATTACCGTCACGACTAGTAATCCAATTTCTACTGTAAGCATCTACTAATATTTCGCAAATAGTTTCTAACATTATTGAGTCCTTAAAATAGTTATCATAACTTACAAGTATCTACAATTTACAACTTTCACAATTTTCTTCGTCATCAAAATCTGTTGAATCTAACATTGTCGGTGCCTCTTCTGCTACTTGTTTACTACCAGCTTTATTGATTAAACTATAATAAAAAGTTTTTAGTCCCCATACATGCGCTTGCATTAAGTTTTTAGCAATTAATGTAGTGGGAACTTTACGATCAGCAAAATGAGCAGGGTTATAAAATGTATTAGTACTTATACTTTGATCGATGTATGCTGCTAAAACTGCCGCTGTTTTTAGATATGCGTCACAATCACGCTGTTCCCACATTAGCTGATATTTATTTTTTAGCTTATGGTATTCTGGTACAACTTGAGTAAAGCTACCTGCTTTACTTTCTTTAACGCTAATTAAACTCATGGGCATTTCAATACCATTAGTGCTATTAATCACTACACTAGAACTTTCAACTGGGGCGATAGCACCGTTAGTAGCATTACGCACACCTGATATTATCATGCGGCCGCGTAGAGGTTCCCAGTCTAGTTCTGGGGTAAAATCAGCAAGTTCATTAACGCCCTTTGCTCTAAGTTCCCAAGGGAAAATACCTTTACCATAGCGTGTATGATCGCTGCCTAGACATTTACCACGTTCTTCAGCAAGTTCTACACTCATTTCAGTTAAGTAAAACGCTTGGTGTTCCATCCAACTTTTAACTTCGGCTAGAGCATCACGCTCACCATACTTAAGTCCTCGTTTAGCATGCCAATAAGCTAAGTTAGTAATACCAATACCAAGTGGGCGAATTTCATCATTACTTAGTTTAGACTGGACAGAAAGAAAGTCTTGATAGTCAAGTATGTTATTAAGACTGCGGTGTAGAATACGGCAAGCTCTACGCATATCTTCTGGATTACGGAAAGCTCCCCAATTTATGGACCCAAGTGTGCAGAGGGCAATACGGCCATTTTCATCATCTAATCGTTTGAAAGACTTAGTGGGTAGTAGTATCTCGCAGCATAAGTTACTTTGATAAATTGTGTGATATTCAGGGTCGAATGGGCCCTGATTCTGTACATTGTCTACAAATACTAAATAAATTCTTCCTGTATCTGTACGCTCTTTAAGTATGCCACCTTTGAATACTTCTTCGGCCGAGATTACTTTTTTGCGTAGATTAACTTGCTTTTCATACTTTACATATAGTTCTTCAAAGAGTTGAGTATTCTTATAAAATGCTTCATATAAATCAGGAACTTCATTTGGGTCGAATAGTGTTATGTTTTCTTTGTTTTTAAATCTGCGCCAGAAGAAAGCACTAAGCACAACCCCATAATCCATATGACGGACACGAGTTTCTTCTGTTCCTTGATTGTTCTTAAGTACGATAAGATCATCAAACTGATGATGCCAAATAGGATAAAATACAGTAGCACTAGCATTACGAATACCTCCTTGACTACAACTACGCAAATCACCAAACCATTTCTTTAGAAAAGGTATCATACCAGTGTGCATAATCTCGCCACCCCTGATAGGGCTGCCTAAAGGGCGCAATCTGCCAATTTCCAAACCAATGCCAGCTCGTTTGCTGGCATACTTGGCCATCATTTCCCCTGAGGCGAAAATACTGTCCAAATCATCATCCGAGCGAATAAGAACACAACTACTAAACTGTTTTGTAGGTGTACCAAGCCCCGCCAACACTGGCGTAGCAAGTGTGAAAAGACCATCACTGGCCGCTTGGTAGTATTCTTTGATGTAGCGCATTCTTGCACTATTGGGTTCTTCTTTGTGAAAGACTGTGGCAGCAGCGACCATATAGCGAACTTGGGGAGTTTCATATATTTCCTTTGTAGCACGATTACGAACCAAATATTTTTCAATCAACTGCTCAATTGCAGCATAGCTATATGTTTCATCTTTGGTATGGTCGATGATTGTGTCCATTTTGTTCCAATCATCTTCGGTATACCATTGTAGTAGTTCAGGGGTATAAAGACCAACTTCAACATTCTTTTTAACAATTTGATATAATGTGGGTGGATCATATGATCCATATACATCTTTTCTTAAGATACTAACTCTAAGTTTCCCTGCAACATACTGATAGTTTGTGTGTCCAATATCTGTGTGTGACTCTACGTCGATAAGATCAACGATTGCTCTAAGAGTAATTTCATCAATTTGTTTTGTTGTGATTCCATCATAAAAATGTAGTTGTGATTTGATTTCAATCATTGATGGACTAACATCTGCTATTCCACTACATACTTTTGCTACTTGATTTTGCCATTTTTCTAGAGTGAGTGGTTCCCTGTCTCCGTTTCTTTTAACAACAGATATTTTCATATATAACCTATTTTAATTTTTTCTTTAGTTCTTGTACTGGTAGTTTTGCAGTAATCGTAAAATCTTTTAATGATGTACTTATAACCGACTGGGGCCAATAATTCATAACATATTTAGCGCGGTCGACCAGGACTAATGTAACATCTTCGTCATTATCGTCTTTTCCTTGGCAAAAGTCAACATCATCTACGCCCAATAATAATAGTGTATAGCACATGCCCAAACCACGAGCTATGGTGCAGTAGTTATTATCATAGATTAAATCCCAAGGTCCTGGCCAGTTTGCAGTATCTTTTGGGTGAAGGTAGTGATTGACTAGTGGTGCATATTGCCACCATCGATCAATCTCTATACATTTGGTTTTGGTGTCCGAACTTTCTAGTTTTTTTCTAAGTTCGTACCATTCTCTAAGTCTAGTTTCGTAACCTAATTGGAATATATTCATCACTGTATACTTATCTAAAATAAAAAAGTTATTTTAAAAAATACACAGTGATTATATTAAGAGTTTTTTAAGTTGTTGACTTCAGCTTGTAATTGTGTAACTAGGGCAGTTAATTCCTTAACTGATGCTACCAAAGTAGCGACTACAAGTGATGTATCAACCCCTTGATAGCGCGGATTACCTTCTTCATCAACGGCATCTTTTGTTCCTGATACAGCATCTGGAATAACTGCTTGTAACTCATGAGCAATAAAGCCTTGCCCCGATGATCCGTCGCTTTTCCATGTATAAGTAACTGGATTAAGCGACAATATTTTTGCAAGGGCGCCAGTCATAGGCTGAGCATTTTCTTTTAGGCGATAATCAGACACTGAGCCGTAGGTTGTAACGGATCCGTTCGTATTAATAAAGCCCACTTGTCCATTTGGGTTGTAGAACACGATTTGATTTGTTTCTGCCGTGGTATTGCGAGAAATAACCTGATATCCGATCCATTTCCACGATACGCTATCATATGCAACGTTCGCTGATGATGAGCCAATTAAGAAATTTCTGTTAGTATCAAACCGCGCTGCTTCTGCGCCAGTATCCCCAACCGCAAACGTCAAGGGTAGCGATGAGCCAGATCCAGTTCTGCTGCTAACTAACCTTGTGCCGCCAGCCAATACATCAATAGCAATATACGCGGCGTTTGTCGGATTGGAGTTGTTAAATGCAACCCACCCAGAACTAGTGGCTGTTCCATTTGGAAGTGCCCATATGCCGGTGTCGGAGTTTGTTGCGCTAGTTTGAAACGCCGTTCTACTTGCTAATGTAACGTTACTAAAATCACCAAAAATTCGCTGACCAGTACCTGAGAAAGTAGTATTACCTGATATATTTAGAGTGCCAGTTAAATTAGCACCAGTGCTAGTAACTACCAATCTGTTAGCGCCAGTGACTGCAATAGCCACGTTAGCATTAGCAGTAATAGATACATTACTGTTACCGTTTTGTAATAAACCACTGTTTATAGTAGTGATGTTACCTGTTGTGATAACTGCGGTTGTTGTACCTAAGTTACCTACGTTAGCGTTACCTGTTGCATTTAGAGTGCCAGCAACATTAATACCAGTACTAGTGATTACTATTTCGTTAGGTGAACCAGCAGCAGAGATATTAATATTGCCATTTGCAGCTGGAATACTAATACTACTATTACCGTTTGCAAAAATACCAATTAAATTGCCGCCAGTGATGTTACCTGATACAGATAGAGAAGTTAGTGTACCAACTGAAGTGATGTTTGGTTGTGCGGCAGTTGTTACCGTACCGGCAGTACCTGCCGTTGCCACATTCAAATTCGCTACTTGAGTAGTAGAAGTTACAGTGAAAGGTGCTGTACCAGTTGTTACTGTTGAAATTAACCTAGATGATGAGACTATACCAGTAGTGTTTAAATTACCACCACCTATATTACCTGTTGCTGTTATTAAGCCGGCAGTGCCTATGTTACCTATGTTGGCGTTACCTGTAGCACTTAGAGTACCAGTTATATTAGTACCAGTACCTGTTACTACTAATATGTTTGCATTACCTGCTGAACTGAGATTGATGTTACCATTTACTGCAGGGATGCTTACATTGCTTGTACCATTTGCAAGACTTGTAGCTGTAGTGATGCCAGTTAGTTGAGAACCATTACCTATAAAGAAGTTACCGGTGATGTTACCTGTTGCGGATAGTGTACCAGCTATGTTAGCACCAGTGCTAGTTACTACTAAGACATTAGCAACACCTGCTACCGTAGTAGTTACGTTACCATTTGCAGATACAGAAACATTAGAGTTACCTGATTCTAGTGCCAATCTTCCAGTATCATCATTTCTAATAGTAAAGTTATTGGTGCCGGCAGAACCAAACCCCATCCAACCAAATCGGGTCGTATTACCACGCGGATAAAATTGTACATATGCATGATCCGTGCCCTCAACATTTATAGATTGACCGTTTTGTTTTACATGTAGTGCAACTGCTGGAGTAGAAGTACCAATACCAAAATTACCTGCTATGTAGTTATTAGCAGTACCATCCATATATAGATTAAAGCGATTAGCACCAGATGCAATTGAACCACGGAAACCATAGTTATTTGTGGCACCTGTAAGTGTACTATCAGCTACGAAGCCTGATTGAGTTGTTACTACTGAATTTAAACCAAAAGTACCTTGTACAGCTTGGTTATAAATTAGATTAGTTAGCGTAAAGGTAGCTGCTTGTGTCTGTCCAACTACACGATTAAGAACTGCACTTGTTGTAACATCAGAGCCAATCGTTCCATCTGACACGAAGTTGAATGCAGTAGTTCCTCCAGTCAATGATTTTGAAACTCGCATGTTTATTGCACTTAGGCTAGTGCTTCCAATACCTAAACTTCCTGCCATATAGTTGTTAGCAGTACCAGTCATGTATAAGTTAAAAGTACTTGCTGCTGATGCTAGTCCACCGTAGAAACCATAATTAGTTGCACCTGTGTTTGCGCTAGCGTCTACATAATACGCAATATGAGCAGTTACAGTAGTGTTAGCACCAATAGTTCCGCCATATGTTGCGTATCCCACTAAGTTATTAATAGTGTAAGGTGAAGCACCCGCTGCTGTGCTTAATGAAGTTCTGACACCCAATGCTGTTGAAGTTACATCTGTTTGTACTGTAGGGTTTATTAATATAGAGCCAGCAGTAGTAGCACCAGTGGTTTGTTTTGCTATTCTTAGTGCATAACCAGTAGTACCAGAACTAGAACCAATAGCACCATATCCATTAGCATCAAAGCTTAACATTACTATACCATTAGCTGCTAGTGCTACGCCGTAGTTAGCAAGTTCAGCTTGAAGCTTAATTATGTTACCATTTTCATATACTTTTCCTACAGTAGTACCAGCATTAGCTAAAAAATATCCTAATAGACTGTTTGCTGCTGTATAAGAGCTTGCAGTGACCGCACCTGTTACAGATAGTAATCCGCCAGTGATTAAGTTACCGCCAGTGATATTACCAGTTGCTGTTATTAGTCCACCTGTACCTAAATTACCTACGTTAGCATTACCGGTCGCACTAAGAGTAGTTGCAAATACACCAGTGGTTAATGTATTACCTGACCTTGTATTAGCTAAAGAAGTGAATGTAACTACTTCATTTGTAATTGAAACATTTGAACCAAATGCTATTTCTGCGTTGCTTACATCCCAGCCCATGAATGCTATTTTTGCTGCTGTATCATAATAATTAAGAGCAGTACCTACATCTTTACCTGAGTTGGCGATAGGAGCAGCACCATTAGCTCCTGTTTGTAGTTGAATAATTGGATCTTCAACTGCTACTGTTTCAACATTTAGGTATGTTAAGTTTCCATTAACAAACAAATTGCCATTTACAGTTGCATTACCGCTAAAGCTTGCAGTCGTACCGTTTACCACACCTAGATTTGCTGTTCCACTTACTGATAGACTTGTTAGTGTACCAACTGATGTTATATTTGGTTGTGCATTAGTGGTTACTGTTTGTGCTGTAGTTGCTGTTCCTGCTGCAACACCTGTTAATTGACTACCATTACCTATAAAGAAGTTGCCAGTGATATTGCCTGTTGCTGTTATTAGACCTGCTGTACCTAAATTACCTACGTTAGCATTGCCTGTTGCATTTAGAGTACCAGCAATATTAATACCGGTACTAGTGATTACTAGTTCGTTAGGTGTGCCACCAGCAGAGATATTAATATTTCCATTTGCTGCGGGGATACTTATGTTACTATTGCCATTTGAAAAAATACCAATTAAGTTACCAGCAGTGATGTTACCTGCTAGAGATAGCTGACCATTTGAGTCAAATACCATTGTATTACTGCTATTAGATGCGGTTATTGTTAAGCCACCTGCATCGGTGCCTGGAGTAGCTAGCGTGTAAAGTGGGTAATATGCAGTGCCATATGAACCTGCATTACTACCAATTGCTATTGTTGGTATAGTAGAGGTGTTTAACTCTGATTCTACATACCAGTTATAAGAGTTAGTATTTTGACCTATTACTAGCGAAGGAGTGCCTGTAGTAGTATCAAAATACCATTGAAATGCAAATGCGCTGGTTTTATCAACTACTGCTTCGTTAACATAAAAAGTAGCATTTGCTCCACTTATATTACCTACTCTACTTAACTTAAAGGTAGTTTGGCTTCTGGGTCCACCGGGGTTATCAAATTGTCTAATAGCGTAGACCTTAAGGACACCACTGTACATTCCATTCACTGTGGCAGGAGCGGGCATAGTTACAACTACGCGATTTCCAGCTACTGCATTTGCATTGTCTAAGAAGGTAACCGCAGAATATCTAGTGAACACACCAACAGTTTCTACGTTTCCAATAGAAATATTATTAGCAGTGACATTGCCTGTTACTGATAGAGAAGTTAGAGTTCCAACGCTTGTAATATTAGGTTGTGCTGCTGTAGTTAGTGTACCTGTTACTGATGTACCAATTAAATTACCACCAGTGATGTTACCAGTTGCTGAAATCTCACCTGATGCAAATATGGCGTAGTTATTTGTGCCAATAGTTGGAGCACTTGCATAAACACCGTATGCGTTATTGATTGTACCATTACCTGTTTTAGACCAACTTGCTCCGTCGGAGAAAACTCCGTAGAATGTTAGACCAGTTAGACCTGTTGTTCCTGTATTTGCAGTACCAAGTCCAGTAGCGTATCCAAACAATTGGTCACTATTTGCCTGTGCTGCAAGAGTACCTCTACTCAAGAAACCATATGCAGTTCCTGATCCTGAAGCATTGACAGTAGCCTCTTGCCAAAAAGCAGGCGATTGTGCGATATCACTAGTTTTAAACGTCAACGCTTGTATATTAGCACCAATTGTGTTGCCTGATATATTTAACGTACCATTTATGTTAGCCCCAGTACCAGTTACTACTAAGACATTTGCATTACCTACTGCTGAAATATTGACGTTGCCATTTGCTGCGGGGATACTAATATTACTATTACCATTTGCAAAAATACCAATTAAGTTACCAGCAGTGATGTTACCTGACACTGATAGAGAACTTAGAGTACCCACACTTGTTATGTTTGGTTGTGCTGCTGTTGTTAGTGTACCAGTAAAGAAGTTTGCACTTACTAAGTTAGCACCTGTTATTGTACCTCCGGTGCCAGCGCCAGTAGTTATATTACCAGTTGAACTTATGTTTCCTGTGGTTAGATTAGCACTATCAGCATTACCTGACACTGATAGAGTGCCGGCAATATTAGCACCAGTACCTGTTACTACTACAATATTTGCGTTACCTACTGCTGAAATATTGATGTTTCCATTTGCTGCGGGGATACTTACATTACTATTGCCATTTGCTAAACTACCACTAAAATTACCTGTTACATTACCTACCAAGTTACCTACAAAATTATTTGCAGTGATATTACCTGTAGCTGAGATTGTTCCACTAGTAGACAGCGTATTCGCTATATCATTATTAATCGCCAATAATTGGCCAGCCGATCCCGAAAAAGCAACTGTGCCGCTATTGTTTGGAGTAACGGTAAGCGTTATATTTTGTGCGCCGGTTGTAGCATTAGCGCCCGAAAATACAATATTTGGGTCTGATGCAGAACCATTGTTTGGGGTTATAACAATATTTTTATCTGTGTTTGCCATATATCAGTCTACTTTAAATTTATTTATATTTTGGTTAAACACCATATTCTACTAATAATTCTTCAATGTCTTTACGAATTGCAGTGAATGACCAATAGAATTTAAATTCAACATCTTTGTACTTTTTGTATACTTCGGTTTTAACTATGAAATAATCATTTTCTATATTTATCTCTTCTACCCAAAGTACTTTTCCGTGTTGTTTGTTAGTAATTTGTACTTGTACACCCTCTTCTTTGACCAATCCATGAATATAATCGGGTAGTTGTACTTTACATACACCATTTACAACCGCAGCTTCACCAGTTAAACGAACACCGTGATATGGACTTTCTAATGAACCATATCTTAATTTATGTGCGGCTTTAGTTGGGTGATCGATTACGAATGACTTGGTTACCGCAGCAAAGCTACCGTTGACTTCTAGTTTATATCCTGGAGTAGATGTACCAATACCAACATTACCCGAAGTATCTATTACTACTACATTTGCATTGCCTGCAGTTGAGAATAAAATATTACCATTTGCTACAGGGATACTTATGTTACTGTTGCCATTTGCAAAAATACCAGTTAAGTTACCGGCAGTAATATTACCTGTAACTGACAAGTTACCTGCGAGTGATAATAAGTTTGTTGTTTTGTCAAATGTTAGGTTTGCACTTGCGCCAGCCGCTCCTGCATCATTGAATATAACTTGAGTATTACTACCTGCAACTGGACCAGTAGCGCCAGTTAGACCAGTAGCTCCTTGAACACCTGTAGCTCCTGTAGAGCCAGTTATACCAGTAGCTCCTGTTTCACCAGTTGCACCTGTAGCTCCTGTTTCACCAGTTGCACCTGTAGCGCCATTTGTACCTGCTGTGCCGGTTGCTCCTGTTTCACCAGTTGCACCTGTAGCGCCATTTGTACCTGCTACACCAGTAGCACCTGTAAGACCAGTTGCACCAGTTGCACCTGTAGCTCCTGTTTCACCAGTTGCACCTGTAGCGCCATTTGTACCTGCTACACCAGTAGCACCTGTAAGACCAGTTGCACCATTTGTACCTGCTGCACCAGTAGCTCCAGTTTCGCCAGTCGCGCCATTTGTACCTGCTGTGCCGGTTGCACCTGTTAGACCAGTAGCTCCAGTAGCTCCATTTATACCTGCTGTGCCAGTGGCACCAGTTAGACCAGTTGCTCCATTAACACCTGCTGCACCAGTAGCTCCAGTTTCGCCAGTAGCACCTGCAGTTCCATTTGTACCTGCCGTACCAGTAGCTCCAGTTGGGCCTGTACTACCAGTTGGGCCAGTAGCACCTGTTGATCCTTGTGGTCCAGTAGCACCAGTAATACCATTTACGATTGCTAAAAACAGGTTACTGTCATTGGCAAAGTTTGTAGTTCCAGTTCCGCTTGATGTATCGATTGTTACTGGTACTGTCCAATAAGCAGTGCCTGTGCCTGGATTAACAGCAGTTGGTGTGCCAGTAACTGTGAATTTTTGATAGTTTGAACTAACATTTCGGTCTTGTATAAGAATAGTTTCAGTCGCAGAAATAAGCGCCAAGAATACATCGATGTCTGTACCATCATCTGTTAAATGACTGATGTTTATTGATGTAGCACTTATTTGTGTAGCATTATTCCAAAGCAAATCACCATCGCCCGGATACCCTGACGTTGCCGTAGTATTTGCTTGATATAAGAATAAACTTGATGAAGTTCCTTGAGCACCTGTTGCACCCTGTGATCCAGTAGCACCTGTTGCTCCTACACCAGTAGCACCTGTAAGACCAGTTGCACCAGTAGATCCTTCTGCGCCATTTGCACCAGTTGCACCTGTAGCTCCATTTGTACCTGCTGTGCCAGTAGCACCCGTTAATCCTGTTGCTCCGTTAACACCTGCTGTACCAGTTGCGCCAGTTTCACCAGTTGCTCCATTTGTACCTGCTGTGCCAGTAGCACCGGTTAATCCAGTAGCTCCAGTTGCTCCATTTGTACCTGCTACGCCAGTAGCACCTGTAAGACCTGTTGCTCCGTTAACACCTGCTGTGCCAGTTGCGCCAGTTTCGCCAGTAGCGCCATTGGTACCTGCTGTGCCAGTAGCACCGGTTAATCCAGTAGCTCCGGTTGCTCCATTTGTACCTGCTGTGCCAGTTGCGCCAGTTTCGCCAGTAGCGCCATTGGTACCTGCTGTGCCAGTAGCACCGGTTAATCCAGTAGCTCCAGTTGCTCCATTTGTACCTGCTGTGCCAGTAGCACCGGTTAATCCAGTAGCTCCGGTTGCTCCATTTGTACCTGCTGTGCCAGTAGCACCTGTTACGCCGGTAGCGCCTTGAGTTCCTGTTGCGCCAGTTTCGCCAGTAGCGCCATTGGTACCTGCTGTGCCAGTAGCACCTGTTACGCCGGTAGCGCCTTGAGTTCCTGTTACACCGGTTGCACCAGTAGCTCCGTTAGTACCTGCTGTGCCTGTAGCACCAGTAGCACCAGTGGCTCCGGCAGCACCTGATTCAGGAACTACCCAACTTAGGTTACCTGTACCATCTGTAGATAGAATATAACCAGTTGTACCACCATTAATTTTAACATTACTAACATCACCTAAATTTGCTAAACCATTGACCGACAATTCAGTCAGTGTACCCACACTTGTTATATTTGGTTGAGCCGCTGTTATTAGGTTACCTTCTAATGAAATTGCGCTTACTAAATTACCACCTGTTAAATCACCACCTGTTCCATTACCTACGGTTATATTACCTACACTTAATAAATCGGTATCTACATCATATGTAAAGTTAGCAGTTCCGTCAAGAACCCCGGCATTGTTAAATTGAACTGCGGTATTTGGTCCACCTATTAATGCGGCCGCTGCATCGACCCAAGATAGATTACCAGTGCCATCTGTAGATAACACATAGCCTACTGTACCACCATCAATAGAAATATTACTTACATCACCTAAATTACTATTACCACTCACTGTGAGTGTGCTTAAAGTCCCAACACTTGTTATGTTGGGCTGAGAATTTGTGGCTAATGTGCCGGTTACTAATGTAGCCGACACATTACCTGAGTTTATATTACCTGTAACAGACAACGACCCTAATATGCCTAAACTTGTAATGTTTGGTTGTGCGTTTGTAGTTAAAGTTCCTGTAAAGTAATTTGCCGTAACAAGATTACCTAAAGAAGCATTAGCTACTGTGATATTACCACCTACACTTAACTGACCAGTAGTCTTATTAAATGTTAGATTAGCTGTACCACCAAATGCACCACCGTCATTGAACTGGACTTGGGTATTAGTACCACCTGGAGAGGTAGCACTAGGTCCCGCTGACCATTGTAGGTTTCCTGTACCATCAGTCTGGAGAAAGTAGTTATTACTACCCCCAGTGATGATGACATTGCCTACGTTGCCTAAGTTTGCAGTCTCAGTTACAGTGATGTTAGCAGTTGTTATGTCTCCGTTAGAAGCTATAACATTGCTAACACCACCTACTGATACCCCAAATAATGCATTAAAGGGTTTAGTTGCCATATTATATAATATTAAATTAGTCTATACTGAGTTGTCCAATCTGTACTGTTACTTGATGCTGCATTTACTGTTAGTGCAATGTTACTACCATCTATAACTACTGCTAGATCGGTAAATGTTGCAGAACCTAATGCTAGAGTACCAAATATAGAGTAGTCAACTGCTGTGCCATTTGTTACAGCCTGTACAGTTGCCATACTATATGCGTTACCAGCAGTACTAATACCCTTAACTAGATACTCAACACCAGTTACACCAGCTACTGGGAATGTAGCAATAGTAGTAGTGTTTGTACCTGATGTAGTTACTGTAGCACCAGTAATCTTTGTATTAGCTGTTACTGCTAGTACACTGCTTACTGTTACAACATTACTATCTTTGTTGAATGTAAATGCTGCGCTAGTGTTAGCAACACCGCCGTCATTGAATACTACTGCTGTGTTAGAACCAGGAATTGTGATGTTACCTGAAATGTTACCAACAACATTACCAATAAAGTTCTGTGCTGTTACATTACCTGTTACACCTAGAGCGCCTGCAATATTAGCACCAGTTGAAGTTACTACTAGTGATGTGTTACCACCTGCTGTTAGATTAACATTACCATTTGTTAGAACAGTAACATTGCTTGAACCAGCTGATAGAGGACCAAAGAAGTTAGCAGCAGTAACATTACCAGTTACGCTTAGGCTTGTACCAGTAGCAGCACCGATATTTGGTGTTACTAGAACAGCACCTGCTTTAATAGCAATTTCGTTATTACCATTGATTTCCATTTGAGTATTAGCAACCTGAGCACTGAATACTGTACCAGTTAGTAATAGACCTGCACCAGCTGTATATTCACCAGCACCTGAGAACTGTAACCACACAATTGGATCTGTACCAACTACTGTAACTTCGTCAACTTGTACCCAACCTGTTGAATTGTACTGAGTACCACCAGTAACGAATGTAAAGTCACCGCCTGCGATTTCAGCACCAGTATCAAAGTCAGTAGCACGAGTCAATACTGTACTACTTGTTCTTACATAGATACCGTTATTTGCAGGAGCAACTTCGTTCTTAACAAGAATACGCATACCATCTGACAATGTAACACCGTCAATCGTTGTGAATGATCCTGTTGTTGTTAATGTAGCACCAACACCAGCTGTACCGTTATCATATGTAACAGTGCCGCCTGAAATTGTTGCTAGTGTACCTGTTGTAGCTGCGTTACAAGAAGCATGTACATGCAAGCCTTGTGCAACGTCATCAACATATTGCTTTGTAGCTGCATCAGCAGGTGCTGTAGGCATAGCTAGATTTGTGATTTTCTTGCTGTTAACGTCAACTGAACCATTACCTTGTGGCTTTAGGTTAATTGAAGCATTTGCACCTGTTGTTAATATCTCAAATGAACTTGATGTTCTAGACTGAATGAAGTCAGTAATAATATTAGCATTAGTTGTGATATTACCTTGAGCACTTAGAGTACCAACTGTTGATAGATTACCAACTACTGCATTACCTGAAACACTTAGAGTAGCACTTGATACTGCACCTGCTGTTGATAGGTTAGCACCTTGTACGTCGCCTGAAGCACTTACTGTAGCTGCTGATACTGAACCACCTGTTGTGATGTTACCAGCAGTCATTAGACCTGCTGTTGAAACATTACCAAATGTACCTGTACCAGTTGCACTTACTGTACCAACTGTTGAAACATTACCAACTGTAGCTGTACCACTTACTGATACTGATGTTAGAGTACCAACTGAAGTGATGTTTGGCTGTGCATTATTTGTTACTGTTTGAGCAGTAACCGCTGTAACGCCAGTTAATAGTGAACCATTGCCAATAAAGTAGTTACCAGTAATGTTACCTGTTGCGCTAATAGCACCAACTGTTGATAGATTACCAACTGTAGCATTACCTGTAGAACTGATAGTACCTGCTGTTGATACGTTACCAACTGTAGCTGTTCCAACTACTGATAGTGATGTTAGTGAACCAACTGAAGTGATATTTGGCTGTGCTGCTGTTGTTAGTGTACCTGTGAAGAAGTTTGCACTTACTAAGTTAGCACCTGAGATTGTACCGCCTGTACCTGAACCTACAGTGATATTACCTGTTGTTGATAGATTGCCACCAACGTCAGCATTACCTGAAGCACTTAGAGTAGCTGCTGATACTGCACCTGCTGTTGTGATGTTACCACCTGTGATTAGGCCAGCTGTTGATAGGTTGCCTACGTTAGCATTACCACTTACTGATACGCTTGTTAGTGTACCTACTGAAGTGATATTTGGCTGTGCATTTGTATAAACTGTACCAGCTACTAGTGCGTTACCAACTTGACCAGTTACATTACCACCAGTGATAGAAGTTAGTGCTGAACCATTACCGATAATATAGTTACCAGTGATGTTACCAGTTGCTGTTATTAGACCTGCTGTACTTAGATTACCTACAGTAGCATTACCTGTAGAATTGATAGTACCTGTTACGTTTGCGCCTGTTGATGTAACTACGAATACGTTTGCAACACCACCAACGCTTGTGTTAACATTACCGCTTGCTACTGGAATGTCTACATTACTTGTACCATTTGCGATACCTGATGTACCGATTGTTGCAAAAGATAAGCCACCACTACCATTTGTTTGTAAAAATTGTCCAGCTGTACCACCTGTAATACCAACATTACCAACAGCACCTAGTGAGCTTACGCCTGAAACTGTTAGTGTACCTGCTGATACTGCACCACCTGTTGAGACATTAGCACCAGTGATGTTACCTGAAGCTGTAACTATACCTGTACCAACATTGCCAATATTAGCATTACCTGAAACACTTAGAGTAGCACTTGATACTAGACCTGCTGTTGTAACATTGCCACCAGTGATTAGACCTGTAGCACTTACTGTACCACCTGTTGATAGGTTACCAACTGTAGCTGTACCACCAGCACTTACTGTACCTGCTGTTGATAGGTTACCAACTGTAGCTGTACCAGCTACTGACATCGCATTTGAAACTTTGTCAAATGTAAAGCCTGCGCTAGCGTCTAGTTGATCATTTGCACCAGCAAACTGAACTTGTGTGTTTGAACCAGCAGCGTCAACATTACCAAAGAAGTTACCATATAGGTTACCATTAAAGTTTGCTGCATTGATATTACCTGTTGCTGAAATGTTACCAGCATTGATTAGACCTGATGTTGATACATTACCAGCATCAACATTACCTGCTACTGATACTGATGTTAGAGTACCAACTGAAGTGATATTTGGCTGTGCATTTGTATAAACTGTACCAGCTACTAGTGCGTTACCAACTTGACCAGTTACATTAGCACCAGTGATGTCAGTTAGTGATGAGCCGTTACCGATAATATAGTTACCAGTTACGTTACCTGATGCACTTACGATACCTGTGTTTACATTACCAACATTAGCATTACCAGCTACTGAAACTGATGTTAGAACACCAACTGAAGTAACATTTGGCTGAGCATTTGTTGTTAGAGTACCAGTAAAGAAGCTAGCTGCTAGAGTATTGCTAACATTGTTGAAAGTAAAGTCAGCACTTGCACCAAATGCACCAGCATTGTTAAACTGAACTTGTGTGTTTGAACCAGTTACACCTGCTGCTGCTGGGTTAACCCAATTTAGATTACCTGAGCCATCAGTACCTAATACATACCCACTTACACCGCCAGTAATAGCAACATTACCAACATTACCTAGTGATGTTAGACCTGATACTGTTAGTGAACCAGCTGATACAGCACCAGCGGTTGAAACACTACCAACTGTAGCTGCACCTGTTACACTTAATGTGCCACTTGATACTGCACCACCTGTTGTAACATTACCACCAGTGATTAGACCTGCGGTTGATACATTACCAACAGTAGCTGTACCAACTACTGATAGTGATGTTAGTGAACCAACTGAAGTGATGTTTCCCTGTGCTGCTGTTGTTAGTGTACCAGCAAAGAAGTTAGCTGTAACTAAGTTACCTAGATTAGCGTTAGTTGAAACGATATTACCTAGAACGGTTAGAATGTTCGTAGTAGAATCGAATGATAAATTACCAGCACCCGCTGATAAGTTACCTGTAAGATTAGCCCTGGTAGTTGTAATATTACCATTGCTATCTATTACTGTATTCGCTGGAAGGCCTACGCTAAAGCCGCCGACAGAATTTAAGGGTTTTATTGCCATTTTTAAAGTTTCCTTTTGTTATTTATTAAGTATTTAACATGTCTTACTATTCTCAATCTGCATATACTATTATTGAAAGCTTATAAGTTATAGTATTAGCAGCTTTAGGGGAAACTAAAAGTTGTATAGTATTTGGCGAACCAGCAACATAGGCAACTTGAAAGTTTCCCACATCCCCATTTATATACAATCCAGAATATTCGTTAAACTGGACCTCACTACCTAGAAGTACCGATGCTAGTTTCACTGATTGTCTTATATTTGCAGTATTATCTGTAGCTATAATGTTAAAATCTACACCAGAAACTCCCGTTACAGGCAAGCTGTAAAGGATTTGATTCGGTACAGTATTTATCGTAAAAGCAGTTAATCCAGACAAAGTAGCTACATTATTACTACCTGTACTTACCTGTACGGAGTCTGCTATAAGACTGCCTGCAAGCGTTAAAACATTATTACCAGTGTCAAAAGTTAAATTAGCACTTCCATCAAACGCACCCGCATTATTAAACTGAATTTGGGTAGTATTCCCTCCTGGATCGGTTTGTGCACCTGTTGCCCCTGGGAGGCCCGTTGCACCTGTCGCTCCATCGAAACCTGTAGCGCCTACATCACCTGTAGCGCCCGTTAAACCTGTTGATCCTATCGAACCTGTTGCACCTATTTCACCAGTTGCCCCTGTTGCACCACCTGGATCACCTTGTGGACCAGTAGCACCAATAGGGCCAGTTGCACCTTCAAGTCCAGTACTACCAGTAGCACCATCTGCGCCCGAGCTACCTGTTGCACCAACAAGACCAGTAGCACCAATTACACCGGTGGCACCTATCTCACCAGTAGCTCCAGTTACACCAGTAGCTCCTGCGGGGCCTGTTGCTCCAGTTGGACCAGTAGCTCCGGTTGCCCCTGTAGTACTGCTAGCAGCCCAACTTAAATTACCTGTACCATCTGTAGATAGAACATATCCAGCAGTACCACCAGTGATTTTTACATTACCAACAGTGCCTAGTTGTGTAATGCCCTGTACGGTGATATTAGTGATTGTTAATAAACTGTTAGCACTGTTAAAGGTAAAGTTTGCGCTAGCGGCAAATTCACCATTGCTATTAAATTGAACTTGAGTATTAGAACCAGCGGCGCTACCACTAATAGGAGCACCATTGCTGAAATAATAACTGTTTGCATAAACAGTATTGGCAACAACATTAGCAGCTACTAATCTACCAGTGGTAACATTTCCATTAACATCTATGACTTCAATTGGGGGAATATTTACACTAAAACCACCCGCTGAATTGAATTTTTCAAATGCCATTATTCTGCCCAATAATAATTGTAATAATATATTTATCAATATAAAATAATAATGCCGCGTATTCGACGGAATAAAAAATTAACACGGGTGTCTTTTTACACGATCAAACTAAATATAAGAATGAATTATCGTGAAGCTACTATATATTGGATACATCTTACCACTCATACTGATATAGCAACTCAGGGATTTATAGGTGTATCTACCAATTACTTAAAAAGATACAAAGTTCATCGTAATGCCAGCATTAAAAATACGCACACCAATCAACAACTAGCCACAGCTTTTAATACTCACACTGATATAGTAGTTGATGTGTTTATGATGGGTACCAAATCATTTTGTCATCAAATCGAAGCTAAATTGAGGCCCACAACCAATATAGGATGGAACGTGGCACCTGGTGGTCGAGTAGGACCGGGATGGGCTAAGGGTAAAAATGTTGTAGGTGGTAGGCGATCTATTGCTCACCAACCCAATCGTCCTTTTTGCAAACTGTGTAAATCAGCCCTGGCCAAAGCCAATGGTGTTACTAAAAATAAATTCAAAAAATGGCACAAATATTGTTCGGGTTGTGCTAAGGCAGCGTATAACCCAAAATATGGACACCTTTTACATAAAAAGCCCCAGTGTGAAGCGTGTGGATTTATAGCAGCAGACAAATGTCAACTAGATGTAGTATATCGTGATGGAAATAAAAAGAACAAAGATAAAAGCAACATAAAAACACTGTGCGCTAACTGTAATCGATTGATGAATAAAAAGTTAAAGACTAAATCTATTATGGATATAACAATTGACAGTGATGTACGAATTTAATTTTAGCCAAACAAAAAGCACTTGTGAGTGCTTTTTGCTTTTCTTCCCATCCCTTAAATTCTATTAGTATTTAGCCAGTTAATTTGTGTATTATATGATACTATATTACAAAAATGTTACTTTGGTAAAAAATATTTTTTTAAGCGCCTACATTAGTTGAAGGGAATTGTCTAGTTGTGCCTGGCCAAACTATGCGTACTGCGCCGGTGCCTGTGGTGAAAGTGCTTGGTAGACTGCCGTAGCGGCCACCGTCGCCTACTATAACCTGAATTGTTTGTCCTGGAGTAACACTTATATTATTAGCCCAAGCTGCTGCGCCACCGCCTCCGGAAAGTCCACCGCCTCCGTAGTTGCCGCCTTTTGAATTGCCACCTGTTTGACCGGCTACACCGCCTGATCCGCCTCCGCCACCGGTACCATTTGATGGTCCCCCGGCAGCGCCGCCTCCGCCACCTCCACCGTTAGTACCTGCAGTACCTGGCTGACCGTAAACCGATGTTCCACCGGCGCCCGACGCACCAAACCCCAAAATGCCTACACCGCCTCCGCCGCCTGGGTACGCACCACCACCGGTGCCACCTCCACCACCTCCATAATTTCCGCCTCCTCCTCCTCCTGCAGATCCGCTGCCGCCGGCTCCGCCTGAACCGCCAGTTCCATAAATAACGGTACCACCTGCCCCACCAGTTGCACCAGTTGGATTTTTTCCACCACCTGCTTTACATGTAGTTCCATTAAAAGAAGAATCCTCTCCGGCGCCAGTGGCGGGACCTGGGGAGAAACAGCCTCCCCCACCAATACATAGTACTGAAACGCTTGTAACTCCATCGGGAACTGTCCAACTATATGTTCCTGGGGTAGTGTAAGCTTGAGCACCGGTTGGTGGAGGTTGACCGGAAAGTGTGATACCAGAAAGAGTGATATTTTCAAATATAATTGGCATTTTAAAAATCCTGTATTAGTTTATATTTATCTCATTTTGAATATACTCTATGATATAGCTTTAACTCAACGCTTTTTACAGTTGTCTCCGTGCCACCTTGTGTAGTTACTTGGACCTACAACTATTCCACAATGTTCACATGTCTTTTGTAAATCAGGTCTACGATTTGGATTATTTTCAGAAAATTCTTTCTTCATTCTTTCAGCCATTCTATCTCCAAATCCTTTTGGTTTTTTAACTCCTTTTAATTTCACAGACCTTATTTGTTTTTGTTCTTCGCTCATTGGGCCTTTAGGTTTACCCTTCGAGGCTAGTGACATTAGTTTTTTAGTTTCATCACTTCTTTTTTGTCCTGTGACTTTATCAATTCTTTTTCTTTGTCCTTCAGCTTGTTTAACAGGATCTATTTTTCTATTACGAGTTCGTTCTCTATGCTGTTCTAAATCTTCGCCTTCTAATTTTAGACCTTTGTTCCAAGCTTTGCGGCCCTTCATTTTTTTACTATGGTTCTCTGCATGTTCTATTCTATACTTTTCATACACTCTTGCTGTTATTTTTGTATGATAACGTTCTTGATATCTATTTTCTGCTTTCATTCCATTGAGTGCATATAGCATCTTACTTCTGTCATCACCTTCAGTCATCTTAATAAGTAGCCAATGACATATAAAGTGTTCTCTTGCTGTTAGATCCACTAAGTTTTCTTTGTCATTACTACCACCTAATGATTGTGGTATAATATGATGCGTTTCGGTGTAACCCTCTGTAATGCGTTGTTTGGCATTAGAAGTTATTCTATAATAGCGTTTGGAGTATTTGTTAGTAAGCATAATTTTATTTATACATAATAACATCTTTCAGTGATTTTAGATACAGAAATGGGCACCAAAGTGCCCATTTTTATTTGCTTCAAAATTCAGTTTATCACTGAAAAGTGAAATTTTATTGGAATGTAAGGTTCTGAACTGCAATTTCTCCCACATAATCAGCCGCATTACCAAAACTGCTTGCGGTGTTAGTGAGTTCTATGTAGCCATATCTTGTCATAAAGCTAACTACTGGTTCGAAGGTGTTAGGATCTAGAACAACACCACTGCTCATTAGAGGAATATATGGGCAATAGAAAGCTGCCGCATCTGTCTCTGATGAACCCTTATAACCAACTAGTACTGGCTGTGTGTCAGGAGCGTAAGAGTTAACGAATACACGCATTGCACCGTTTAGTGTACCAACGAACTTGGTGTTTGTTGGAGCTTCGAATGTACCTTCTGTTGTACGAGCAAATGCTGATGTTGTAGCACTTTGTAGAACAGTTAGTGAAGCTGGTGAAACAACGGCCCAATTACCTGCACCGCGACGAGTACGCTGTGCGATTAGGTTAGCAACACGATTGATTAGAACTGCTAAAGCAGCATGTTCGTCACCAACGTATGTAGCTGTACCTGATACAGTAGCTTGGTTGAATGTGTATTCAGTTGAAGCTAGAGTAGCTAGAGATAATAGAATCTCTTGGTCAATTTCAGCAGTAATTTCTTGAGCTAGAGCAGCCATGATTTCTGCTTCAACGTCGATGCCATGTTGTGACTGAGCATCTTGTGCAGCTTCGAATGTCCAACGAGCTTGTAGCTTGCGTGACTTAGCTTCGACAGCTTGACGTAGAATTTGTACTGAAATTTGCTTACCGCCATTGCCTTCAAGAACAGCAGTATTATTACCAGTGTAACCACTAGCAGTACTACTATTCTGTGGTGTGCGAGAATAAGCCTGTGCAATTAAGAATGGGCTTAGAGCTTCTTGACCAGCTACTACTGATGTTTGTGCTGCTGAGTTGTCAGTTAAATTCTGAGCATAGCGAACACGAAGAGTATGAATCTGACCAACTGGTCCTGTCATTGGCTGAACGCCTACCAATTCGTTAGCGATAACGGTTGGCATAACACGACGGATTACTGGTAGAATAACGCGGTTTAGAGTTGCGATATTACCAGCTGTAGTTGTACCGGCTGAACTTTCAGCTAGTAGTTGTTTTTTGGTGTTTTCTAAAATAACACCCATTGTTGAACGGCGAGTTCCTTTTAAGCCTTCTAACAGGGCCTCTTTGGTCTCTCCCCAACGGCTTTCTAATAGTACTTTTGACATTTTATGTTTCTCCTAAATATATGTCGTAAATTAAAGCCCTGCTAGGCGTTTGATATCGATAACGTTATCACGTCCTTCGACTTCAACTTCCTGTTTGGCAGCTTTATCCCCAGTTACTTCTACCACGCTCTCACTGATAATAGCTTTAGACTTCTTTTCAGCTCCTGTGTTTAGAACTGCTGGTAGATATTTGTCGAAAGTGGCTTTCAATTTTGTTGTTGGCACGCTTTCTAGTAAGTTTTGCATTACTTTTGCTTTTTCATCATTTAATGAACCTAGCAATTCTGTCAATGTCTTTTCACGAACATTGCTTTCTTTGATAATGCGAACTTCACGTTCTTTTGTTTCAATCAGCTTTTGTGAATCTTTAGCTGACTTGATGGCTTCGGCTAGTTGATTATCTTTATGCGCTAGCTGTTGCATTAGTTTGCGAGTTTCAGCTTTCTCACTTAAATGAGTAACACTAAATTCACCTGCAAATGCTTCAAATAGACGACGACCAAAGTTATTTTCTTTTGCCGTTTTGATATCTTCTTTCAACTGTCCTAACTCACCCTTTAGTTGACTTGTTACAGCAGCATTCAATCTTCTAGCACTTTCAGCTACAAAACGAGCTTTTAGTGATTCTAATTGTTTGCGACCTTCAGCTACTAACTTGACCTTAGCTTCAACAACTGCTTGCTTGTCTTGTGCGAATTCTTTAATTTCGCGGGCAAGAGCGTGAACAATAAATTGCTCTAGCTTTTGTTGACTTTCTTTTTGAATCTTACGATCAGAGCGTAATTCTTTAATTTCTTCAGCTAGTTTAGTAACCATGAAATCATTGAACTTTGTTGCGCTTTCGCGTAATTTTACTTGTGCTTTCACACGGTCTTCATTCATTGCTTGTCTTTCAACTTGAAATTCTTGAATCTCAGTTGTTAGGCCTTCTGTAATCATTTTGTCAAGGGCTTCTACCATAACACTACGATCATGCTCATAGCGTTGTGCGAATTCTTCTCTTAATTCTGCGCGTACCTGTTCACGAGCTTCTACCAATTTAGATTCCCATGCTTCGCTGATAGCTTGGCTAGTTTCTTCGTTGATGATTCCGCTTTCAAGTAGTGGCTTTATAGCATCAAACATGCTTTATTCCCCTTTGTTAATCTTGAGGTCCTTAATAAGACGAACCACTTCGTCTTTTAGGTATCTCTGTACTTTTCTGTCGCCTTGAGCGCCCTTAGCTATATCCAACATCTTATGACCATGTTTCATATTCATAAGAGATTCATAAATTGCTTTCGGATAAGCATTTGGTGCGCTTGGCTGTGCGACGATATCCACAGTGACAATTTCAAAGTCACTTACTTTGCCATCCATATCGTTCACGTTTCCGCTACCTCGACTAGATACGCCAAGTTTTACACCACTCTCCAACATGGTAGCGACTAACTGCCCCATTGGAGTTGGTAAAATCTTTAGTTTTCCGAATCCATTAGCACCGTCCATCCACATTTGAGTAATCATATGTGAAACGCGATCTAAATTGATTTTTAAATCATCTGGGTGATCTACTTCACCTAGAACTGAATAGCCTTCGCTAATTTGTTGATTTAGTGTGCTAACCGCTGACTCAATTTCAGATACGGGGTAAATGCGCTCATTGGCATTTTTAACCCCGCCCTGAATGAAAATCCCCTTCATATAAAGAGATTTTTTGTCTCCATCTTCCTTGACAGATTCGACCACCATACTAGCGCGGTCGAATGTCAAGTGTTCTTTTAGATACAAAGCCATGGTCTAATAGAATTCTTATTTACGCTTGCGTGATTCAGCTACTGGGCTTTTGGTATTAGTACCAGCAGCTTGAGTTGTAGTTGGCTTAGGTGCTGCCATTAAATCTTGATTTCTTTGTGCTGGTGAATTTTTCCAGTTGGTAGCATCTTTAACTTGACCTTCGCCCTTTGAGTATGCATTGCTTGGGCCTTTTGGACCTGTTGGAACTGATTCAGTATTACCTGAGAATTTTACTGGACGACTTGCCATTCCAGCTTGTCCTGAGTTATCAGCATATGTACTCTTTGGTTGTGAACCATTGTCACCACCAATCTTTGAACCATATAGACCTTTCATTTGTTGAAGTTGAATAGCTTCCATCATTGCTTCTTCTTCATCATTATCTTGTTCCATATCTTTAGTTAAATCTTCACCATCTTCTTCTGCTTCGTCATCAAACTCAGCATCGGATTCATCATCAGATTCATCTTCGGAACCCATGATTTCTTCGAACTCAGCCATTAGTTGGTCTAGTTTATCTTCTAGGTCAACTACGCGATCTTCTAGTTCTTCAGAATCTTCTTCATCATCAGAATCCATGTCGATGTCCATCATTTCATCTTCACCGTCATCCATGTCATCGAATTCTAAATCTTCCTCTTCTTCGGACATACCTTCTTCTTCCATACCTATTTCGTCCATTAGTTGACCAACTTCACCAACGTACATAGAGTTTTCATCCATGCTGTCATCCATCATTGACTCATAGATTTCGCGTGATTTCTCAACTACGATATCATGAAATAGCGCACGAGCTTGTTCTTCATTCTCATTGATAATTAGATCAATAAGTTTTTCAAATTTTCTGTTATCCATTATAAATTTCTCCTAATAGAAATGGCTTTGTATGAGATATTTAGTGTGTAGTTAAAAAAACAACGCAATAAGTGCTATTTTTTAACTTTTATTGTGAAAACTACATTACAACCGTAGTTTTATTGATTTTTATAGAGAGGGAGCGGCGCCTTCGGCTGCGGCCGGTGCACCGTATTGTTGATGGATTTTTTTAAGATATTTTACTTTTTCATAATTACGAACATCAGTCATCTTTCGTAATTTACGAATTTGTTTAAGAGTTAATTTAGTCTTTCGGCTTTCTTTCCATTTTGGACTACTGTGGTCAGAAGCCACATCTTGGTATCCGGGAATCGCAGCGTTGAACATTTCTAATAGTCGCATTTTTATGTCCTATATAGTATTTATCAAATAAAATTATATTGCGCCTGGTGGAGCTCCAACGGCGCCGGCGGCTTCAGGTGATCCAGGGGTTGGAGTATTTACAGGAGCAATAATTTCAGGTGCTTCGCCTTCAGGTTGCTCGGCTGCTTCAGCCTCTTCACCAGTATCAATATCACTTTGAATATCACCTGAACTAATACCAATACTTCGTAGATCATTGCCTTTTGGTTCAATATCAACTTCTTTGTTATTTTCTTCACGCCACATTTTTTCGTTTTTGTTGATTTCTTCTTCAGTTAATCCCAAGAATCTTTCTAGTGCAAATCGCTTGCTTATATAGGGATATTGTTCTATTGAAGAAAATGTAGATACTCTAGCAGTATCCATTTCTGCTTGACGATAACTTGCAAAGTTTTGCGGTGGATTAAATTCTAGTGCGAATAAACCAGAATCAATGTTTAGGCCGCGCCATCTTAAAAATAGTTTAAACTCATCATCTAGCTTTCTACAAATATATCCCTGCAATCTTTCACAGTATTGGTTGAATCTAAACTCTTGAATCATGGCAGTACCAACTCTACCATCACTAAGTGGGGTAGCATTATCGTCAGGACCAGTTGGTAAGTATGAACTTGGTACTCGCAATCCACGAGCTAATCTGTTATTAAAGTAGCGCAGATCATCAATCTCACCCAAATTCTGACCACCGGGTAACATTTCTACAGTACTTCCTCTACCATCTGCTGTAACTGGGAAGAAATAATCTTCATTCATACTCAGTGGATTATAGGTAGCATCAACTATCGCTTGACCACCCTGTATGCTTGGAATCCTACGCTGATGTATTTCATTTTTAACACGATCAACGAATGCCATGGCCATGTGTGATGGCATATTACCAACGTCAATCTTAAACATTCTGCGCTCAGGTGCTCGCTGAACACGATAAATTAAAATTGCATCTTCTAATAATTCTTTTTGTTTATAAACTTTAAAGATGTTTTCTAGTATGGACTGACCAAATGGCCAAAATCTATCTAGACCCTCAGTTAAACTTAAATGAACCACGTGCTTAGAATCAATAGCAGATTCGTTAAATCCCAATGAAAATCTACTACCTGTAGTGTTATATGGCATAGCAGGTACTGTATAGCCACCACTTCCACCACCGCCACCTGTACCACCTAATCCAGTTGCTGGATTGGCTGCAAAGTCAGTATTTGTTTTTTGAGCTACGGTTAGATTTTCCAAGTTAATGTTAATATCTTTGATAACATACTGTTCAGGTTTTTTACCCTCACTTTCATTAACAATTACTTTAATAACTTTGGTCATATCTACCCAGTATAGCTTAAAGTTTTCTGGATCTCTAACAAATACTTGATCACCATATTTCACAGTGTTTCTAAATATTTTGAATATTCTAGTATCCATTTCATTTAGTTTACACCATTGCTGTAGCTGAGTTTTTAATAGTTCAATCTCATGTGGAGTAGGATCTTCTTTGAATTTTAATGCAAATGGAGTTTGATTGTGTTCGTTCTTTTGGGTACTAAACTCTGAAATGATATCTAAACATGCGTTGATTTCAGCATCTACGTCCATCATTTCATATTGATTATAGCGTTCGATACGATTTGGGTGACCTGTATAAACTTCTGGTAATCTGCTACCATAGTTTTTATAACCAAATTCGTTATTGTCCCAACCACCAGTAGGCGATCCATTTTGTCCTGGACTACCATTCCAAGCGCCTTTATTGCTATTTCCGCCCGAAATTGGGCTCATGGTGCCTGTTGCGTTTATTCTAGTAAATCGTTTTTTGTAGGTCATAGAGTATTTAGTATTAAAGTTATGATTGTCTTAATATTTTCTGTTGTATATCCACGCCCTCAGACAAATAACTAATCATAGTATCAAATTTGTTTATCATAGCTTCAATCATTTCGGTTGAAACCCCACTTGAACCGGTGTTAGGCATCATTGCAGCAGCTTCACTAGGAGATGCTGTAAGCATTTTAGCTAAAATAGAGTTTGGGTCAAGTGGTGCTACCAACTCATTACCATGAAGTTCTACTGGAAATCCCATATTTGATCCTGAGAATATTCCACCTGCTCTGGCCTGCGGGATTTTTGCACTAATAGCCATTAGTTTAGCCCCGTAATCAGGATCTGTCGCATATCCTGTTTTAGCTTGTGCTGAAACAGCCTCTTCAAACGAGTTAGCCGCCAATACACCCTTGTATCTTGAATTTTTTTGTAAAAATCTAATATAATCAGCCGCAGATTCTTCCATAGAAGAATACGTCATAAATTTATCTTTAATAGTTACCATCTTACCATTAATAAATTCTTGTGTTGACAGGGCTGCTGTAGTAGAATCTTTGCGAAAATCTTTAATACCAAAATAATTATTATTGGGAGCGTGTTTTCCGTATCCAGTTTCTAATGCAGATTGTGCTGTACCTAATTTGGCTATAGCTTCAGGGTTGGATACTCCGGCAGATTTAGCCGCTAGCAATAAAGATTGATACATCCTGTCAGTAAAGCCTTGTGGGCGATTATTTTCCCCTGCGCCACCTGCAGCCGTATTGGCGACTGCCGCACCACCTGCCGCGCCACCTGCCGCGCCGGTTCCTGTAGATCCTGCTACTGATGTTACCGAGGACGATGCTGCTAATCCTAATCTATTAGCTTCAGCATTAGATTGATTAGGATCTCTTCCTTGCAATACCTCTAATCTATCTTTCTTAGTTTGTAGCTCTTTTTTTCCACCTTGAGTTAAACTAGTAGGATCGAGTCTAGATAGGCGATCAACGTCACTTGTTAATTCTTTTATTTCTTTCTTTGTTCTTCTTCTAGTTTGGTCTTCCTTAGAACCTATATCCAATTTGAAAGTATCTGCTATCCAATCAACCATTGATGTTAGTGCGTCTGCGAAGGCCGTTAGCGCCGTATTTACTGGGCCTTGTATTAGCTTATACAGCGAATCCATAGCCTCTTTTGTTTTTTTCTCTGCTTCTAATCTTGCGTTTTCAGCTTTTAATGTAGGATCTTTTGCTGCTGCTTCATCAGACATTTTGGCTTTATATCTAGCTTTTTCTTCTTCATATGCCTTTTTGCCTGCTTCTGTATTTCTATTTGTTTGTATGGCGGCTAATCGTCTAGCATCATTATCTATTCCAAATGTTTTTTGTAGTTCAATAGATGCTTGTCCATATGCATATGCACTTTCTCCAAATTCATCTGTGAACTTTTTAGTTACTCTTGTAGTTTCTTCCATATAAATATCGAAGCCATCTTCTCCTCGCTCAAGGGCATCATTTAATTTTTTAAAATTAAAACCACTAGCCAGTACATAAGCACTTTGTTCTGTATATACCTCCCCATTTTTACTAGCAGCCAATTGTAATAGACCAGTGGCTGCTTTTGCATCTCTAGTGGACATTGCTAGTTGTCCAAATGCTGTTTTTGCCTGTATTACCCGACCAACTTCATCTGCTCGGGCTTGTAATTCAGCTTTTTTTGTTTTGTCCAAAGTAGCATCTGCTTGGGCTTGTAACTTATCTCTTTCTATACCTTTAGCAAATAAATAAGCATTAAAATTTTCTTGTGCTAATGCTTTATCTCTTGCTTCTTGCTGTTGCTTTATAGTAGTTCCCGTTAGTGCAGCCAATACTGTCAATGATTCTATATACTCATCTGCACCTTTTCTTTGTTTTTCAACGCTTCTAGCTAGGGTTAATCCAGCGTTGGTGGTTGTTCTAATATAATCGGCTTGTAATTGAGTAACTTCTTCTTGTGAAAATCCCAATCTACGATATGCTGCTCTTTGTTCCTCGGTAGTTGCTGCCAACTGTGCAAACTTTTTTATCCCTTCACCGGTTGAACCACCTAACGCAATTAACCCACTGCCCAACGATTTAACTGGTTTAATTAAACCCTCAAGATTACGAGTACCGTACCCTGCAGTTTCTGCAAATTTTAATAGATCAGATGTGGTTATGGAAGCCGCGGCGCCAATCTCACCTAAATCATTATATGATTTTATTAGTTTTTCATTACCTTCGGTTACTGTTTCTACTGCAAAACTAATTACCTTAATAATTCCGCCTATAGCCTTACCAAAAACACCAATACTTCCTACAAGATCAGCTAATCCAGTTGACGCAGTTTTTAGACTAGCATTATATTTTGACATTCCTCCTTCTGTACTAAGGAGAGCTTTACCAAAGCCTGAGCTAGCGCCGAGGAATTGAGTTTTAAACTGGCCAAGGGCTTGATTTACCTCGTCCCTTCTTTTTTTCTCTTCTGCTAGTGCTTGGTTGTTTGATCTTCTTGCGTCCCTTTCTAATCCTGTTTCCCTCCTACCACTCAACATTTCGGTAGTCCAATTATCTACAGCCTCTCTAGAAGCTTGCAATGAAGCTTCAAGGTCGCGCAAATATTCGGGATCTAAATTATCAGCCATATCATTTACCCACTAAATAGCAATACTGTATTTAGTCTTACTAAAAATACATCTTTTTCTTAAATAGGAACAGTTATGATTCAAGAAAACAACCCACTAAAACAATATTTTCGTAGACCAGCCATATATGTAAAATTACCAAGTGAAGGTAAGTATTATAATTCCTCTACAGTATCAATGCCTGACAACAAAGAATTACCTGTTTTTCCAATGACTGCTATCGATGAAATTACTGCTAGAACTCCTGATGCGCTATTCAATGGAGAAGCAGTAGCAGACATAATTAGAAGCTGTATGCCCAATATCAAAGATCCATGGGCAATAGTAAACATGGATCTTGATGCTATTTTAATCGCAATTAGAACTGCAACAAATGGTAATAACATGGAAATTGAATCTATGTGTACTAAATGTTCAGAAGAATCAAAGTATGATATAAACTTAGTTGGTATACTAGCAGGACTAAAACCAGGCAATTATGACCAAGAATTATTACTAGGTGAGTTATCCATTAAGTTTAAACCATTAACCTATAAAGAAATTAATCAAATTAATACATCTCAATTTGAGATACAACGAGGATTTGCCCAATTAGACGCTATAACAGAACTAGAAGCAAAAAATGAGAAGATCAAAGAACTACTTATTTTAACCACTAGACTAACTTCACAAGCCATTACTAATAATATTGAATATATTAAAACCCCTTCAGCCTTCGTACAAGAAAAAGAATATATATTGGATTTTTTAAACAATTGTGATAAAAATACATACGATATGATCAAAGAGTTTAATGTAAAATTAAAAGAAGGCACTGACATGAAACCCTTAAAGGTAAAGTGCATACACTGTCAACATGATTACGAACAACCATTTACATTAAACATGTCTGATTTTTTCGGCTAAGGCTTTTGAATCTTGGACACGAGGGTGTTCAAAAGCTGTTGGACGTAATGGAAAATGATGCAAACGAAATTAAAACATCAGCCCTTAAATTATCTTGGTACATGAGGGGAGGTGTCTCTTATGAAGATATACTTAATATGTCTACTTATGAGAGAACCCAATTAAATGAGATCGTTAAATCTAATTTAGAAACTACTAAGAAATCTAACTTACCATTCTTTTAATCAACTCACTAACATACCAGTCTTGTGGTTATTAACGAGATTGGTATGTTATTTTTATCCATTATTATTCATTTATATCAAACTATCCTCATCTAAAGTTGTCTTACAGACAACTAATCCCTTCACTTATCTTCGCTACGCTCAGATTAAGTTCGGTATTCTTTTTAAAGAGTAAATTAGTATCATTAATCTTAAAACTCTTACTGGATATTAACAACTGCATATATTACTACTCATGCTGCTCAGAAGCCATGGTAGTGCTATTTCAGCACTACCAATGGATCTAACATGCTATGCTGTCGTCGACCAATCGCTATCTTCCCCCACATAATCAGCCACTATTAAGTGCTACTATGTGCCACCGGTTGCTCTGTAAAGTATTTACGGGACTGTAGTTGAGACTTGAATCTACACAAGGAGATCCGCCATCTCAGCAACGCATGTTCTACAACATCAAGATAGAGTAGTTGTAGACTCATTCAGGGTTCGCTGCAACGAGAGCCCTGTCGGTGTTCCACACCATATATACTAGCTTACAATTTGCAAAAAAGAAGCTTTTGAAAAATATATATGCTGCGCTTTGCTCCAGAATCCGTCGGCAACGAGCCTTACCTCGGCTGACTCAAGGAGGGTCGAGGAACCTCGACCAAACAAATTGTTAGTTGATTGCTTTGGTAGCTGTAGGGTTATCTGAAGGTTTTGACTTGGTGTCTATGGTTTGAGAATATGATTTAAGAAGGTCTTTGTTTAGTTTAAAAAATTGTTCAAATTCAATTAATACCCAATCTTGATACTTTTTTGATGTGTAATACATAAAATTATCAGTGATCCAAGTAAGTTTACTTTGCACTGCAATGAAACGACCCTTGCGGTTAAATTTCATAAAAAGAATGTTTACATCATCTATTTCTGCAACGGCCATCAATTGCTCTATCCAGCCGTCTAATACTTTACTATCGCCTGCAAGTACTGCATGAAAAGGAAAGTCTGCGTAAGATTTACATTCAATGTTCATTTTACTAAAGCTTTGACCAGGAACAATGTCACCTTTAAAGGATCTGATCTGCCCCTCATGCAAAAACTCTGTACGACTTTGATTCTTTCCACCAACATATGCCCCTGAACCAGGTGCCCTGATAAAGCTCTCTTCATATAGCTTGGATAGAAAAGTCGCAACTTCTCGTTCAAAACTACTTCCTTTGGCTTTTTGTGGACTAGGCATGTTAGTACTTATACTTTATTATCTGAGTTAAAAAATTATTCTATATCTACTGAAGTAGCGTAGCTAGTAAAGCCACCCTCTTTGATTACTTTTAGTACACTGGGAACACGACCTGCTAGCTCCTCACGATGACTAACTAACCAAATACTCTTTTGACGACGCCTAGACATATCTTTTAAGATAGCGATACTATTTTCAACACCCATAGTATCTAGACCCGAGTCTATCAGTTCATCAATGAAAAGCGTATTTATAGGAGAATATAGATTTTCCCAAACATCTCTAAACGCAAAGCTTAGACCCAATATAAGACGATTACGCTCACCCCTGGATAAATTATCAAAGTCTAATTCACGACCCAACTCAGTAATTTCTACAGTTAGATCATTTTTAAAGATAACTTGATGTGGTAGTCCAATTTTATCTAAGTAATGGGTTAGTCTAGCATTTAAATAGCTAAGATTTTGGTCAATGATCTTTTTACGAACAAATGAATCTTTGCTAGTTAATAAATCAAGTAGAAACTTTTCATGCTCCATTTTGCGAGTTAGCACATTAATCCTATCAAAATTGATTTCTTGTAGCGCCTGACTCTCCATTTCTGCTATTTGTTCAGCATAGGGATCAGACTCTAAATTCTTGTTAGTAATTTGGACTAGTAATGACTCTACTCTGCTGCTATGCTTTACAGCCGCACTTTCAGTATCGTAGTGAGTTTTAGGCTGTACTCCCAGTGTTAAATCAGTATGCTCTAATAATTGCTCGGCATAAGGATCAACCTCACTCTTTTTAGCGTCAATTTTTTGCTGAATAGAATCAATTTCACTACTATGTTTGATAGCTTCAGTTTCAGTTTTATAGTGTGTAGTAGGCTTAGTGGGTACAAATACTTCGTTTGCTTCTAATGTAGCATATTCACTAGCTAATACGTCCGCTGCTTTTCTACTTTCTGTTAAATCTTTTATTTTTTTGTCTAGAACTGTGGCATGCTCTTCATCATGAAAGTCTTGCTTACATGCATAACATTTATGATCTTTAAGAGTTTGAACCTCAGTATCTAACTTTGCCCAATTTTTGTTTTCTTTATCTAGTTCTTTTTTAATTCTGGCAAGTTGGAGTTTACGGTCATCTGACTGCTTAACACAATCATTATAAACTACCAAATTTTTGTGTGCTTGTAGCTCATCCTCAATGTAAATAGTATTGAGTGTACTTAATTGTTTGGTTAGATTTCTTATTTCTTCTTCTTGTTTTTGTTTCCAAGCAGTTTGCCTAGCCAATAAACTATTATGCCGATCTAGCTTTTCTTTATTTTGTAGCCAAACCGCTAATTCTTTATGTGCTTTAAGTTCGCTAATGATATCAATATGGCTTAGCTCATCGTATTCATTTACTAGCTTAACTAAATCTTCATCGTGTTTGGTTTGCCAAAGCTTTTCTCTACGCTTTAGCGAATCAATTTGTTCTTTAACTCGCTTATTGGCTTCTTCAATTGCTTTGACTCTGAATTCTTCTTGTTGTATAGCATCTTTGCTATCTCTAAGCATGGTCTTAATAATCTCGCCCTTTTCACTTAGTAGCGTGATCCCAAGCAACTGTTCAATGATGTTTCGTTGATCATTGCTTTTCATTGCTAGAAAAGGTTCGGAGTAAGTATTAAGTGCTATAATGTGCTTGAACATATCGGCCGACATGTTAATGATTTTTTCAATCTGTGCTTGCGTTTCTTTATTCTCGCCCTGAGCATCATCTTGAACTTTTTGTTGAACATCATTTACATAGAATCTAAGGATATTGGGTTTTCGACCACGTTCGATTTTATACTCGATCCCATTTACACTAAATTCCAATGTAACCAACATAGCTTTACCGTTTGTACGATTTACTAAATTGTCTTTACGAATAGAATTGATAGGGATCCCAAACAGCGCATAGCTAAGACCCTGGATAAGAGTAGTTTTACCTGTACCATTTCTAGCACCATCACCCCCTAAGTCTAAATTCTCACCCAAGATTAGAGTTAAATCTTGACGATCAAAATTTACAGCTTGGGTGACAGCACCAATAGATAAAAAATTACGAAGAGAAATATTTTTTAGTATAATCATTTTAATCTCGTAAAAAAGCTCCTTTTGAGTCCTCTTTCAGCCCGCAGCGTGCGTTCCATTATACCTTCAAGTTTAAGCTTAACCCCGATTAACTGTCGCTGCTCTCTTAAACAACCTATATAAGAATGAGTGTTTGTTATCTCAGCTAGCGCAATGCCCAAGCATTTATTAATTTTAATCAAAGATTCTAATTTTTTATCTGCTTGACTTGATCTCATAAACTGTTATAAATCTCTAATAGAATGCGTTTGTCGAACGAGTTAGATTCGATAGCATTAATCTGATCCAAAATAATTTGATCTACACTTTCAAATTTAAGATCACCAGTAGCAGGATCTTGCCCTGCTTGTTCTATTTTCATAGGTATTAGTGCCATTTCTCTTAGCTTATGTTCTGGGATAAGTGTTTCTCTAATAAAATTGGCTTCTTCATATGAAATATCAATATCAAGATGCACTCTAACATGCGAATCGGGCAACAGCAATCCTTTTGGGTTTTCTAACACATCACTTAGCTTGTGAACTCTGAAAAGAGGTTGATTGGGCCAAGAATGAAATTCTGGCTCTTCACCCCAAGATAGTATCATCATACCCCTAGCATCATCTCCCGCATCTGCATAATTGTGGGGGAAAGCGTTACCAATATACCAAATATTCTTTCTGCTTTGTCGTTTATGAAAATGTCCTGAAAATACTTTATCAAATCCAGTCATGTGATTCTCATTGATTTCCCCATGATCAGGCATTTCAATCATAGCATTCATAAAAAAATGAGGTAGCTCAAGATGCCCAAACATATACTTTGCAGACATTTTTTGTAACTTTTTATAATCTTCTTGAACTAACCATGGGGCAATAACCACATCGTCTTGTTTAAAAAACTCATTAACAATGGTTACTCTGGGTAAATGCTTTGCCCATGCCACACTGTGAATATCTCTGCGATCACGATAGTAAAGATCGTGATTACCAGGAATAAAGAATACCTGATCAAAATTATCGTTGAGTTTTTCAAGAGCCTGCAGCCCAAACTGAAGAGTATGAATATTGATACTTGCTCTGTGGTGATTGTAGTCGCCCAAAAAGAAACAAGTTTCACACCCCTCAGCTTTAGCTTTAGCTATGAACCAATCTACGAAATTGGTACAGTCTTGGTTATGTTGTAGGCTATTGCTTTTCAAACCGAAATGAATATCAGTGAATGCAGCCGCTTTTTTAAATAATGTAGTCATCTACTCTATTATACAGATAAGATAAGTGATTAACAATAGCGAAGGTTACCTTATTCTTCATAAACGGTAGAACTAACCCCACCAGCACCACCTTGACGCGACCAACTTGGGTTAAGGCCGTTGATTTCCAAAATATCATCACGAATATTTTGGTTACGCTTTTCAGTGTTTAGCACTCGACAAAATGAATTAGTTATAGCAGCAGTGTAATATGCAAATGGGTTAGCACTTTTCGCTTCATTAAATCGAAGACCAACATAAGTTAGCTGTAGAATAGCACTGTTTTGCATTTCATCACGATAAGTGTATCCACGCCAGTTATACTTCATAGCATATTTTTCGCACATCATGATATACATTCGGGCTAGTGTATTGGTAAGCTGCCCATGATCTTTGCTAAACGAACCAGACACCAAATCACCCTGCCAATGACTTTTACCTACACAGTAAAAGCTATTATTATCGTCAATCTTAAAATGCTGAAAGGGTGGGAAATTGACCTTAACATGAACCATATCGTCTATTTCTCTTGCAGTAACTACACCCTCTAAGTCTTCAAACAGTGAGTCGGATTCAATGATTTCAAGTTCAAAAATGTCTTTGGCTGTTTTCTTTTTAACAGTTTTTCTAGGTTGTTTGGGTGCAACTGGAATATGATCCCAACACATTACGCGAAATACTAAGTCAGTGACAGGGATAGTAGTTGGGTCTATTTTTGTTCCCAGTTCTTGTCCTAACCTAACAGCACGATTTTCTTGTGCTTGCTGTATAATTTCTGGTTTGAAGGCATATTCTAAACTGGTATTAATGGGATCTTGGGGCATATCAACGATAAAATCATAGCGATGATATTCAGGTTGTTCATAAAAACAGTAAGTATTTTTACTTGCGTGGATCTCTTTGAGTATATCTTTGTTGTTAAGATAATTGATTGGTTTTTTGTATGGTATAGACATAGCTTCCTTATATAGTTTTTTACTATTATACAGCCTTGAGAACCGCAAATCAACCTATTATAGTTAAAAAGGGCACATTTTTGAAACGATAAATATAGTGTAGAGATAGTATTTATACATAGGATATTAAGCATTATGAGTCAAACTGCCGCTCAACAATTAGCCCAAGCACTAACAAAAAAACAGGCTGAGATTGCTAGTACCAAAAAAACTTTGGCTATTCAAACTCAACAACTTGCGGTTAGTCGAGCGGAGCTGGCGGCACAGGCTAAATTGGTAAATGATGCTACGCAAAGTTTGCTTGCATATAAAGCAACATTAACCGATCCTGTACAACGAGCAGGTGTTGATCAATCTATAGCTGCGCTACAACCTAAGTTAATAGCACTGCAAAATCAAACATCTGGGCTACAGTCTGCGGTTAATTTTACTCGTTCTACTTTAAACACACAACAAACTGCTGCCGCTAATATTCAAAAACAGATTACAACAGAAGAAAATTCTGCTAGCCAAACTGGGCCTGTCCCATCTGATACCAACAATGTAACGGATAACTCAGTAGTTAACACGACTGCTACTGAGATACCAGAACCTATAAGTCCCGTAGATCCTACACTGGGCGAGCTTGGTATTAATACAGCAATAATACCTAAGGCAGCTCCTGACCCTATAGATACTAATACATTGGGTGAACTTGGTATTAACACTGATCAACTAGTACCTGATCAAACATCCGCAGAAACAGCTAGGTTAGCCAGACAATCTAATGCTACTGGATTAGTAAAACAAACTCGCTCGGATGCGGTCAAGGCTACAGCGATAAATCAACCTACTCAATCGGATTGGAGAGTTAGATTACATTTAGCTAAAAATGCAAATTATTTATACAATGTGGCTAAACCGGGGGATTTATTGTTTCCTTTAAAAGATACTGAAGGAGTAATATTTCCCTATACGCCTTCAATTCAAGTTCAATATGCAGCTTCTTATTCCCCTGCAGAAGTAGTACACTCTAACTATAAAATATTTCAATACAAAGGTAGTAGTGTGGACACAGTAACAATAACCTGTGATTTTACTGCACAGGATAATAGTGAAGCGAATTATTTGTTAGCAGTAATACATTTCTTTAGATCCGTTACAAAAATGTTTTATGGTCAAGATCAAAATCCTAATCCTGGCGTTCCTCCCCCGTTGTGTTACCTTACTGGGTTAGGGGAATTTCAATTTAATAATCATTCATTAGTGGTAACTGGATTTACATATGATTTACCAACAGACGTTGATTATATAAGAGCCGGTAGCCCAACTACAATTGCAGGAACACCATTAAATAATTTTAGACCAAATACCGGTATAGCAGATTCAGTAAAAATTCGCACAACAAACAATAACGTGCCTATTGGAGGTCGACCATTTACACCTATGTTTCAACAATCATCTTATCTATCAAGTTCAAGTGTTACATATGTACCAACAAAAATGAAAATGTCTATCGTTTGTTCACCTGTAGTTAGTCGCAATCAAGTTAGTAATGGGTTTAGTCTTAAACAATATGCTACCGGTGCATTAATTAAAGGAGGTTTTTGGTAATGCAAAATTTTGTATATCCTGCATCAAGTCCATATAACATTACGGATACGGTAAATGATAACTTTTTAGATGTTATGATTAATCGTCCTATACCTAAAAATGCATCAGATATCTATTGGATCATAACTCAAACTTATAATTTAAGACCTGATTTATTAGCGTATGATACTTATGGTGATCCAAGACTATGGTGGGTATTTGGGCAGCGTAATCCAAACACACTAAAAGATCCAATGTTTGATTTCGTTACTGGTGTTGGTATTTACTTGCCTACATCCGACACATTAATACAATCATTAGGGGTGTAATATGGCTACGCAAAATCAAGCTAATGATGATAATCAAAGTGCAGCCGAAACAGCCAGATTGAATCGGTCTAACCCAACTACATCTACTAACTCTACTGTATCTACAAATGCTGATTTACCTGGTAGAAGATTGAAAAATCCATTAGGAGATTTTGCAAGCTACACCTATCAACTTAGTCTTTATATGGTAACACCTGATGCGTATGAATTATTTATAAGATCAGGTAGAAAAAATATAAATTCATTATTACAATCTTCGGCAGGAGTAGATCCAAATACTTTAGGTGAGTTGGGTATTAATACAAATAGAACCAATGCCACCGGTGGCGCCTTTATTGTTGCACAAAGTGGCGGAGTTAATCCTACTAATAATCTTCGCGCCCCCGGGATGAATCTAGATTATTATATAGATGACCTAAGTATAAAGCATAGTATTACTGGAAAAGCTACAGAATCTGCAATTAATATAACAGACATGAAATTTTCAATAATAGAACCATATGGGTTTGCTTTTAATACACAATTGATGCAAGCTTTCGAAACAATAAAAAAAAATAGTAAAATTAAAGATTATCAAGAAAGTGCTGGACAATACAGACAATTCTTTATTTTAGGAATTAGATTTCAAGGATACACTCCAGATGGTACCCCTGCAACACCTGATAAATTTTTCTCATCAGATACCTTTAATCCTTCTGCATCAGCCAGTGGTGTATTTGAAAGATTTTTTGATATAAAAATAACATCAATTAAATTTAGAATTGATGGTACTATGACTAGATATACTGTTACAGCCTCTACGGCTCCTCCGCAATTGGCATTTGGTCAAAAATATGGTGTAGTAGATGACAAGATATCAATAACCGCAGATACTGCAGGTAAGGCATTATCCTCATTAATGAATGCCTTAAATAAAAATCAACAGGGTAGAAATGTAAATATTCAATATGAAATTGAATATTTAGGAGAGGCGAACCCTATTAAAAATGCTAGCATGATAAACCCCGGGGATGTAGATAAAGCAAAACGACCCGGTAGTAACGCACAAACCTCTGCCCAAGTAAATGAAGCGACTGCGAGCACCGCAATAGCAAATAATACAAAACGAATCATTGAAATAAACAATGGCACTTCAGTAGCACAAGCAATAGAACAAATAATTAAACAGAGTAGTTATTTGCGCGATGCATTAACAACTATATACACTACCCAAGAAACACCAAATAAAGAAACTGCATCCCCTGATGTAATAGTAAATAAAAATCCACGGGACATTCAATGGTATAATTTAGGAGCAAGAGTAGAAACATTGGCATGGGATACAAAAGTAGGTGATTTTTCTTATAAAATAACTTATGTTATTCAACCATATAAAACCCCCTCTACTTATACGCCGTATGGAAAAACAAATTCATATTATGGTCCTCATAAAAGATATAATTATTGGTTTACTGGTAAGAATAGCGAAATTCTAGAGTATACACAAACATTGGATAATCTTTATTATAACATAGTACAAACTCCCAGCAGCGATCCCAATTCACCTAGATATTTAGAAGGTCCCGACGTACCTTCAATTCCAGATAAACTCAATGATTATGATCGAACCAATAGCTTAAATATTAGTCAAGCCGCAGAAAATCAATATCTTACTAGTTTGTATTCTCCCGGAAACTGGGCCGAAGCAACCATTAAAATTTTAGGAGACCCTGATTTTTTAATGAATGATTCACCTGGATCATTAAATGAAGTATACCGAGCATATTATGGCAATGATGGTTTTACTATTAACCCCAATGGCGGACAAGTTTTTGTAGAAATTAATTTTAATGAGGGTAGAGATTATAACAATAATACAGGATTATTAGATATTAATCAATCTATAATATTTTGGGCAGAACCAAATGGAGTACCGATAAACACTAAGATTAATGGCATCTCCTATTTAGTAACGGAGGTTGAGAGCGTGTTTTCGGGTGGTAGCTTCACTCAAAAACTGAAGTTAAACCATAGCACAGTTCCTTATACTCAAAACGAGAAAACTGCAAGCAACGCTGAAAGAGAAAATAGTAACACTCCTGAAGGAGACAACAGGACACCATCTTCTCGGGGCGGCACAACAAAAACAACCCCCTCACCAAATGGTTCGGTGTCGCAGTCTACTGGATTTGTTCAAGATGATGCTACTGGAGTAGATGCCCAAGTTAAACGAATACAAGCACCGGCGCAAAATAAATCAAGTACTACCAATCCCCCTGCGGTTATACCTACGAATTTTGGGATTGTCGCAGATGATGATTCTACTGCATTTATTGGCACTACACAGGCAGGTAAAGCGGGTAATGGTTCTTCCAATAATAGAGAACAAGTAAAGGCCAATGCCACTTTAGTAACAACAGCAGGAACAGGTAGAACAATTAGCGTCCCTTTCAGTGGACGTGGCGGCGGCAGGACCAATCCACAATAAATAACCATAAATAACAGGAAAGAGTTAACAATATATGCCATATGATATTTTTAAACCAAAAGGACCTGCCAAAGGAACCCAATCTAATGCCGGCGGCGCTGTTACCAGACCAACTCCGATATTTGGTGTTGTAAAAGATAACATTGATCCGATTAGATCAGGTAGATTGCGCGTTTATATAGCTGATATGGGCGGAAAAAATCCAGAAAATGAGCGATCTTGGATAACAGTAAATTATATGTCTCCTTTCTTTGGATTCACTAGTGGTAGTCCACCTAATACTGGTTGGGGAGGCTATGTAGAAAACTCAGCATCTTATGGTATGTGGACTAGTCCGCCCGACATAGGAACTACTGTTATATGTATATTTGTCAATGGTGACTTAAATTATGGGTATTGGATAGGATGTGTACCTGAACCTGAAAAACTATATATGGTGCCTGCTATTGGCGGCGCCGAAGATATTGTTGCAAATCAGGGAGAAGCAGATAGTTATGGCGGCGCAACTAGATTACCGGTAAGTAATATTAACACTAATAATAATAAAATAAATGATTCAGAGGTATTTTTTGATCAACCAAAGCCAGTGCATAGTTATGCAGCAACGGTGTTATCACAGCAAGGACTACTACGAGATCCAATTAGAGGACCTATCGGATCAAGCGCACAACGAGAAACACCTTCTAGAGTTGGATTTGGGGTAAGTACTCCAGGAAGACCAATATATGCTGGTGGCTATACAGATGAAACCCTAGGTAGTGCAGACAGCGCAGCTAAAACACAAATAATTTCTCGTAGAGCGGGCCATAGTATTGTAATGGATGACGGAGATATCTCTGGCAGAGATCAGCTAATAAGATTAAGAACCTCTCTAGGTCATCAGATTTTAATGAGTGATGATGGTCAAACGCTATTCATTATTCATGCAAATGGCCAAAGTTATATTGAGTTAGGTAAAGAAGGTACAATAGATATGTACTCAACTAACTCAGTTAATATTAGAACTCAGGGTGATTTAAATCTACACGCAGATAATAATATCAATATCAATGCAGCTAAAGATTTAACCATGAAAGCTAAAACTATTAAATTAGAATCAGAAGAAAGTACTACACACAGAGTTGGTACAGATTACAGTATGCAGGTAATGGGTCAATATACAGTAAAAGTAAATGGACAACTAAGTTTTGCAGCAGGTGCTGATGCGTCTTTTGCTAGCAGCGGCGTAGCATACATTAAAGGAAGCAAAGTAAATCTTAACACAGGACAAACTTCTGCTACCCCAAAGGAAGTCAAACCTATTCCTGTTATAGCACATACTGATACACTAAATGACGCTACTAAGGGATGGCTAGCTGCACCAGGAAAACTAACCAGTATAGTAAGTCGCGCCCCGGCACATGCACCGTGGGCTAACGCTAATCAAGGGGTAGATGTTAAAATAGATAATAGTGCAGGTGCGTCACTACCCACAGCTCCTTCTACTACTATTGCTAATACTAATGGTGCGGTACCCGCACAACCAACTAACCCAACATCACCTGCCCTATCCTCTACAGCACCACCTGTGCCCCCAGTTAGTAAGGCTATCGATAAGGGTACAGCAACATCAATGGTAAGTCAAACAGCAGCGTCAGCGGCTAATGGTCCAGCAAAAGAAGCCGTGGCAGCAGGTCAAGGGGTAGTGGATACGCCGCAAGGTAAGGTAGCTGCTATAGGGCCATTAGCACAAAGTCCAGAACAAATGGAAGCCGCCGGCATACTTAAACCAGGTTCAGCCGCGCTAATAAAGTCATTGATACAGAGTGGAAAAACCCTAGAAGAAGCAATGACTCCAAATTTATTTACAGGCAAAGTTGGCTCTGAATCATTGGGCGCATATGCAAATAATTTACTTGCTCAAATCGATACTCAGGTAAAAGGATTTAAAATAGCACAAAGCAATTTAATTAATAGTGGACTGATCACAGGGAAAGAATCAGGAACTCAACTGGCTGGTGTTGTTATGTCGGCAGCAACTGTTGGCATACCACAAACTATAGGGTTCATACAAAATGCAGCAACTCAAACTCTAGCTGGAGCACAGGCTAGTTTAGCAGCAGCGGCCCGAGCACCCATTAATAGTGTATTAGGAAGCGTAGCAGACAATTTATCAGCTGGTAAATTTTCAGCAGCTTTAAATAATGGAGTCACTGGTGGACTAAGCTCATTGGGCGCATCATTGGCGGGTATGGCTGGTGACTTAACAGGTAGATTAAGCTCACTTAGGGGAGCAGCAGCCGGCGCATTTGATGCAATAGCAAGTGCATTGCCTAAGCTTGAGGCTGGCATACCACAAAACTTGAAGAAGATTGCAGAAGGTGCAACCGCAACTGCAAATAATGAGGGGACAGACACTGCTGCTACAGTATCAAATCAACAAGCTGGTTCACAAAATGCTAGTGGAGTAGCAACAGGTACATCTAGTTCAGCATACAACCCATTTGCTGCACTTCAAAATGCAGGTAATACATTCGTAAATATTATACAAGCTCAACTAGATCCTGCTCTTAGAACAATTGACAGTATAGGACCAAATCTTCGTAAATTTGCAAATAACATAAGTTCAAGCAGTAGTGTATCCGCAACCGGTATATCTTCATTGCCAGGTGGACAACAAGCTACTGTAATTGTAACTAATCTTAAAGATAATATAATTGGTACGGTAAACACGTTACCTGGCACGGATATAATTAAAGCTTTAATTGATTCTAAACTTGGTAACACAACAATTGGATTATCAACGGTAGACTCGGTGTTTACGGGTATAAATAATACCGCGACTCAAGTTACAATTGCTGCAAAGAATGTGGGATCCGCTCTTGAAAATCTAACTACAGGTAAGGGATTATCTAGTTTAGCGCAGGCAGGATTGCCTGCAAGTGCGATAGCAAAAGTTGACGCATTGCTTAGTTCGTTTAGTTCAGGAGGTGCATCCTCAGTTAAAATGGCAACTGTAGCTACTAATACTGATGGTACTCGCACATCATTGGACGCACAAACTAAAGCACAATTAGATAATCCAGTGATACCTCCACCAAATTATGATAGATCGCTTACTGCACCAGAATCAAAAGAAATTATAAATAATTTGGCTAAATTAGCGCTCGGTCCAACAGACTCAACCGTCTAAATACATAAACAACTTAGTATAAATATAATCATGGCCACATATATCGGATTCTCAACTATTAACGCTAATCAGCCCCGTTCTACCGATCTTGCTGCAGGAGTAGACGGAGGCACAGGCGGAACAGTAAAATCAATCAATATTGGTAAAAAATACCGATTGCTAGACCAACCACTAGTAATACAAGACTTTATTAACGCACTTAATATACCTCAGGGACAAAAAGTAGGAAATCCTGCATATGGCACTACTCTTTGGTCGTTTATATTCGAACCCAATACCACTGACACCCAATTTCAACTTCAAGATGAAATCCAACGGGTAGCTGCTCAAGATCCTAGACTCATTGTAAATTCGGTAAACACTTATACTCAGGAAAATGGTATATTAATTGAAATGGAGTTAGCTATAGCTCCCTTCAACAACCCACAAATGCTATCAGTGTTCTTTGATAACGCTACAAATACCGCAACATTACAATAAAAGTAGTGCTTTTAGGTATGATAAATACATAAAAGAGAATACACATGGCAACCTCCTCGCGACAATCATCATTATTTGGCGTAAACGATTGGAAGGCAATATATCAGACCTTTCGTCAAGCTGACTTCAAAAGCTATGACTATGAGACTCTTAGAAAAAGTTTCATAGACTATCTACGCACCTACTACCCTGAAACATTCAATGACTATATTGAGAGTAGCGAATTTATTGCGCTACTAGATGTTATGGCGTTCATGGGTCAAGGTCTTGCGTTTCGTAACGATCTTAATGCCCGCGAAAACTTTATTGATACTGCTGAACGCAGAGATAGCGTTATCAAATTAGCAAACTTAGTTAGCTACAACCCAAAAAGAAACATAGCAGGACAGGGATATATAAAAGTTAATACTATCCAAACAACAGAAAATCTTACTGATTTGAATGGGTTTAATTTGAGTAACTTACCTGTGCTTTGGAATGATCCAGTTAATGTGAATTGGTTAGAACAATTTAATACTATCATTAATGCAGCACTGATTAATGTGCAACGAGTTGGTCGTCCAGGAAATAGTCAGACTCTACTAGGTATTAAAACAGACGAATATACACTTGCTATTCCTCCAGGTAACTTGCCCGTTATTCCATTTACATCACAAGTAGATGGTATTAATATGAATTTTGAACTTGTAAGTGTAACCAGCGTTGATGAAGATTATGTATATGAAATACCACCTGCCCCATCAGGTAGATTTAACATGGTATATCGTAATGATAAGTTGGGTTATGGTAGCCCCAATACAGGGTTCTTCTTTTACTTTAAACAGGGCACACTAACTAATTATGATTTTAATTTACCCCAACAGATATCAAATCAAGTAGTAGAGATTGGCAACATTCAAGGTATTAATAACACCGATACTTGGTTATATCAATTAAGCGCCGACAATGGAAATCAAACACTTTGGAAAGAAGTAGCCAGCGTATATGCAGACGCTCAACTACAAACAGAGTCTAGTTATAAGAAAATATTTTCTGTTATATCAAGATTTAATGACCAAGTTGCTTATTCATTTGGTGACGGTGTATTTTCAGAAATCCCAGTTGGACCCTTTCGCTCATATGTTCGCGCCGGCAATGCGCTTACTTATACTATCGATCCAACTGAAATGCAAGGTATTTCAGTAACAATTAGCTATATTAGCAGAACAGGTAGAATAGAATCTCTGACGATTGGACTAGAACTACAACTTCCCGTAACCACAGCATTAGCTAGAGAATCATTGGCTGAAATCAAACTGCGAGCACCTGCCCGTTACTATACACAGAACCGTATGGTCAATGGTGAAGATTATAATAATTTTCCATATACTCTATACAGTTCAATTATAAAAAGTAAAGCAATAAATCGTAGCTCAGTGGGAGTTTCAAAAAACTTAGACTTATTAGATCCAACTGGCAAATACAGCAGCACAAACTCATTTGCAAATGATGGCGCTCTTTATCAAGATGGTTCAAACGGTGGTATCATAGCTACTGTTAATAATGTAAATGAAATTATTGCTGTTTTAACAGACAAAATTTTACTCGCACTATCAGATAATCGTGCCAAACAATATTATCTTCAAAATTACCCAAGATATAATTTGAATCAGGCTTCAGGCGATGGTATCGTATATTGGAATACTAGCACTGTAGATACCAATAGTATTACTGGTTATTTTTATAATCAAGTGTCTGGGACTGGTCAAGTGCCTATCCCTATAGGTACATTCTCAAGTTATAATGCAAAATATATTACTAAGGGCGCACTAATCAAAGTAACCGCTCCATTAGGTTACTATTTTGATCAAAATCATAGATTGATATCTGGAATACCAACAACATCCGATATAACATACTATTGGACTACTGTTCTTAATGTTGTTGATGATGGTTATAACTTTGGTGAAGGTAACTTTGCAAATGGTACGGGTCCTGTAACATTAAATGGATTCGTTCCAGGAGGCGCTGTCATTACAGTTGTAATACCAGTATTTACCAATGTATTACCAGATGTTGTTATCGCAGAAGCGATAACTAAAATGGAATTGAATCAAAGTTTCTCGCTACTCTTTAACAACGCACTAACAATTAATCAAATCCGATGGAGTATAGACACTTATAATACTACTGGATGGTTCGTGAATTTCTTGAGTCAAGGTGCCGGCAGATATCAAATCTCATACCGCTCAATTAGATATTACTTTGGTAGCGTAGCGGATACTAGATTTACATTTGAAAATGGACAAGTAATTTATGATCCTTTTACTGGTAAAGTTTTAGCAGACTATGTAAAAGTACTAGAAACAAATACTCAGCCTAATTCTAATTATCCTCTAACAACTCCTGTCCCAGTAACCGTAATTGGACAAACAGTAGAAAGTGATGGATATGTAAATGATTTTGAAGTTCAAGTTGCCAGTATTGATGTTAATGATAGAACAGTAGTTACTGATCCTGATTTCTTTACCACTGTTACAGGGTATGTAACAGGATCTAGTAATATTGGAATATACACTTTCTTTGAATTGATACAGGACCCAGTAAATTTATCTAGATATCAATTAATACCCACTGATGATGTAGCTTATCAGTATCCAACACAATCAGCGATTGAAGTAGTTAAATATGACTACCCATTGGGACAACTATTTTATGCTTACGGTGAAACTGATTCAAATGGGCTATATAATGTATTCTATATTACTGTACAAGATCCTACAGTAACGACCCCATATTATATATTAATAGCGCAGCCTCAATATTTAATGAGACCTGGTCGTCAAGGGTTACAATTCCAATATCGTCATAATAGTAATAATACTACTAGAATTGACCCTGCTACTACCAACATTATTGATTTATATTTGGTAACCCAAGCATATTATACTAGTTATACAAATTGGTTACAAGATACTACAGGTACTGTGCCTGAGCCATCAAGACCAACTATCAATGAACTACAGCAAGCATATGGTCAGCTAGACGATTATAAAATGTTGACTGATAGTCTTATATTAAATAGTGTATACTTTCAGCCACTATTTGGAACAAAGGCTGAGGCTCAATTGCAAGGAACAGTTAAAGTTATTAAGGCTCTGAATACTAGTGCAAGTGATAGTGAAATTCGTAGTGCGATATTATCTGCAATGAATGACTATTTCTCAATTAATAATTGGAATTTTGGGGACACATTTTATTTCTCTGAGCTAAGTGGGTACTTGCATACTACATGCGGTGAACTAGTTAGCTCAGTAGTATTAGTGCCAAATGACCCTACAATGTCGTTTGGAGACTTATATGAGATAAAATCAGCCCCATATGAAATTTTCGTTAATGGTGCAAATGCTAACGATGTAATCGTTATTGCTGCATTGACCCCGGCTCAGCTACAGATAAGTACTAATAGATAATATTTTTTAGAGAGTTAAGATGGCAACTAGAATCCGCACACTGAATTTTTTACCAGACATATTTAGAACCCCTACCAATTCACAATTTTTGGGAGCTACCCTAGATCAAATAGTTGATCAGCCCAATACGATGAAGATAGAGGGTTATGTTGGTAGTAAGTTTGGTTATGGAGTGAATGCTAAAGATTATTATGTCGTTGAACCTACTAAAACAAGAACAGATTATCAGTTAGAGCCAGGTGTAGTTTTTACTAAAAAAGATACTTCAACCGCACAAGATTTTATTAGCTATCCTGGTATAGTAGATGCACTAAAGCTAGCTGGTGGCGTTACAAACAATAACGATAGATTGTTTAACAGTCAATTTTATTCATGGGACTCATTTACTAATTTAGATCCTCTTATCAACTACACACAATACTATTGGATAAGTGACACCGCATTTCCAGCAGTTACTGTTTCAACTAATACAGTGTATAATAGCGGTGCATATGTAGTTACTAGTTTGCCAACCGGGTATGAAATAACTAGTGACACTGATCCAGTTGGATCTATTAATCCATCTATTACTTTACTACGCGGCGGAGTGTATACTTTTCAAGTTAGCCAAGCTACTCAATTTTGGATTCAAGGTCAACCAGGAATTACCGGTTATGATCCCGCTCAACCCAATATGCAAACACGAGATGTATTTGGCGTAACAAATAATGGGGCTAATGTTGGATTAGTAACTTTTGCAGTACCTTATAAAGATGCACAAGATCAGTATATCTTTTCAGGAAATAATTTAGTTGATGTTGTATCTGATATACCATATGATCAGATTAATGGTAAGTTGTTAAGTGAAATTGGCAACATCGATGGATTAACTTCACTTGAAGGTAAAACCGTTATGTTTTATGGTGACGTAAGTGCAAGTACTTACTTTTATCAAATTACATATACTGCAGGTCCTACCCCAACAGATCCTATTATTATATTAGTACCAACAGTTGGTATCCCCGTTAACGAAAAGATAACTGCAACATCAGGTACTACATATATAGGAAGAAACTTTTATCGAAGCCCTGCCGGGCTGATCACTATAATACCTTATCTAAGTTCTCTACTAGATACGCTATATTATCAAGACGGAACTAATCCACTCCAAGTAGGTGTGATTAATCTTATTGAAAGTAACTTCACTGATATATTGGATGTTGATACTATTATAGGTAAAAAAACATACACCTCTCCCAATGGTGTAGTATTTACTAATGGATTAAAAGTAAGTTTTAGCGGAAATATAACTCCCGCTAGTTATAGTAATAATGAATACTATGTTCAGGGTGTGGGGACTGCAATTAGCTTAATTCCTGTTACAGCGTTGGCTGTACCTGAATCATTTACTAAACAAAGTGCATCATATATACCATATGATACAACTCCATATGATACAAAAAACTACGATGCCCAACTTTATGTACCAATCGATCAAGACTACATCACTATATCTAGAGATAGTATAGATAAAAATCCATGGTCAAGAAGTAATCGTTGGTTTCATACAGATGTTATTAACGCAACTGCTCAATACAATAATGATCCTACTATTGTCGATAGATATGCTACACAAGCTAACAAAGCTAAACGACCAATCATAGAATTTTATCCTAACTTAGGACTATTCAATAGTGGTATCGTAGGAAAAGCTCCCGTAGATTTTATTGATATTAGAACTACAGACGCATTTAATCAAGTAGCCGGTCAAATAATTTATTATCCAGATGTAGCAGTGTTCACCTCAGAAACCGCTATTATTGCCGCTGCGACTTCAGCAACTTCTACTACGATACAAATTAATTCTAGCAGTATATTACCAGGATCAGGATCATTTGCAGTAGGTCAGTATATTACTGATTCTACCAATGTATTACCATATAACACAACAATCTCTGCAATTTCTGGTACTACTGGAGTATTGACTATTACCGTAGAATGGCCCAATCCTGATACTATTGTCCCAACTGGGCCAGCTTCCCTTGTAGCTAACCCCAGCCCTAATGATAACTACGCTATCTTTGATGGCGCTAGAATTGTTTTTACAAACGATACTAATATTAATGTTAGAAATAAAATATATGTAGCTAGATTTTCAATCATAATTCCTAATGTACAAACGGTTATTACGCTTACTGAAGCAGACGATGGCTTAGTTTTACCCAATGAACAAACAGTTGCTTATAAAGGATACTATAATCAAGGAAAAGGTTGGTACTTTGACGGATTAAATTGGTACGAAGCGCAACAAAAAATAACTGTAAATCAGCCCCCACTGTTTGATATTTTTGACGGAGATAATATAAGCTTAGGCAATCCCGAAGTATATGCAGGTACTTCCTTTAAGGGAAATAAATTATTTGCATATGCAATTGGTTCAGGAACTAATGATCCAATCTTGGGGTTTCCACTTAAGTATGTTACAATCGGTGGCTTAGTAGGAGACATAAGTTTTGATGTGTCACTAAACTCTGATACTTTTAATTATGTCAGAGGTTCTAAGTCAATCACACAAAAAGTTAATACAGGTTATGTATATAACTACAGTGATATTGATACATATGCAAGACAATTGGGTTGGCAAACCGCAGTTGCGCCTAGCAGACAATATCAACTATTTTCAGCAGACTATGACAAAACACTTTTAACCCAACAATCTACTGTTGATCCTCTTTACCCTGATACTACCACGACTAGAAATGTTTTTGTAGTTGAGTGTGATATCGCTGCCGATCTTACAAGTATTTGGCCTTATCTACAAGTTTCTAGAAATAATGATATATTGGCACCCACTCAATACACTAGTATAGTTTCGGATACTACCACTACTGTAATTATTGATGTTGATGAGCCATTAATTGAAACAGTATATCAGATAGCAATTCTAAGCAATCAGGTAAGTTCTACCGCGTTTTACCAAATACCTATTAATTTAAATAATAATCCGCTAAACGAAGAAATAACTACTCTTAATGTAGGTGATATCAGAGGACAATACCAAAGTATTTTTTACAATAACCCTGATACAACGGGTGAAGTATTTGGGTCTAACAATTATAGAGACTTGGGTAACTTAGTGCCATGGGGCAATAAAATAATTCAAAACAGTGCATCTTTAGTATTGCCTGGCACTTTCTTAAGAAAGCCTGATCATAATTTAATCTTATCGTTACAATATAATAGTCAACAATATATTACCTTTAAGAGTTTACTAATAGATACGGTCAATAATACTGCATACGAAACTTATACTACCCCTGCTAATGCACTAGATGATGCATTAGATCAAATGACTGCTTCAAAGTTAGAAAGCGGGCCATTCTTTTGGAGTGACATGATACCTTCAAAAGCTGCATACATAACAAATGTATACAGATTTGCCAACGCATTAGATGTAAGCATTTATCCATTAAGCCAAGTATATAATTTTGAAACTGCTAACTACAATGGTGTTTTGGTTTACTTGACTAGAAATAATATAATTACACAGTTAGTAACAGGAGTTGATTATACTGTTAGTACCACTGCACCAACACTAACTATTGAAACAGATTTATTACCTAACGATTTGATTACTATCAAGCAATATAATCAAACATATGGTAGCTATGTACCAAACACTCCTACTAAGTTAGGGTTATATCCTGCGTTTATTCCTAGTGTAATATTAGACGCTAATTACGCGCAACCTACATATTTTATTAAAGGACATGATGGTTCATATAATAAGTTATATGGTGAATATATTGACGGAGTACTAACTGATCTTAGAGATCAAGTCTTACTTGAATTTGAACTTAGAGTTTATAATAACTTAAAATTAAGCAATACTATTCCTATTAGGGATTATGATGTGTTGCCTGGCTTCTTTAGAGATTCACAATATTCATTCTCAGAAGTATTAAGTATATATGAACAATACTTTTTAAATTGGGTTGGTCAAAATAGAATTGAATATAAACCTCAGGTTTATATTAATGGGGACCAATTCACTTATAATTACAATCAATCTGGTAATAAGATCAATCAAGAACAAATCCCAGTTGGTAACTGGCGTGGTGTATACCAATACTTTTACGATACAGCTAGTCCAGACACTGCACCATGGGAAATGTTGGGCTTTGCTAATCAACCCACTTGGTGGACTTCTAGATATGGTCCAGCACCATACACTAGTGACAACTTAATACTATGGGGCGATCTTGCAGCAGGTATTAATTGGAATAATGGTGATCCAGTTGTTATCCCTCAAGCTGTTAGACCTGAACTATTGCAAGTATTACCAGTAGATAGTGCAGGCAATTTAGTATCACCTTTTGTTGCAGTAGTAGGTAATTATGATCAACGCACTTTCAACAATGATTGGCGTGCAGGTGATGTTGGTCCTACAGAATTCTCATATCGCAGAAGCAGCAGTTGGCCCTTTGATTTAATGAAAATATTAGCACTAACTAAGCCTGCCAATTTCTTTAATCTAGGGGTAGACGTTGACAATTACAAATATAGCAAAGAGTTCAACCAATATCTAGTAAACGAAAGAAGCCACTTAGTAATATCTGACATAGAAATTTATGGTACGGGCACACCAAAAACCAGTTATATTAACTGGATAGTAGATTATGAAAAGCAAGTGGGCATTGATGCTACTACTAACATCACTACACTACTTGACAATTTAGATGTAAGACTAGTTTATAGATTGGCCGGATTCAGTGATAAAACTCTGTTAAGATTCTTTGTAGAAAAAGGAACACCCAACAGTACCAACGCATCACTAATGATTCCTGATGAAAGCTATGCTGTATTACTTTATGATAACCAACCCTTTGAACAGATTGTATATAGCAGTGTCGTTATACAAAAAACAGTCAATGGTTGGAAAGTATTTGGTAATTCACAATCTCGTGCGTATTTTACAATTAACCCTCCAAAAATAGATGGTAGATACGATACAATATCAGTTGAAAATTTATCAGTACAAGCAGCTAACAACTACCAACTTGATAGAGAAGCTATAATTCCATATGGTACAGAATTTTATAACGCACAAGATGTAAGTCAATTTTTAGCTAGCTATGGAGCATATCTATCTAGTCAAGGTGTACTATTTGATCAAATTGAATCTGGGCTTCAAGTTAGTTGGAGTCAAATGATAGCCGAATTCTTGTATTGGGCACAATCAGGTTGGCAAGTAGGCAGTATCGTTAATATAAACCCTGCTGCTAATCTTATTTCAATCAACCAAGAAAGCGCAATTGTACAGCCATTAACTTTACAGCGACAAAACTTTGTTCTGAATCAAAATCTATATCCAATTCAATCAATTGATCTATCTGTAGTTAGAGATGGTACACTGTTCACTGCTCAAACACTGAATCGAGGTGACACTGTAGCATATGGTCAGTTTAATATGAGTGCTATTGAGCATGGTATCGTGTTTGATAATGTAACACTGTTCAATGATGTCATTTACAATCTAGTTACTGGATTAAGACAAAACCGTATATTTTTACGAGGCACTAAAAGTGCTGAATGGAACGGTACATTGGATGCCCAAGGCTTTATACTCAACCAAGACAACATCAACGAATGGAGTAAAGAAACAAAGTACACGACAGGTGAAATCGTCAAGTTTAAAAATAAGTATTGGGTAGCTCTAGCCAAGTTGCAAGCATCAGAAACTTTCCAAGAACAATTTTGGAAACGCACGGACTACAATGAAATACAAAAAGGTCTGCTACCTAATTCAAGCACTAGGTCTTATGAAAGCACACTGTATTATGATACAAACTATGCTAATCTAGAACAAGACGCAGACTTGCTAAGTTTCTCTTTAATTGGTTACAGACCAAGAGATTACTTAGCAGTTGCCGATTTAACTGATATTACTCAAATTAATGTTTATAAAAACCTGATAAAAGAAAAGGGTACTAGAACTGCTATCAATACCTTTAAGGGCGCGTCGTTAGCACAAGGTGATATCAACTATGATGTATATGAAAATTGGGCAATTAAGAGTGGTGAATTTGGTGGTGTACTCAATAATAATTTCATAGACTTTAGACTCAACCAAAATCAACTTACTGGTAATCCTAGCATTGTTGGTCTAACTACCGGTGTATTTACTGATGGCGTACAGCAAGAAGTTCCGCTATACTCAGTGTTCAACTATGGTAGACCAGTTACTGATCCAAATGTATTAGCTACATTACCAACTGATACTCCTGATAAATTATTCCCAAGTGCTGGATACCCAAATTTCAATGATGTTAAAACTTACTCATATTTTTATTCAGGACTAAACAATGCAGTAGTTCCCCTATCACGCTTATATGTGGGAGAATATTTATGGGTAGCAGACTTTAAGGGCACATGGCAAGTGTTCACACCACAGTCAATTAGTCAAGTTATTAATGTAATCAACAATTTAAATAACACAATTACTGTACAGTTTAACGCACCCCATAACCTAGTTAAATTTCAGCCATTTGCTATCATCAACTTTAACACAAATATCGATGGCTACTATATTGTAACTTCAGTGCTAGATCCTACTAGAGTAACCGTAACACTATCGCTTAGTTCAGCTACTCTAAACATTACAGGCACAGGTATTGGAGTTGCATTTACTAGCCAGCGTGTAGGAAAACCTAGCGATATTGCATCGTTTCCTGTAAACGATAATGAATTTATCAAAACAAAAGTTTGGGTAGATGAAAATAATGACGGCTCTTGGGCAGTATATCGTAAGAGTTTAAATTATCAATATAAATCAGAATTGATTAAAGACGATTCATTTACATTTGGTAGTGCAGTAGCTTATACAAGTGACTTAGGTTATTTAATTAGTGACGCTAGCTTAGGTGAAGTGTATAGATATACATACAACTCAGTATTTGCTAGATATGATCTAACACAAACCTTAGTGGGAGCTACAACATTTGGTACTACTATTGGTTATGCTGGCTCTATATTTGCGATATCTCAGCCTACTGGTGTAACTACTAATGATAGAATAGTTAGCGTTTATAACCTAGTAACAAATACATTAACTAATGCATTACAATTAATTCAAACAATTACTGCACCCTCTGGTATTACAAATTGGGGAAGAGCTATCACAGTGTCAGGTGATCAACAATGGTTATACATTGGTGGTTACGAACAAAATGTAGTGTATGCATACAAGTTTAATGCTACTACCGATGAATATGATCATGTAGCTACAATCGCGCTATCTACATCGGAGACAGGTGATAACTTTGGTTATTCTCTATCAACCAACTATTATGGTAATACTTTAGTAGTGGGAGCACCTGGTGAAAACTATAACGCTACTACAGATAATTGGGGATACACTTATGTATTCAATAGATTATCACAAACATTTGAATTTCAATTTGATCAAGCACCATCATTTACACTAGCATTTACTCCAACCACAGTGTCAGTTGCAGTTAATGGTACCGCATTGGAAGCTACTGAATACACGCTTATTGGTAATGTTGTTTCTATTACTAAATCACTAAACACTGGTGATATCATAATAGTAAGTGGAAATCAGTTTGTACTAATGCAAGAATTGACTACACAAAATCAGCCAAGAATAGGTGTTCAGTTTGGCTATAGCTTAGATACTAATAACTATGGTACAGAAATCTTAGTAGGCGCTCCCTTTGAAGTAAACGCTAGCAATCAAGAGGGTGCAGTTTATAGATATACTACTTCGGGCGGTGCATATGGTTACATAATTGGTAGCAAAGAATGTTATGTATACGATACTACTAACATATTGATTAATGGGTATCAGGTAACAGTACCAGCAGGTGATGCAGCATCTACCGCTAGCGCAATCAACGCGGCAAAAATTACAAATGTTACTGCCTCTGCCGCGGATAATATACTAACCATTAGACTAGTAAATGTTAAACTGGCTTTAATGAATGATAAACTAAATCTACAAGTACTACAGACTAACATACTAGATCAATTGGGTATAACTGTTTATACACAAACACAAACAATTAATGATCCAAACCAACAGAGTAGAACCCAGTTTGGTACTGCGGTAAGATTCAACGAGTTGGGTTCATTTGTAGTCAGCGCACCAGTTGCAGCAAGATACGCTCACACTACATTTGACATGACTGATGATGAGAATTTTGACAACGATACTCTGTTTGATAATAATACTACTCAGTGGGTAGATAGATTTATAAATGCCGGTGCTGTATACATGTATGACTACTTAAGCGTGTATAATGAGAATTTACACAATGTAGGTAAATTCGTTTACGCTCAAAGTGTAAATGCCCTAAATGAAAATTACGGAGCACAACCATATTATGGTACTGCATTAGACTTTAATAGTAATAATGTTATCGTAGGTACTCCTGGATTTAAACCCGGCACTACTAATGGCCAAGTTGTTGTTTATGATAACAGCACTGGTGTACAGAACTGGGCAACATATCGTTACTCTGCTCCAGTAGTAGATACCGGCGCTATACAGAATGTACAGCTATACAGCGCGATTACTAACAATACCCTTGAAAATCTTGACTACATCGACCCACTACAGGGCAAGATATTGGGTGTAGTAAGAGAAAACTTAGATGTAGTGTCTAATGCTGACCCAGCAGTTTATAATTCATCTACTGCTAACAATCAAGGTGCTATAGTATGGGGAGAACGTCAACTAGGTCAATTATGGTATAACACTTCTACTACTAGATTTGTCAATTATCATCAAAACGATTCGGTAACTTATAACAGCCAGTGGTGGGGTAGAGTATTCCCAGGCAGTAATGTACAGGTATTAAGTTGGATTACCAGTGATCAGCTACCAGTTAACTACAGTGGTCCAGGTACTCCTTACGATATAACATCCTATAGTATTGAATACACTACTAACTCAACTGGTGCTCTAGTTCCTGTATATTACTATTGGGTTAGAAATACTAACATAATCTTTAGTAAGACAGGTAAAACACTATCCGATACCGTATGCGAATCTTATATTGGATTACCAACAGCAACCGGTATCGCTTATATGGCTCCCATACAACCAAATGTATTTGGATTGTATAACAGTGGAGATTATATAAATGCAAATGACTCAGTGCTACATATTGGCTTTGCCACAAGTAGAAATGATGATGTTTCACATAGCTCATATAATTTAATAAAAGCCAATTATGCTAGCGACTTTTTACCAGGATTGCCAGGTGTAGGTAGTGCCATAGAACCTGAATCGCTATACCTAAAAATGATAGACAGTTTATCAGGTGTAGATACTGCAGGCGGCATAGTTCCTGATCCATTCTTACCAAAGCCAGTGCAAAGCGGTATCCTATCTCGCCCACGCCAAAGCTTCTTTTATAATAGATTTAAGGCGCTACAGAATTATCTTGAATACGCGAACACAGTACTTGCACAATTCCCTATCTTAGAGATAAGAAATGGAAATCTTTCATTCTTATATAAAGTAGGTGAAGTTAACAAGTCTACTGATCCTGTATATAATACAGACCCAACAAGCCCATATTACAGTCCCGACCCATGGACAGGTCCCATACTACCATTCTATGATACAACTGATTACTGGACACCAATTAATTGGTGGGCAACTGGTTATAACGATAATACTAAATCGTCATTACTAGTTCCTCTATATAGTGATCTAAGTACTATTGGCAATCCTCAAAATGGATTAATAGTAACTGTGGCTGAAAACGGTGCTGGCAGTCAAGAAACATATAGATATGTAGCTCCTGTTGGCGACACTGCAGGATATTGGGTAAGAATAGGTTTACAAAATGGTACTATAAAATTTAACAGTTCTTTATGGGATTACGCTACTGCAAGAATAGGATTTGGTGATAGTTTCTTTGATACCCAGCCATATGATTATTACCCATCAGCAGAAACTAGAAATATAATTAGATCGTTGAATGAAGAAATTTACATTGGTGAACTACTAATCTTTAGAAATAAAAGTCTAATATTACTGTTTGAATATATCCAAAGCGAAACAGTTGAATCGCAGAATTATATGCCATGGTTGAATAAAACATCATTTATAGATGTATCCCATACTATACGCGAACTATTACCGTTAAGAGTATTTAGGTCTGATAATCAAGTATTCTTATCAGGGTATATAAACGAAGCCAAACCATATCATGTAGTAATTAAAGACTTTATCTTTAACTATACTCGCACTGATCTTTATAACAGCGATATAACCGATTTTGATTTACCTGCAAAGTATAATACAGACTACGATCAATTTATTACACCAATGTTAGTTTATAGTGGAGCGGATGATATCAATGAATTCTTACCAACTGATCCTATATGGCAATCACCAGACTATACAACATGGTATAACAATTATGGATTAAGTCTATCTACTGTTTATAAGTATCCAATGACTACGGTAGCATCATACCTTAATTTGGTAAGTGATAATTTATATGTAAATAATGTGTCTGGTTTCCCAGTAACTGGTACAGTATTAATAGGTACTGAATTGATTGGTTACACTGGTATTGATACTGCATACAATATACTAACTGGATTGACACGCGGGGTTAAAGATACTCTAGTTCAAAATCATATATATGGAGAACAAATTTACATTGATTTGCCTCCTATATTAGTTTTAAATAGCGGAAGAGAATATACCGTTCCTCCTAAGGTTACTGCATACATAGATACTAGTGTCTATCCTGCACCAAGAGTTGCTGCTATACTAACACCCATAATGTCTTTTGATAAAGTTATAGGTGTTCAGGTAGTAAATTCAGGCTCAGGTTATGCAGTTTTACCCGAAATTGTATTCGAACCAGCCCTTATAGAGAACTTTACTAGCACAGGAGTAGACACTGATCTAAACTATATTGCGCTTACTACTACTGGATTAGTAACGGGTGATTTAGTAAGATATGATGTAGGTACTGATACTGAACCAGTTAGTGGACTTCAAGTGGGCGCATACTACTATGTAAATTTACTACAAACTACACCAACAAATGTTATTGCACTTTATACTAATTATGTTGATGCTATTCAAGATCATAACAGAGTTAATCTGTATACTCAAGGAAGTGGCGACAATAATATATTAGCATTAACTGCGGTAGCAAGTTGCACTACAACATCACAGCCTGTTCGTGAAAATATAACTACTCTTAGATTTGATAGAACTTCTTATAACTCTTCACTGCAAACATGGCAACCAGGACAATTTTATGGTTCTAAGTATACCGGGGATTTAAGTCTTACTAAGTTAGCTAGCTCATCTTTACTATTGCAATCTACCAACCCACCGATATCTGAGATATTGGCTAGTGCCCAAGGACAAACTTTTGAAATACTAGAAGTTAGAAATGTAGAAACTTATACTTGGTCATCACGCACACGCTCAGTGTTTGCAACTACTAGCCCTGATCGTATTACGGTTATGTCATCTGCTGGTGGCGACTCGCTTAATCCCACTTTAGGATTTTATGTAGATATGCCCATTAAGTTTGAGGGTGAGGAATTTGGTGGACTAAGTGTTGGAGTTACTTATTATGTTACCGATGTATACAACAACCTTGAATTCTCAGTATCTGAAACAATCGGCGGCATGCCCATTACTCTTACCACTGAGTCTGCACCATCGGCTGGTCTACTAGCAATAACAGGTACGCTTACAAATCAAGCAGTAATTAAATTGTTTTATCCAGGTATATTAAAAGCAACTGCTACAACTAAAATAACTAATATTGTTACCGTACCACTATTACCCACTGGGTTAGGCGGAACTCAAGGATTCTACACAGGGTTACCAATATACTTTACAGGAAGGAACGTACAAGCTGGTAGCTTTGTAATAGGTAAAGGGTATACCATAGTTAGTGTAGGTACTACTGATTTTACATTATGCGGGGCATCGGCTAACGAGATAGGTGTTCAATTTACTGCAACATCTGTGGGTACTGGAACAGGTGTAGTATCAACTGTATTTGGCGATGTAATTGCTAATATAGAGTTTTATGTTACTACTGTTATTGACGCAGAGAATTTTACAATGTCTTATACCAGTACTCCTACTGAGACAACTCTGTATGCAACTACTGCTGGAACAAATTATGTGACTGTAGAAAGCGTAAATGGATTTAATGTAAATGATCCTATAATCTTTACTAATATGCAAATTGCAGGTACTAGGGTTACAGACTTTGGAAATATCCAAGCAGGCATAGTTTACTATGTACAGTCAATAATTAATGGTACTCAAATTCAAATTTCTACTCAATTTAATGGTGCAGCGTTAACCCTTACTACAGTGGCAGTAGCAACCGACACTAATGGTACAATAACTAATCAAAGTGAGAATGTACAATTAAATAATGCAATTGGAGAAATGACTTTAGTAGCTGGTCTGCCAATTAGCCCTGGTCAAATTAATGGCCAACGATTTGCCTTTTACCCAACCTCAAACGCATTCACTGGTGTTAGTGGTATAACAAGTGACTTATTAACAAGAACTATTACAGCAGCAGTAAGTACCAATAATGGTTTATATTTAGCTATCAGTACTGGTGGAATATCGGATGTGTATATAAATATGCCGTTTATAGTTCAAACAGCAATTGGTGGATTGTTGACAGGTACTACATATTATGTTAGAAGTACAGGCACATTAACCACTACTGTAACCAATACTACTACTTCTACTAACAGGTTAACTTGTAGTACAACAGCAGGATTTTATGAAGGTATGGCAATAAAATTCTCAGGTGCGGTATTTGGTGGAATAACTCCAAATCTTACATACTTTATATTATCAATAGTTGATGGAAACACATTTACTATTTCTAATGACATAGGCGGTACTGAAGTTACTCTATCTACTAGTGTTGGTAGTATGCTGCTGACCGGGGAACAGTATATCACTGTAAATGATGGAGCAGGCTCCCAAGTATTCTTATCTGATGATATTGCTTTCGTCACTCTAGACCAGTACCCAACCTCACCCCCAACATTCAATGTTGGATATACTGCAGGTGGATATTTCGTACAAGTAGCAACTCCAGGTACAGGTTATGCAGTAAACAATACTATTACGGTTGATGGTGCTCAATTAGGTGGAGAATCAGGTACAAATGATTTAACAATGACAGTATATGAAATATCATCAATTGGTGAAGTTGTTACAGTTATTAGTACCGGTGCACCAGCTGGAATAAATGCAAATTATTACTTAAAAGTCATATCAGAATATGAATGTGAACTTTACTACAACTCATCATTATCTATTCCAGTACCAGGATCACAATTCCCATTTAATGGTATTACTCAAACTACAGTTACTGGGGTAACTGCTGCAACCAATGAACTTACTGTAAACAGTTCAGCGAGTTTTGCTATTAATGACCCTGTTGTATTCACTGGAGATGTATTTGGTGGAATGATATTGGGAGAAACTTATTATATTAAAACAAAACCATCACCAACAACAGTAACTATTTCAACATTCCCAAATGGTACAGTATTTGATATTACCGCAGATGAGACAGGCGATTGTATAATGGCTACTGTAGGCGATGTTAGCTTATTGCCTGACCCATTCTATGCTACTCAAAGTATAGTTATTTACAATAACAAAGTATATCAGTGTGCAGTAAGTAACAACGATGATGATTTTGTTTTCCGTAAATGGCAATTAATGGACAGTGGGGATAGACAATTAAACGCACTTGACAGAATAGTGGGCTACTATCAACCTACTATTAATATGCCTGGTCTAGATCTTACACAGTTAGTAGCTAATATTGTTTACCCAAATAATACTTACTTAGATAACGCATTTGCTCCAGCAGATGAGTACCCCTATGATACACTACTATTAGATAACACCTTTACTCAAGTCAATGACAATATATACACAGTACAGGGTGATGAATTTACGGCTGGTTATGGTCCTGAAGAATTAGTACCAGGCATAGTAACTGACAATCTAACAATGATTGTAAAAACACGCCCAGGTAGTAATTGGGAATCTACTGTTTATCAGAATGTGGGATATAATTCAGTTTCTACCGAGATTACTCCAGCACAACCTGATCAAGTACTATACTCATTTGTAAATGTTGTAATAAACCCAATACAAATATCAGTGTTTGATATTGATACTACCACAAAACTAAGCACAAGATTGTATGATTACACTATAGATTGGATTAATAAAGTAGTTACACTATCTACTCCGCTAGCAGAGAACCACATACTTAGAATTGATGTATATGAAGTAGGTAATGGTGACCAGCTAGTTCGTTCAAATTCACAAACTACCCCATTCTTCTTAAATGAAGATACTCAATTTAGTGAAATTTATTTAGACTGCCTCTACTCTGCTTCTATCACTAATGGATCAGGATTAATCATACCTGGTAGTGCACCAAGTTCAATTGAAGCAATTGAAACCAGCGCAACAGATAACACTATTTTATGCTTATCAGTATCTTCATTTACTCTTAATGCTCCAATTACTTTCCAAGGCGCAGTTTTTGGCGGTGTCGCACTAGACACTACATACTATGTTAAAACAGCAAGCGCAATTACAGACAGAATAACAATATCTGATACACTAGTTGCTGGTATAGCAGGTCCTACCCTAACGCTAACATCAGCTACAGGTAGTATGCAAGCGATTATTCAAGCTGATAACGGTTTAGTTTGGACAGATCCAATCATTGTTCATAATGGTACAAGATTAACATTGGGTGAGCAAAGCTTTGTCACACAAACTAAGAGTAGCACAAATTCAATAGTTTGTAACTCTACGGCTCACTTTGACTTAAATGATACCGTTACTTTTAGTGCAACAATGTTTGGTGGCATTATACAACCTAACACGGTATACTATATCGCTACCATCGTAGATGATAACGATTTTACTATTTCAGAAACTCTAGGTGGACCTATACTCGCACTAACAGATGCTACTGGTGCTGCATTCTGTATAACAGCAGACTATGCGATTGCAGTAGCTGGTGATGAAGTTGGTGTCGCTCGCCCAGGAATATCAGCTAAAATAGTATTCCCAGTTATCTATACCACATCAGATGATTATGTATCATTTGCAGTATTTGGTCAAACAATACCTGAACAATATGGATACACTCTACCTGAAACACAAACTTATACAGGTACAGGTGCTCTACAAACATTCTCATTATTCAACTATGCTAGCGGAGATAATCCAAATAATGCTATTGTTGAGATTGATGGATTGCGCTTATCAAATACTGATTATACAATTGATGCTGAATTATCTACGATAACCTTTACAACTGCCCCTGCACTTGACGCTAAGATAGCAGTTACTACATACAATCTAACTGATCGTCAGTATTTTAACACACAGTATGACATTACTGGCAATATCATTTCTTCAATCATTGGTATCAGTAATGCTATCACCGTGCCCCTAGCTAATACACCAGTTTATTCTTCTACTTCAGTGGGTAACTTAATTACTTGCGCTTCAACTAGTAATTTTATAGTTAATCAACCTATACAATTCTTTGGCGTTGCCTTTGGAAATATACTAACTGATGGTACAGTGTATTTTGTTCTTACCGTTAATAGCCCAACCGAGTTTACTATATCCCAAACACAGGGAGGTAGTGCTTTCAATCCAGGTACAGCATCAGGTATTATGCTAGGTTCAGTTGGTGGACAACCTGCTATTCGCGTAACTACACAATTGGATAATGAATTTGTTACTAATGATTTAGTTGTTATTGATGCAACTGATGGTTCAGTACAGCTAAACAATAACGCATATTATGTTCATGTAATCAGTCCTACTCAGTTTGACTTATACACTGAACCATATGATCCTGCTATTGACGCTACTAATTACCCAGTAACTCAATCAGGTACATATACCGGTGGAGGATTTACTTGGTTAGACGGTATGTTTACTCTGACTGATGTTGTCGCTACTGGAACTTCAAGTGTAGATAATACTATTATTGTTCCTGACACTGTTGGTCTAATAGTTGATACTCCAGTACTGTTCACTGAGCAGGGTAAGAAAGATGGTGAAACTACGCTAGGTGGATTAATAATAGGCCAAGAATATTACATAAGGTCAATTCCCAATACTACTAAGTTTAAAGTTTCTACTATTAGAGCAGGCGCCGAAGTTATTTTAACAACTGATGCAGGTAGTATGAATGTTACTCAGTGGGAACAACTAAATGTAGATAGATTATGGGTAACAGTTAACGGTTATCGTGTACCTTCATCGTCACTGCGCTTGAACCCAAATAATAATTTAAGCATTTTAGTTCAAATGGCTGCTACTGATGCGGTGACTATCACTAATATGATTCCCACAGCTACACCAAATGAATTAGTGTATCTACAAAATGTTAATAAAGATAGTGTACCCGCAGTGTTCCGTGCAAACTCAAATACACGCACTTGGCTAACTCAACCATTGATTAAAACTGATACCTATATATTCATGAGTGATGTAAGCAGAGTTACCGACACTGTTATACAAAATGCGGTAGCTCCCGCCCCAATTGACGATGCAATGTATATCCCATTACAAGCTGATAGAAATACCATTTGTCAAGTAATACTATACAATGAAACTTCGGGAGAATATCTATTTGGAGTCTATGAAGTGGTAATCATAGCAACTGCTCCTGTACTTAAGATTATACCTACTGAACCTATTTCGGGCACTATATTCGTCAGCGAAGGTAACAACTTAGTTATTACTATAACAATGGGTAAACTACTCTTTATCAACGGTGAATATATTTCATTTAGCGAAGTTAATTATGGAGCTAACTCGGTTGGTAAATTACAACGAGGAATCAATGGTACTGGCATACAACCAATAACTCCTACATATTCTGAAGTCTATGGATTACTGACTGCCAACTTATTACCCGAAGCAGAGTATACTGTAACTTGGAATCCTATACCCGGTGTTTATAATGCTGTTAAGGGTGATCCATTACAATTAGCAGACACAACGGCAGCAAATTTCTTAAAAGGTGACATCCCTTAAAAGATAAATAAATATATGAATACTAATCAGAACAATGGTGACCAAGCGAAAGAAAAGCAAGAAGAACCAAATACTCGTCCAAATGAGATTGGTGGTTTTTACTTTTCTTCGTCTGTAAAAATTACAGATCCAAACACAAAAGAAATATTGGTTCAAATCAGGGGCGATAACTAATGTCAGTAATAACTTTATCATACAAAATTGAAGGTTTTCTCAAAATATACGATCCTAATAATGGTGAAATTTTTGTAGATAAAAAGAATGCCATAAATTATGAAACTATGTCGATAGCCATAGCCGATACTCTAAGTAGTAGGGGTTATGGCGAAATATATCAAATGGCATTTGGTAATGGTGGCGCGTCAGTTTCAGACACTGGTGTTATTACCTATCTACCTCCTAATGTAACAGGACTAAATGCGGCTCTGTACAATCAAACCTACGCTAAAGTAGTAGATGATACCAGTGCATTTAATCTAGACCCAACTAGAAACAAAATGTCTGTTCTACATACATCAGGTAAAGTATATACTGATATTTTAGTTCAATGCTTATTAGATTACGGTGAACCTGCAGGACAGGCAGCGTTTGATAATAGCACCCAAACAGATTCAAGCTATATTTTTGATGAATTGGGATTACTAGCCAACTATAGTCCTATTAATCCAGGCGAAGCTACAAGATTACTAACACATGTAATATTTCACCCAGTACAAAAAAGCTTAAACCGACAGATTCAAATAGATTACACAGTTAGGATTCAGGCGCTAACTAGTAGTACAAGTATTAGTACAAGTATAAATTTAATGTAAATACAATATCGGAGTTATTTAAATGGCATACAGAATTTTAAAAAGTAACGGGCAATTATTAGCAACTATTCCCGACGGGACTATCAATACTAGCAATTCTAGTTTAGGTTTGCCCGGTAGAAACTATGCAGGTTATGGACAAACACTAGATACTAACTTTGTTCACATAACTGAAAATTTTGCCAAAGCTACTCCTCCCGCTAATCCACTACAGGGTCAATTATGGTATAACACTAATGCCAATCTATTATATGTATGCCCCGCAGATGGAACAACTAATGCTGCTGATTGGGTGCCTATAGCAGTAGCAGGTGGAAACACTACTACAACATTTGGTACGGTTAATGTTAATGGAAACCTAAACGCTAATAATGTAATAGCGGTTAATTCTGTTCAGGCAGCAAATGGCGCATTTACTAACATTAGCGTTACAGCTAATGCAAATATCGCAAGTTCAAGCACAATAACAGCTAATATTGGTACACTAACTACTCAAGCAATTACCACTGGAGCAAATACTACTACAGGAACAATGAATGGTACTTGGACAATAACTGGTGGCCTGTCAGGTAATTCACTAGTAGTAGCTAATGGTAATGTATATACTACTGGTATTAGAACTGACGGCTATTATTACTCTAATGGTGCACCATTCAATGGAACATATACTAATGGTAATGTGTTTGATTATTTGACTGGCGCAAACAGTACACCAAGATTTACTGGTAATATTGCACCAAATTTAATCGCTGCGACTGGTAACATAAACACTACTGGTAACATAAGTGCGACTGGTAACATAACTGGTAATTATATTATAGGTAACGGTAGTTTGTTGACCGGCGTGTCAGTAAGTGGAGGAACTACTATTGTCAATGGTAATAGTAATGTAAATATTCCAGCTGCCAATGGCAATGTTACCATCAGTTCAGCCGGTAACGCAAATATCATAATAGTTACTGGAACCGGTGCTAATATCGCTGGTACACTAAGCTCAACCGGTAACGCTAACGTAGGTAACTTAGGTACTACTGGTGTATTTGCTACTACACTAAGCTCAACCGGTAACGCTAACGTAGGTAACTTAGGTACTACTGGTGTATTTGCTACTACACTAAGCTCAACCGGTAACGCTAACGTAGGCGGTACGCTAAATGTAACTGGTAATACTACTTTCTCAGGTGTTGGACAGAGAATTTTAGGTGACTTTAGCAACACGACTTTGGGAAGTAGAACCGCGCTTCAAGATAAAGCTACGAACAGTCTTACTTTTGTTCCAATACTTCCCAACGGCACAAACTCAAATTCCGGATTAGGTGTATTTAACTCATCCGATGGAAACAACGCAGCATATGGTTATCTTCAAACAAATACCTCGCAAGTTCAAGTAGGTGCGGACAAAATTGGGACGGGCACTTATCTGCCAATTACATTTGCAACTAGTGGGGCAGAAGCAGCTAGAATTGATACGACAGGAAGATTTCTTGTTGGAACCCCATTGAATAATTGGGGAGGATCTCCAACTGGAATAGCAACATTTGCCCCAACTTCATCAGTAGTATCTGGCATATATACCGGATGTTGGAATGCAGCCGGCACTGCCGTATCGTTTTACTCTGGAACTAATTCACCATTTTATTTTGCAGGCTCGATTAGTTTAAGTACATTCACCACTGCATACAATACATCGTCTGATTATAGATTAAAAGACAACATACAGCCACTAACCGGCAGTGGTTCGTTCATTGATGCATTGCAGCCAAGAAAGTGGTCATGGGTGCAAGGTGGAGGTAATGGAGTAGGCTTCGTCGCACATGAGGTTGCGGCAGTATCACCTTCATCAGTTTCTGGGGAAAAAGACGCCGTTAAAGAAGATGGCTCACCAGACTATCAGGTTATGGAATACGGTAGTGCAGAATTTATTGCTAATATGATTGCTGAATTGCAAGAATTACGCCGTCGAGTAGCCCAATTAGAAGCTAATAATCCTTAAAGTATTTGTGATATAATTGTCAATGCACGATGACACGAAAAATCCTAGCAATTTAGCTAAGGGTAGAACTAGCTTTGATATTAATGTAGGTGGTACGCTTGTACCCTTCTTTAATAAAAACATCACTCCCTACCCTACAGATGTAAGTGCTCCCAAATTTGAGCTAGTACCTGTACGCGAGAAAAAAGACTTGATGATAAATTCTGCCCGCATGTATGCCGAGCAAGAATACAACCGTATCATGGAGTTAGTAAATGTGTTACAATCACAAGCTAATCAAATAAAACGCAGATTAGATATTACAGATTGGGTACATAGTGCTGATTATAACTTTAATACTACACATGGTGGGTATTATTGGATAGCACAGGATACAAATAGAAATCGCACAGTTCTATTGATAATGGGCCCCAGTGACTGGTCAACAGGCGCTCCCGAACACTTTGAATATATCGCTAGAGTAAAGTATATGGGCGATCATACTTGGGTAGAAGTAGATGATCAAAACAATATAAAATGGTGAATAAATGATACACTTTACAATAACTGATCACGATATGAAGGGCAAATTCGGTATTGACTTTTACCATCGAACAGTGTATAAATAGTATTGTTCGTTGAAAGGTTCATCATAAGCACATACGCTGATAGCAAGCGACTAAGGCAGCTATGCGAAATCTTAGTTTAATGTGTGCTTTTGATGAATCAGTAGAGGAATTCGTTGAGGGTAACCTCTAGAAGTCGTTATTGGACTAGCTGTGGACGTGGGTTCGATTCCCACCGGGTCCACCAAAAGTATACTACTTGATTGGTTGACTACCCAAGGTTATCGTTGATAGAGAATTAGTCGCTCAGTAGATAACAAGTGTACTTCTGATGGGCCTGACCTGGTTTCGACATGGTTAGAAAGGAACGATTAGAATCGGCAATGTTAAAGCCGTTAGGGTTGGGATTTCTCGGCCGTAGAGACAAAAAACTATAAATGCTAACGCATCTAACGATGAGGTTTTCGCTCTAGCAGCGTGATCTCCGGGGTTGACAACCTTGTAACCAAATAGTCAGGAAAGGCTCGCAAGGGCCTTTTCTTTTGGCAGCATAAATACTAGCATGAACATCAAAGAAATAATCACCGAAGAAGTAGTTGCCGAATACTGGACCACTGGAAGGGGTACTACAAAACAAGGTATTGATATGGGTGACATGATAAAATCTCAAGTTGAGCTGGTCAACACCCCATTAACTCAACTTAATGTTAGATATTCCCCTTTTAGTAATTCTGCAAAAATACATGAATATTATCTATACGATAAAGAAACTGATAAGTGCGTTGGGTATTTTTTCGTAGAAATGCAAAATAAAAAATTTGATAAAGTATTGAAACCTGGTATTAGCGCAGTAATTCCCCATATAGGACTAGCACTCCGCGTTCAAGGTAAGGGTATAGCTAGTCAAATTTATACAACATTTTTACGAGGTGGTCCATGGGTGTTCGTAACTGAATCGCATAGTAATGCAGCCGCAGCACTTTGGGACAGGATAGCAACTGGTGATATCATTGAAGTTTATGTTGATGCAAAAACCGAAAAACGAATTGAAAATTCAAAGAGTGTGATCGATTATAGAATGATTGGTCCAAAAGATAGGTTCCTCTAAACAAATATTCACCATAGGCTCGCAAGAGCCTTTTCTTTTGGGTATATAAACAGGTTGACAATAGCTAATATTATCTGTATGATGTAGTTTTAGTAATGTAAATAAACTATGAAAAAAATTCTAATGTGCGATCCCCGATTCTTTGGGGTTACTTATGATATCAACCCATGGATGTCTAGTAATATTGGGTGTGTAAATCAATCACTTGCTCGTGAACAATGGACTCTATTGCGAGATGCTATCTCAAGTGTAACTGAAGTAGAAGTATTGCCGGGAGTAGAAAATTTACCCGATTTAGTTTTTACTGCCAATGCTGGCATTGTTAGAAAAAATCAAGCAATCGTAGCTAAGTTTAGCAAATCTGAACGGCGTGCAGAAGAAGAGCATTTTAAAAAATGGTTTAGTGAGCATAAGCTAATCACTGTTCAAACTGTTCATTCATATGAGGGTGAAGGTGATCACCTAGTAGATAAATTAGGCCGTCATTGGCTGGGTACTGGCTTTAGAACAGATGGTAAAGTAGCTGAAGAATTGACTAGAATTCTATGGGTTCGTATGAATACATTAGAGTTAGTTGATCCTCGCTGGTATCATTTAGATACTTGTTTTGCACCTTTACCATATGGTGAAGTAATTTGGTATCCTGGTGCATTTTCAGAGAGTAGCCAACAACTTATTCGCAGCGCATTTAGAACTAGGATAGAAATAAGTGAAGAAGATGCTAGTGCATTTGCTTGCAATTTGGTAGCACTGGGTAATAATATCTTTCTTCCCAAGAACTTTGGTGCATCAGACCGATTACAGGGTCTTGGTTACAAAGTCCAAGAATTTGATTTAAGCGAATTTATGCGAGCAGGTGGCGCAGCCAAATGCTTGACGCTATACTATTAAATCTTATTTGGGATAATTAACGGGGGCAATAGCCCCTATTTTTTTATCCAATGCGGATGCTGAGATTAAATAGAGTTACTAATCTTTGCATACGATAACTATATAAGGGAGATAGAAATGACAAAAGTGTATATGGTTGATATAGATAACACTATCTGCATAAGCAAAGGTAATGACTATGCTAACAGCGAACCATTAATAGATCGTATTGCAAAAATAAATGAGTTGGTAAAACAAGGTCACAAAGTCATTTATTGGACAGCGCGAGGCAGTAGCAGTGGAATAGATTGGACAAACGAAACACACAGTCAACTAACAGCCTGGAACTGTGAATACCATGAAATTCATATGGGAAAACCATCATATGATATATGGATAGACGACAAGGCTATTAATTCAGAGGATTTTTTCAAGTGAATATTTTAATTTTCTCCCACAGTTGTAATCTCGGCGGAGCAGAGAATGCACTAATTTGTTTGGTATCAGAATTAAGTGCTAAACATACAGTAACAATATCTTTCCCTAATGCACAAGGTCCACTAATAGATTATTTTACTAGAAAGAATATTAGATGCGTGTCGTTACCTCTAGGATTCTCCCTCCCCAATCCACATGACGCCTTGGTTAAGTTTTCACAAGTATGTAATGATAATGTAATCGAACAAATACGAGAATTAAATTTCGACATGATCATATGCAATACTATAGTTACTTTGCATGGATTACTATTAGCAAAAATTTTAAAAATTCCAAGTATATTGTATGCACATGAAAAATTAGAGTTTGATACTGATTTAGCACCTCACGGATGTTCCTCTAGGTTTTATTTAGATTTGGTGGGAATGGCGTCCAATCATATTATGTGTACCTCCGAGTATGTTAAAAAATCATTTACTCAATTTAATAATAAAGCTAGTGTATTGTATATGTTTGATCAACATATACAGTCGATAGAAACACCAGTTATGAATGATGACTTGGTTTCTATTTCGGTGATAGGTATAAAATCGATTAGAAAAAACACGCATTTCGCAATAACGGTATTAAAAGCCTTGCGTCTAAGGGGAATGAACGCTGAATTACATTTAATTGGTCAAAATGGTTCTGGAATGCATTTATTAGAGCAGAAGTTAAAAATTCGCGGAGAACCAAATATCCATGTATACCCTAATCAACCCGATCCGTATGCAATTGGAAAAGGTAAAAAGATAACATTAATAACAGCTATTTGTGAACCGTTTGGATTAACCATGATGGAATCATTGTTCAGGGGTATCCCTGTTGTTGCATCGAAATGCGGTGGCCCGGAAGAGGTATTACCAAAATCATATCTATATGCAGTAAATGATTTGGAGTCATGTGTTCGAAATATAGAAGAAGTGGTGTCAAACTATAAAACTCACGCTAATACGGCTAAGAAAACTTATAACAATTTTATAAAAAAACATCCTAAAAAAGAAATATCTGATGTTATCTCATCGGCAATTGACAGCGCAAAACAGGATTTTAGTAAAAATGGTAACGGATCTACTTCAATTAAGTGGGAAGATTTTAAATTCTTGGTAGAAAGTCCATTGTCCAATGAGGATATTGTAAAAAATATAGCAGAAGTTACAAAGACCACTACTGATGTCATAGAAATTCAATTGACAAAAGAACGTGTAACACCCGGGATATCCGTGCTGAATGATATTCGTAAGTTTGATGTTGTCCCCTATACCATATCCGACAACTTGACAAATCTTTACAAAGAAGGCACCGGACTAGCAATTGAATTATTATCTTCTATAGGTGATAGTGGAAAAATTTCCATGCTAAGTTATATATTGTTAGCTCTAAAAGAAAAACAACAGATTAACCCAATAAAAAAAGTACTGTGTTTAGGCGATGGTATAGGAATAGATGCGATTAGGTTTGCACAATGCGGATATGAGGTTGATTATCTTGATTTTGATTCTTCAAAAATGGCAAAAATTGCAGAATTAAACTTTAAAAAAATTAAAGAAAATAATCCCACACTAAAATTAAACATTGTAAAAACGCCCACACAAAAATATGATGTAATTATATCACTTGAAGTTATCGAGCATGTAGACGATCCTGTTGATTTTTTAAAGTTTATTCATAGTATGATGAACGATGATGGATTTTTGTTTATTTCCGAATGTTTTGATGGTATATATGATGTTTGGCCTACACATATACTAAAACATGAAGAATTTTCTAATTTACTACCTTTATTGGCAAGTCCTTACTTTAAATTAGTAGATATAAATAACACCTACTTTGGAAAACCATATATGTTTCAAAAAATAGACGCAGTGTCATCTGATGTATTGGATTTTCTAAAAAATAGAGAATGGGTGATAAATTTTATAAATACAAAACTTAAAATTGGAATTTAAATTTATGAAGGCATATTAAAGTGATAGTAACATCATGTCCTTTAAGGATATCATTAGTAGGAGGATCAACTGATCATCCACATTTTATTAATAAGTACGGACAAGGATCTGTCATCAGTTTCCCTTCAACTCTTCGGACTTATATAACTATTCACCAAGATATTTTTGGTAGTAATTCTATAGGTAATAATTATCATATTAACTATAGCAAACGAGAAACGGTAAAAAAAGTATCCGAAATTCAAAATGAATTAATACGATATTGTTTTGAATATCTCAACGTAGATAAAATGAATTGCAGTTTAACCTCTGATATTTACAGTGCCGGTTCAGGTTTAGCAGCAAGTTCTTCTTATTTACAAGCATTAATAAAAGCCATATATGTATTGCGTGAAGAACATATAACTGAATTCGAAGTATGTAAAATGGCAGAAATTATAGAAAGAAATTTTAATCCATTGGTAGGCCAACAAGATTTCTATGGTAGTATTGGTGGATTGAAACGAATTGATTTCTTTAAAAACAGTGACCCTAGCATCCGTTATTTAAGTACAAACATATTCAAACAATTGAACATATATTTACTATATACAGGAGTGTTACGCAGTAGTACCAATATATTAGAAAGTATAAATATAGACAAATCAGTGCCTTTATTGCAAGATGTTGAAGATTTAGAGATAGCTATAAAAAATTGTGATATTGAAATGTTTAGTAATGTTATCAATCGCGGCTGGGAAAATAAAAAAGCTACTAGCAATTTAATATGCGAATCTTCTACACTTGAAGAATTAGATAGTAAACTCAAAAATGATCCTGATATACTAGCACACAAATTATGCGGTGCTGGTAATGGTGGATATTTTTTAATTTTTACTAATTTGAATAGTGGATTTGATTCAGCTAAATATGATATGATGAAAGCTATCAGCTTATCAGAAACCGGACTAAAATATATTAATTTAAAAAATGAATTTACAAAACTTTAAACATTGTCTTGACAATATAAATCAAGATGACCTATATAAATTAAAACAATACATTCTTGGTGCAAAAAACGTAATTATTTTGGGTAATGGTGGCAGCAATGCTGTTAGTTGTCATATTGCACAAGATTATACAAAGGCGTTAGGAATCAGAGCTACAGCATTTGGAGACAGTTCCAGAATGAGTTGTTATGCTAATGATTATGGTTGGGAGAATGCGTATACTAAATATTTAGAACATTTCGCAGATTCGGATACCATAGTGATACTAATATCATCTTCTGGTAACTCACAAAATATACTTAATGCTGCTGGATACTGTGCGGGTAAACATGATATGATTACTCTATCCGGATTTAATCATGCCAATAAATTAAGAACAGTGTATGGTCCATTATCTTTGTTACATTTTTACATCCCCAATACTGATTATGGAATTGTAGAATTACTTCACGAACTTATTTTACATTCTGTTATATGAAAATGTTTGTAACAAAAGTGAATTGAACACTTCGTCATCAGGCACCCAAATAACTAAACTTTTTATTGACACCAGCATACAAACGATGCATAATCAGTATGCAAAATACATTTTCACAACTTTAAAAGGAATATAAATGAAAAAAATCTTACTAGCATCACTAATCATGGCTGCATTTGGTAGCGCACACGCTCAAGTAGCAGGTCTATCAGGAAACCTAGGTCTAACTACTGACTATCGTTTTCGTGGTATTTCTCAAACTCAAAATGGTGCAGCCGTTCAAGGTGGCATAGACTACGCTCATAAGAGCGGCTTTTATGTTGGCAACTGGAACAGTTCAGTTAGTAGCGCACTATTTCCCGCTAGCGCCGGCATCGAAAGCGATCTATATCTAGGCTTTAAGAAAGAAGTTTTCAAAGGCGTAACAATCGATGTTGGTACAATGAGCTATGTTTATTCACGCGCATCAAGCTTTGGTACTAGCGAAGTTTATGCTGGTGTAGGTTATGGTCCAGTTACTGTAAAAGTTAGCCAATCACTAAGCAACTATTTTGGTGTAGCAGATAGCGTAGGTTCACGCTACTACCAAGCTGACCTAGCACAGCCAATCACTAGCAAGATCACTCTAGGTGCTCATGTTGGTCGTACATTTGTCAATAACAACACTTCACTAGACTATACTGACTATCGTGTTGGTGCATCTTATAACGCAGCTGGTTGGGTATTTGGTGCAAATTTCCACACTAACAACAACTATGGTAGCAGTGCTAAAGCTGCTATGACAGTTGCAGGTCAGTCACTATACAAAAACACCGTTGTACTATCAGTAGCAAAATCATTCTAATACTTTACTAATCAAAATAAGGGCTTTGTAGCCCTTATTTTACCCTTTACTTAGGAGAACACACACATGTCAGTCACACTAAAAAATTTAGAATCGGCTTTAGCCGGTGAATCTATGGCACATATCAAGTACCGATATTTTGCCAAACTAGCCCGAGCAGAAGGCTATGAAGAAGTAGCCAAACACTTTGAACACACTGCTGACCAAGAGCTACTACATGCTTGGGGTCATCTTGAACTGCTAATTGGTAAACCATCTACTAAAGAATGTTTGGAAAAAGCAATCGAAGGAGAGACCTACGAGTTCACCGTGATGTATCCAGAGTTCGAAGCAGTTGCTAGGAACGAAGGAAATGAAGAAGCAGTTCGTGAAGCCGTGGAACAAATCGCTGAATCCATGGAACATGCCGCACAATTCGCAGCAGTTTTGGCTAAAGCAGAAAAGCGTTTTTCAGCACTCAAGCGTGTAGAAGAGCGTCATGCAAATGCTTATAAACAAACTTTAGGGAGTCTATAATGAGAGAACAATACGCATGTGTCATTTGTGGCCATCAACATGATGAAGAAACAGAAGGTAAATGGGAAGACTTACCTGAAGATTTTATGTGCCCTGAATGCGGCGGACTAAAACAAGACTACGAAGCTATTTAATTACGGGCCCGCAAGGTAAAATTTGCCTTTGCGGGCTTTCCTATATGTAATTTGCATGTAATACTTAGTATTGTTAAAATACGATAAATATTAGTATGACAAAAAAATATAGAACAATAACAGTCAGTGATGTGCATCTGGGCACCAAAAATTGTAAAGCCGAACTACTTGTAGATTTTCTAAGTGAAAACACTTGTGAAACACTGTATTTGGTTGGTGATATAATCGATGCATGGAAAATCCAACAGAATAGGCTAAAGTGGCGCCAAAGCCATACCGATGTTGTTCGTAAAATTCTAAAACATGCTAGAAATGGTACTAAAGTAATTTATGTAGCAGGCAATCACGACGAGTTTTTAAGACCAATGATACCATATGGTGTTAGCTTTGGTACCATTGTAATATGCAATCAAGCTACTCATATCGGCGCAGATGGTAAAAAGTATTTAGTAGTACATGGCGATTTGTTTGATGGTATCACTAGATTAGCGCCATGGTTAAGTTTCTTAGGCGACAGAGCATATGATGTTATTTTGGATCTAAATAGCAGGTTCAATTGGATTAGACATCGTATGGGTTTTGGTTATTGGAGCTTAAGCCAATTCTTAAAACACCGAGTAAAAAAAGCTATTGATTTTATGTTTCAGTTTGAAAGAACTATTACCGCTTATGCCAAGAAGCGTGGTTTTCAGGGCGTAATATGTGGGCATATACATAAAGCTGAAATTAAAGAAGTAAATGGTATTACATACATGAATGATGGTGACTGGGTAGAAAGTTGTACCGCCCTAGTAGAACATCATGATGGCAGTTGGGAAATAATACGTTGGGCACAGGACAAAAAAGATGTGGCTGATGATTCTTCTAGCAGTTAATATTACAAACCCGCAAGATATACCGGGTAAAATAACACTAGAATTTCCTACCCAACAAGCGTGTGAGCAAAGCTTACAAACTATGCGATACCAATTAAAATTCAATGGTTTTAAAGTCGAGGGAAAATGCATAAAACAATACTCATCGTAACAGATAACTTACCAACTCAAATCAATGGCGTGGTCACAACTTTCAAGAACATTCAAACTCACGCTGATCGTGATGGGTACGATCTTGTTTATCTTGACCCCGGGCAGTTTTACCATATTGATTGTCCTGGCTACCCTGAGGTTAAACTCTCCTTACCTTGGAAAATTGGCAAAAAGATCAAGGCGTTATCTCCCGATTATATTCACATTGCTACGGAAGGGCCGGTAGGCTTAGCCGCTAGAATTTGGTGCGATATGAATGGGTATTCATATAATACTTCATATCATACTAAATTCCCAGAATTTCTTAAAAAGATATATGGTATCCCCGAGGGCTTTACTTATAGATATGTTCGTTGGTTTCATAAACATAGTGGTAGAGTATTAACAACTACACAGTCTATGGTCGATCAGTTATATGATCATAAATTTAAAACTAACATAGTAGCTTGGACTAGGGGAGTAGATCGTGAATACCTACAGCCAAGTCGAGTATGGAATCACGATCATTATATAGGTCTAAAGCCACTAGTATTATATGTAGGTCGTGTAAGTAAAGAAAAGAATTTAGATGCACTATGTAAACTACAACATAAATATAAAATTCATATCGTAGGAGACGGTCCTGATCGTGCGAGATTAGAACGGGAATATACTGATGTAGAGTTTTTAGGATACAAAACAGGTCAAGCGTTGGCAGATTGTTATGCTTGGGCTGATGTATTTGCTTTTCCCAGTTTAGTTGACACATTTGGCATAGTTATTATAGAATCTCTAAGCTTAGGAACACCTGTAGCAGCATATCGTGTACAGGGCCCACTTGATATCTTAGAAGAGGGCGTAACAGGGTACATGTGTGATGATCTAGCTACTAGTATAGATCAGTGTTTATTACTAGACCGAGATCAAGTCAAACAATCTAGTGAACGATGGACTTGGGAAAATTGCTGGGAAGTCTTTAAAGAAAATTTAACGGAACTAGAAAATAAATAACATCATGGAAATAAAGCAAGCAACTGATTGGCAAACAGTATCAACTAAAATCAGGCGAGAGTTAAACGACATAAAGTATAACCCAGACCTATACAAAATGCTAAAAAACATTGACGCAATGGTAACTGAGATTTCTAAGCTAGAAGTTATCTATCGCAGGGCTATCTCTAGGCCCGCACTAGACGCTAAGTTAGCAGACGCTAACAAAGCTATCACACATTTAGAAAAATTGATCCTCATGGCCAAGCTTATGAACTGATGTAAACTTGAGTTTACATGTCAACCTAGGCTTACATTATGACAAATGTCACAAAACTGTGTCTAACCCTAGATTTGACATTAAATGGGCATCAGTGTATAATAGCTTTATGAACTCGACAAACACCCGTAAGCGCAGAACCGATCGCAATCAAGTGATTTACTTTATCCAAGATAAAGTCACTGGTGAGCAGTATATTGGTCTGACTGCACTGTCATTCAACGGCAGCGTCTTTAAGACTCTTCGTCGCCGCATGCAAAAGCATATGCAACGGGCCCTTGCTGAAAACAAAGATTGGGGTCTTTCGCGGGCTTTACGAGAGCATGGCGCCCAGCGTTTTGTTTTTGGCAAGTTGGAAATCGTTCGAGGCAAAGGCCCCGCTCATGCCCGCGAGACTGAACTGATCAATTCGCTTCAACCCAAACTGAACACATTTGGCGTCAAAGTTTGACAATAAATGAGTTTGGGTATAGAATATTCACTCATACTTAGAAAACGGAAAGAATATGAAAATCGAAACTCGTGTTGCCCGCACCAATCTGCGCCGCGAAACTACTGCTAAAAACCTTCGCCTTCTGCGCGAAGTTTTGATCGATGTTCAAGTTGCCAAAGGATGGGACGAAGAGTCCGGTCAAGCCTACGCTAACGGATACACTGAGAGTATGCTTCTCGATGTTATTTTGGAGCTTGCCTCCAAGTCTCGCTATGAAGACCTCAACGGGCTGCTTACTGCCCGTCGCATGGAAAAGCTTAACCAATTGCGTGGACAAAAATAGGTCAAAGTTGAGTGATAACTATTAAATAGTTATTTAGAAAAGGAAAAACTCATGAGTATTGTATTAGAAGCAAGCTTATCCAGAGTTTGGCAACATTTTAATAGTGACCGCCCAGTTGCATTGCTAACTGGTTTTAGGGGTGAGTACACTAGAGAAGAGAATCTGCGTAGAAACGCGGCTTTAGCGGCCGACATTAGAAATCTTGGCCTTGGGTTCTTTTATGTAGATGGATACTGGATAGAAAATCAGGGCACTCCCGAAGAACGCAAAGTCAGTGAAGATAGTATTTTTGTAATAGGTGAACCTAGTACTGATGAAAAATTTTTGGACACTATTGTAAAATTTGGCCGTCAGTATGATCAAGATGGCGTCTTGGTAAAAACAGAAGATACTGTAGCTATCTATGATAAGAATGGTGAAGTGCTGTACCCGCTCAATAAATTGAATCCTGGAAAACTGGGAACAATGTATACTAAACTAAGAAATAACAAACATACCAATACCTTTGTCTTTACTGAAGAACGGGTTGATCGTGGTTGGGCCGGCCGTTTTACCGCTTGAATAAAGAAACGAACCTAAAATGAATGCTTGGAGTCATCTACCCAACGCGACACATATAGACCGCATATTGGCTTCAGTACACGCAAATCCCAAATTATGGGAGCAGGCATGGGTGCAGGTATGGCTGCCGGCATGGAATAAGGCAAGGGTGCAGGTATGGAAGCAGGCAAGGGATCAGGCATGGGATCAGGCAGGGTATCAGGCAAGGGATCAGGCAAGGGATCAGGCAAGGGATCAGGCAAGGGGTACCATACTTGCACTGATTGCATATGATGATTCAGCCAAGTACCTAAATCTTCCCATTGACCAACTACAAATGCTTTACCATTTGACTGAACACCCAGCTTGTATTTTACTACAACCAGCCGTTGTTGCATTTGCGATGGAAAAGGAACGAGAACTGGCCCAAGGTTGACAATAAATGGATTAGGGCGTATAATACTCTTATACACTGAAACATTGGAGTTTTAATGAAAATCGAAATCGAAAACTACTTGGCAGCTATCGCTAATGACTATGCGCGATGGAACACTCTTAAAGATGATGCTACTGAAAGCGCCAAGCGTATTCGCGTCGAATTGGTTTCGGAATTCTGTGCCGGACTTACCATCGAAGAAGGTAACAAGTATATCAAGGTCATCTCTGGCGCTAGGGGTCAACGGAGTGTGCATTCGTTTATCGTCAAAAAAGACGATGGCAAGTTCAAGGCCGGCGACATTTTGAAGGCAGCATCTTGGGCAGCACCTGCCAAGAATTTTAGCCGTGGCAATGTACTGACTGGAAATTTTGGGTCAGTTCATTGGACTGGCGCGCAATAATTTGTTTGACAATAAATCCCTGATTCTATATAATCACTTCACACTTAAACAACAGGAGTAGCAAAAATGGCTTCATCAGTTTCAGACAATCTTACGCTTACCTCAGTTCAGGTCCGCAAAGCATTGCTCAAGTCTTTCAAGGTTCAGCGTCCCATCTTTCTTTGGGGTCCTCCCGGTATCGGCAAGAGTGAGGTTGTTGCTGAGATTGCCCAAGAACTGGGCGGTCATATGATCGACCTGCGTATGTCGCAAATGGAACCCACTGACATTCGTGGTATCCCTTTCTATAACAAAGAACTGGGCAAGATGGATTGGGCTCCCCCAATCGAACTTCCTGATCAGGAACTGGCTGACCAGTTCCCCATTATCGTACTCTTCCTCGATGAGATGAATGCAGCCCCGCCAAGTGTGCAGGCCGCAGCGTATCAGCTTATTCTCAACCGTGGTGTTGGTAAGTATCGTCTGCCCAAGAATGTTGTGCTGGTTGCTGCAGGTAATCGTGAGTCAGACAAGGGCGTAACTTATCGTATGCCCAAGCCCCTTGCTAATCGTTTCTTGCATTTGGAAATGCGTAGTGACTTTGCTTCATGGCAGACATGGGCAGTGGATAAAAAGATTCACAAGGACGTGGTTGGTTACTTGAGTTTTGCTAAACAGGATCTAAACGACGATTCTAATAGCAACTCCAGCAGCCGAGCTTTCCCAACTCCCCGTTCGTGGTGCTTTGTCAGCGACCTACTTGATGACGACGACACTGATACCGATACTCTGTTCAATCTGGTTGCAGGTGCAGTTGGTGACGGTCTGGCAGTCAAGTTTATGGCTCATCGCAAAGTGTCCGGCAAAATGCCCTCGCCCACTGACATTCTGTCTGGCAAGGTCATGGACCTGCAAGTCAAGGAAATCTCGGCAATGTACTCGCTGACCATTTCTATGTGCTACGAACTGAAAGATGCACTGGATAACAAGCGGGTCAGCAACAAAGAGTTCCATGTGATGGCTGATAACTTCTTCAACTATATCATGGCTAACTTCGAAACGGAGCTGGTTGTTATGGGTGCAAAGATTGCCCTCAAAACTTACAAGCTGCCCATCGATCCCGTTCAACTCAAGAATTTCGACACTTTCCATAAGAAATATGGCAAGTACATTGTCGAAGCAGGCAACTGATTGGTGTCAGTTGTCTACTCAGGTAAGAGGTAATACTCTTACCCCTAGGGTGAGAATATTCTCACCCTTTTTTTAAGGATAGTAAAAATGATCGATACAAAAAAATTCAAAGTGATTTTTGATACCAATATTCTTGACCGAGAGCTTGGTACGGAACAGGAAATGGAAAATCTTACTACAGAAATCCAACTGTATATCGATGAACTGGATATTGGTCCTGAAACCGATATGGATTTGGTCCTAATGGATGCACTGGACAGCATTTTGGGCGAACATAGGGTTCTTCATTGAAGGTTGACAATAAATACGGACACTGCTATAATAGCAGTATCATAGAAAAGGATCGACATGACTATTAGCGCACTTTCAGATTTTCGCAGTTACCCCATCTCTACTCTGCCCATTCGCATGAGTGAGGTAATCAATCCAACCAAAAAGCGTAAGCGTAGCAAAAAGTTTGAAAAATTGGTTGGCCCAACCGATCCCAAGATCGATGCACAAGCCCGCGAGCGTTTGGTTACTGCCCGTATTGGTCTGCTTCTACGCCATGCTTTCTTTGGCAATTTGGCTACTAGGTTGACTCTCATCAATGCCGATGAGTGGTGCTCTACTGCTGCCACAGACGGTCAAAAATTCTACTACAATAGCCGCTTCATTATGATGCTGAAGGTCAAGGAAGTAGAATTCCTTGTAGGTCATGAAGTGCTGCATGTGGTCTATGATCATATGGATCGTAGAGTTGACCGTGATCCGCAGATTTGGAATATCGCAGTAGACTATGCGGTTAACGCGGACCTTAAACGGCATAGCGTTGGTCAGATGATTACCACGGTGCCCTGTTTGTATGAACTAAAATACGACGGCAAGCCTGCTGAGGAAATCTATGACGACCTCATGAAGAATGTTCAGAAAATCTCTATCGATGACCTTATCGATCAAATGGTCGACGACCATATGGAATCTGATGAAGATGGCACCGGTGACGGCGAAGGTGATGAAGAAGGCAAAGGCAAGCGTCCCAAGATGTCTGCTGAAGAGCGCGAGCGGGTACGTCAGGAAGTAAAACAGGCTATTATCAATGCTGCCAGCAGTGCTGAAGCAGGCACTATGCCCAAGGGTGTAGAGCGCATGATCAAGCAAATTACCAACCCAGTTATGCCCTGGCCCGAACTGATCCAAACTAATCTGACCAGTGCAATCAGGTCTGACTATTCATTTATGCGTCCCTCACGCCGCAGTTGGCACATGGATGCAATCATGCCCGGTACTAATCCCGGTGAGGAAATTGATGTTCATATCGCTATCGATATGTCAGGCTCGATTGGTGCTGCACAGGCTCAAGTGTTTCTGGGTGAGATTGCTGGCATGATGGACTCATTCGACGGTTACAAACTGCATGTATTTTGTTTCGATACCGAAATCTACAATCCTCAGAATTTTACTTCTGAGAATATGGATACGATTGATTCTTATGTTCCGCAAGGTGGTGGCGGTACTGACTTTGATGTTATCTTTAGTTACCTAAAAGAAAACGCTATGGATCCCAAGCGACTGATTGTATTCACTGACGGGTATCCTTGCGGTAGCTGGGGAGATGCGAACTATTGCGACACTACTTGGATCATTCACGGCGACCCCGATCCTAGTCCCCCGTTTGGTCAGTATGCAATTTACTCGGACCATAAGAAAGGTTGAGTAGTAAATGAGTGCTTATCGTACTATAAAGCTTCCAATAGTAACACCTGAAGATTCGATTATACCTAAATGGTATGACTGGCTTGATATACTTAAAGCTGCCAATGATTCGCCTGCTCTTGCCAATACTATAAAACAAGCTGAGACAATTTATGCCCTCATCAAAGAAGAAAAAACTTAACCATTTTTTAGCAGTGTGGGATATGTATGGCTTAGAAAGCCTACATGATGTCCTTCATGCTAAAAAACTACACGATGAATGGGAAAAGGCCAAAGTTTTAGCTATTCTTAAAGAAGAAAAAATTCCTCCTGCCCCTAGGATTATTCCACTTAACGCATTGCTATTGCGAGCAAGGTATAATAGTCATCGCCACTATGAAATTTATGAATTTGCTACTCCCTTTAGTTTTCAAGAAATAAAAAAAATGTTCGAAGAAGACCCGCAAACAATGGCCAATACTGTTAGAGAAGTTGGTTACAAAATTCATTCTAATCGGCTAGATGCAGAGTATCTACATCTAACCGGCTATATGTAGATAAAAGGGTAATCGTATGATACTGATTGGAACAAGTTTTGGTCGATGTATGGTGTCGATCCTTAAAGGTGAGGTGAGTGAACAAGATGTACTATTCATTGTTACAGGTACAATGTGCCCAGATAAAAAAGAATTCTTAGCTGTGGCTGAAACCTATTACCATAATGGTAATGGTAGTGTGTTTCAACCTGAACAATATAATGTCAATGGAATTGCAAGAGAAGCATACATGAGCTTGGCCAGTCATTTATATGATGCAGGCAAAATTCATCAGCCTAGAAACTTTGCATATGGTCATGGATTGGGAGGCAGCTACCATGAGGCTTGGCTACAAGTAGTTCCCACTAATGAAAACACTACACCTGCGGTTTTAGATGCATGGGAAAAATATAAAATGTTGGATAGCTTAACCAAATGACTGAAGAATATACACTTGATCCACAAACATGGTTTAGCCAACGTGAATTACAATTCACTCCCACTCACTTTGTTCAAGCTACCACAAGGCTTACTGAAGTGTCCAAACAATGGGTACTGGATAAATTAAAAGGCAGATTTGTTGTTGTTACTACTGATGATACTTATTTCCTAACATTTATGACTGATGGTCATTCTTTGGGAAAAATCGCCTTTGAAGACCCACAAGAAGCTATTCTTTACGAACTTACTTGGTCGTGATTCCAGCAAATTATGATGGTGGGAAAGGTTGGGAACACACTAATAGAGGTTGGTATGAGTACCATGTTAAATTCTACGATGCAACCTCAAGCGCGGACCTAATAGGTAAAGAAGAAGAAATTGTCGAATGGCTTTATAAAAACATCGACAATCCTGAACGACATGCAAGATGGGCACCATATGATGTAGGCATGCGGGTAAAGTTTAGATTTGAAAAAGACGCACTCATGTTTGCACTGAGGTGGTTGTAAGAAAAAATTACTATCACGCTGTTCTCTGTTAAATATCATCATATAAACACAAGGAGAACCGAACATGAATTTCTTACGACATATTGGAAAACACGGCGACCGCAAAGTTGCAGTAGTATTCCGCGAAGTACCAGGCGAGCCCCATATGTGCTTAGTCACATACACTGAGTTATTGGGCACAAATGTACATGACCCGATCATTAGTTGTATTGAAAGTGATATCGGTCAGCACAGCGAAAACTTAGCAGACGCACTAAACAGGTCATTTACCAAAGATGGCCGCCCTATCTTACAAGTTCTACACATGGAAGGTCAGTTAAAGAAAGTACAGACCTCACAGATCATAATGACTCCAGCTCCAAACACTAAAATCAAATTAGAAGAGTTAAACACTATTCTTAATGAAATGAAACAAGGTGAAGAAGCAGTCAAGCGTTTAGCAGAAATGGACAAGAGCCGCGGCATACAAGATCCTGCTGATGTTATTCGTAGAATGCGTGGCCCACAGAACCAACCATTAGAATCAACAGGTGATGCTCTAGGTGATGCAGCTATTGCTAAACAGCGTATGGAACAAGCACACAAAATGGAACGGGAAGCTAAAGGGTTACTGGCTGAGGCACAGCGTTTAATTACCGAAGCACAATCATTAGACCCTTCATTAACCGCGCAGCCAGCACCAGTTGTAACAGAAGCTGCACCGGCTAAAGTAAGAAAAACCCGAGCTAAAGTTAGTACATAATGTCTCCTGATTTTTTTGACAAATGGGAACACATCCTTGAGGATGTTGAAAAAAGTAGAATACCTATTCAATTTATAAAGAAGTTGGTTTTAAAGCTAGAAGGCAAAAAACAACAAACTATAAATATACAGAAATTTTTATCTCAAGGATTAGACCCCGATCAAGTAGAAGAAGCTATTAGCCGTAAATTGGATGAAATGGATCATATCATAGTTAGTATAGAATTCATTTTAAACATTGAAACTATAGCTGAAATTGTTCAACCTGAAACGGACAAGCTTCTCCAAAAGTTATGAAAGCGGTAGTAGCCTGCGATCCTAACGGGGGCATTGGATATCAAAACAAATTACCTTGGACTCAACTTCAAGGTGATTTGCCTAGATTTAAATCTCTTACTGAAGGCCAAGTAATCGTAATGGGTAGAAATACTTGGGAAAGTTTGCCCAAGAAACCCTTACCTAATAGATTGAATATCGTAGTCAGTTCTAAAAAATTAGATTTACCTGCTGGTGCAATTGCAACAAATAACATAGAGCATTTTGCACATTTCAAAAATGCTTGGTTAATAGGTGGTAGTCAGTTGATTAGCAGTTGTTGGCATTTGATTGATGAGATACATCTTTCAAGGACCATTGCCCGTTACACTTGCGATACTTTCATAAACCTGATATCATTAGAAAATGATTTTAGACTATTTTTAAAAGATCCTACCCCAGTTGATCATCAATATGAGATATGGAAAAAGAAAGTGAACCAACAAATATTTCAAAAAGAAGAAAAATGTAGTTGTGAAACTTGTATGCTAAATCCACCTTTTGGTGGTCGTATGCGTTTTATTGTATGTAGCAAATGCGGCAATAAAAGATGCCCACATGCTACTAATCATATCTACGAATGCACTAACAGCAATGAACCTGGGCAAAAAGGTAGCAGTTGGGAGAACTATAAATTATGAACAAACGAATCCTTGAACTTGCTAAGAAGGCGGGCTTTGAAGATGGTCACCAAGATCGTTATGGTAACTCATTATCATATGACCTAGAAAAGTTCGCTGCGCTAATTGCCCAAGACTGTGCTGAACTACTTGATACCAGCCGACTGAATACTCCCTCGGATCATTGGGGTTTTGTAGCTAGGATATGGACTCTACAAGAAGCAGCCAAGATTATTCGCAATCATTTTGGAGTTAGTAAATGAACGAACGAATTCGCGACCTTGCCAAAGATTGTGATTTGGATTGGCATAGACATTGGAATGACGACAACAGCAATCGGTTAGAAAAGTTCGCCGAGCTTATTGTCAGGGAATGCGTTGCTCAGTGCGAGAAAAATGCCGAGCATACATATTTGGGACTTGGCAGTAAGTTGAGTGCGTTTAATATTAAAGAACATTTTGGAGTTGATGAATGAAAGCATACCATGACTTGCTAAGTGAAGTATTAGCTAACGGAGAAGAAAAAGATGACAGGACTGGCGTTGGAACTATTAGTGTGTTTGGACCTAGTATTCGCACTGATTTGCGTAGGGGCTTTCCCGCTATCACTACTAAAAAACTGGCTTGGAAAGCTGTAGTAGGTGAACTACTTTGGTTCATTGAAGGTTCTAGTGATGAGCGCAGATTAGCAGAAATCACACATGGTACTAGAGATGGCGTCACAACAATTTGGACTCCAAATGCACTTGCACCTTATTGGAAACCTAAGGCTCAGTATGAGGGTGACCTAGGTAGGATTTACGGTGTGCAATGGCGTAGTTGGGGTCCTAGAATTGGGCCACATATTGACCAACTCAAAAATCTTATCGAGGGTATAAAAAAAGATCCCAATAGTCGTAGGCATATACTTACAGCTTGGAACCCAGGTGAGTTAGATCAAATGGCACTACCACCATGCCACATTATGTCTCAGTTCTATGTAAATAAAAATCGTGAATTGAGTTGCCATATGTACCAACGATCCGCGGATTTATTTTTAGGTCTACCCTTTAATATTGCCAGCTATGCTCTATTAACACACATGATTGCTCAAGTATGCGAATTGAAAGTTGGCGAACTAATCATAAGCATGGGTGACGCTCATATCTATAAAGATCATGTTGACCAAGTTAAAGAACAGCTAACCAGAGAACCACTGCCAAGCCCTAGACTATATCTTAACTATGACAAAAAAACAATTGATGAATTTACAATGGCAGATATCGTGTTAGATGAGTATAAAAGTCACGGTGCTATTAGCGCAAGAATGGCTGTGTAAATGAATGTGAATGAAGGTAAGTATGTATCTACACCAGTGCATTCTTTTAGAATGAGCGATGTAGAAGATTTTGAAATATATGCTTATCAAATTATACAAGAATGGAAAAATACCGAAGAAGGTCAATGGATAATAGAGAATGCAGTAGAACCTCCCCATTGGGAAAATATGATTGACCATGAAACATATGGCTATAAATGCACGATAGTAGCTAAGTTTTTAGAAGTAAATTACTTATATTGGAAGTTGAGGTTTAGATGAAACACGCATTTATGATTACAAGCGCAATTAATGTTGATATGGGAGTATTTACCCCAATAGATCGCTTACGGCAAACTCTACTTACGATAAACAGTATCAAAGCAAAAGTACCTGATGCTAAAATAATACTTATTGAAAGTGCTCCCAATCCATTGAACGATAGACAAAATGCTATGCTATTAGATGCTACCGATCTATTGATAGACTGTACTGATGATACTGAAGTTAAAGAAATATACGCAACTAAAGAATGGGCGTTAGCTAACAATTCTAAATTTACTAGTCAAGATATAATCAAAAATCTAATAGAACCTATATGTTTCTTAACCGCATTAAAAATTTGTGTAGAAGATAATGATTTTAATGGGATAGATAGAGTACATAAAATATCCGGCAGATACATAATAAATGACAATTTTAAATTAAGTAGGTATGAATTATTGCCCGATAGAATAATCATTGCAAACAGACAAAAATCACAGTTCCCACTTTTCGTTAATGGAATAGATACACAATATATGTCTAGGTTATGGTCTTGGCCTACTAAAGAAACAGACAAAATTATTAATACCTACACAGAAGGATTGACCTTTATTAAAAAATGCATTAATAGTGGGCAAGCATATTGTGATATGGAACATATGCTTTATAAATTCTTACCCCCTAACCTAATCACAGAGTTTGCTAAGATAGGTGTAGAAGGAGGTCTAGCTCCCAATGGATCGGTAGTAAGTGATTAAAACGATTTTATAGATAAATAAGTGTATGTGGTTACTATCTTTTATAACCGAATGGATGACTCATGCAATTCTTGCTGTGGGTATTATATTGGTTATAGTGGGATTCGTATTAGATTTTATTCCCTTTGTAAAACCCTATCAATTAGCTTGCCAAGTTATAGGCATAATTATGCTTGGATTTGGTCTGTACTCTGAAGGTAAGTTAGCAGAATCACAGTCTTGGGATGCTAAAATAAAAGACTTGGAAGTTAAATTAGCTGAGGCGGAAGTTAGAGCAGCCAATGTTAATACTGAAATAGTAACACAAACAGTAACAAAAAAACAAATTATAAAAGAAAAGGGTGAGGATGTAATAAAATATATCGACCGAGAAGTTGTAAAATACGACAATACTTGCCCTATACCTCAATCTGTAATCAAAGCACACAATGCAGCCGCACAAAATAAAAAAGTAGATGAAGATGTTATCGTTACTACAGATACTCCTATCACTACACAAGATCACAATGCTGCTACAAAGCCACCAATAAAACTAACCAAATGAAAAATATACTACTATTTTGTGCAGTTATGTTACTTGCTGGATGCCATACTATCCCTATCACACAAAAATTTCCTGACGCACCTGCAATTTTAATGGATAAATGCCAACCACTAGAAACACTTGACAAGCCCACTGTTTATCTAAGTGAATTGATGACTACAGTTACCAATAATTATACAAAATATCACATTTGCGCTAACCAAGTCGAATCTTGGCAAGATTGGTATAACAAACAAAAAGCAATATACGATAAGATAAACAAATAGAAACCAGATAAATAGATTATAATCTCGGGATTCTATATGGCACAAGAAATTATTAATATTGGCGCGCAAGCGAATGACGGTGAAGGTGACCCCCTACGCACGGCCTTTACTAAAGTAAATAACAACTTTACTCAGTTATTTGCTACTGCATATAATACTGCTGAAGTAATCACTTACGGGAATACTGCTCAAGAGATTTTTAGTATCTCTGCAAATGCTTTTACTCAAGGCATATTTCAAATTAACTCAGTTGCCGCTAATACATCAGATAGTCAAAACATCACTATAACTGCTGCTATTAAAGATGACCAAACAGGAGTAAAATACACTGGCCACAGCGCACTATTTAATGGTAATGCTATAACTCAATACAGCATGATAGTAGCAGATAGTAATGTAATACTGTTAGTTAATCCCTTTATAACAGGTCAAATGATCAACTTTATAAACTATCAAGTAACTTATAATAATGCAGTTCCTGGAATGAGTTTAGCACTAAATCAATCTCCTACAAATGTTCTAGGAACAGAATATCTACAACCTATTACTACTCAGCAGGCGTCATGAGAGCTAAAGAGTTTATAACTGAACAAAACAAGTTACCTGATCGAATTACCAATCCATTACCTGCTACTTGGGTAATACCAGAGTTACAAAATCAAAATGCATATTTACAATATAGATTTTCTGTGGCATTGGCCGGTGCACGAGCGGCTCGCAACGGCGATATACCTAAAATAGATAAAGATACGGTTTGGGGAGAAAATCAAATCGTATCAGGCTACATGAATCCAGATATAGAAGAAGATATTGACTTTGCTTTAGGTGAAATGGGCCTTAAAGGTAAATTATTAGTCACTAGTAAAGAAAGTGAAGAAACAAGTGATACCGATATCCACAGTCCTTTAAATCCTTTTGCGGGATACAAAAGAAAATGAGAGCCAGTGAATTTATAACTGAAGCTAAGATGGGTAAAATATCCAAACATCAACAACAACCTACCCGCGGGTTAAATATTTTTACAAAGAAAATGGATACTTATGATAAGCTATATGATTTAAATCGTTTAATGATGGCTGTCGCAAGTAGCGATGGTATAAACCCAATAGAAATGCCTGCTGAAAGTTGGGTAGGTAAACACAACACGGCACATGCTTACACTAAAGAAGAACAAGCTATGCTTAATATGGCATATAAAGCGGCTGGCTTAGAGTATATAGATTTAAATAATGGTGATTTAGATAGCGAAGAACTATCTGATACAAATACTCAAAGTATAGTAAAACCATTTAAAGGCTATAAGAAAAAATAATATAGCAACAATCATTTAGAATAAGTAATCTTATATAACTTATAGGATATTCAGATGATTGATATTAACAACACCCTTGATTTAGTAAAGTTAAAACTCTATAACGAATGGCTTTATACAGCACATATTTACGAAGAAGGTGATAGTCCCTTTCATAAGGATCTTACTTCACAAATCGTAAAACAATATATCGACCCAATTAATCTTAAAAAAGATGCTAAGATTTTAGACTTAGGCTGCGGCCCAGGCTATTTCTTAGATGAAATGAAAGCACGTGGATATACTGATTTAACTGGAGTTACGCTATCACCCGGCGATATCAAAATATGTGAAGATAAAGGCCATGCAGTTAAGCCATATGATCTAACTTTCTTACCACAAAAAGATGGTTACTATGATGAAAGCGTTGATTTTATCTTTCTACGCCACGCCCTAGAACATAGCCCATATCCTATCTTTAGTTTAATGGAATACAATCGCGTTCTAACACAATATGGTAAGCTTTATATTGAAGTGCCTGCCCCAGGTGGCGAACGAAATCACGAGGCAAATCTAAATCACTATAGTATTTTTGGTGAGACTATGTTAGCTGCACTGCTAGACCGAACTGGCTTTAATATCGATGTGTTTAATAACTTAGACTTCGATGTTAAAACTGAACCCGATGCAAATGGAGTTGAAAAAGTATTTCACGAAAAATACTACTGCATCGTCGCTACTAAGCAGCGCCCACTAGATATAAAATAAAATGCCAAAAAAAGTTGCTGCAACTGCAAAAAAGCAAACTAATAAAAAAGTATGCACTTATGTAGTTGCAGTAACTATTGGATTCAGTCTACTTGGTACAATAAATTACACAAAAGCTGAAATTGTTAACTCAGATGCTTGGATTGGGCAAGATAAAGTTAAACATTTTACAGTATCAATGGGGTTAGGAATACTAGGGGCTAGTTTTTTTAGTGATGCTCAGACCCCTGCAAATCAATTTTTTTATGGTACATTGTTGGGTTCTATACCCGGGCTCATAAAAGAAATAAGAGATATACATCATCCTGGTTCTACTGCATCGTACAAAGACATGACTTTTAATGTTTTGAGCGCAGCAACAGGTGCTGCAATTGCGACACTAATGAATTCTTTTACAGATACGCCCCAAACAAAATGGACAATTATTCCAACCAGCACTAAAAATCAAATGAATGGTGTTGTTTTTCAATATCGAGTAGAGTTTTAATCGGTTAAGTTTATAATACGCACAATGGGTTAATGCCAGCTAAATACTCTTATGAGTAAAACTGGAACAGCCTCACTAGTTAAAAACCCATATGTAAAGACCCACTTCGCCAATCAAACGCAGTTAGATGATTTTATGAAGTGCTGCGATCCAGTTACTGGATATCTTTACTTTATGAGTAATTTCTTCTACATACAGCACCCAACTAAGGGTAGTATGGCGTACCAGCCATGGGGCTATCAAAAGCGACTAATCGATACTTATCATAATTATCGTTACTCAATATCACTTATGCCTCGACAAAGTGGTAAATCTACTTCGGCTGCTGGGTATTTGCTATGGTACGCTATGTTCGTACCTGACTCTACTATATTAGTTGCTGCACACAAATATACTGGCGCACAAGAAATTATGCAGCGTATTAGATATGCATATGAGAATTGTCCAGATTATATCAAAGCAGGTGTAACAACATATAACAAAGGGTCATTGGATTTCGAAAATGGTAGTCGCATTGTTTCAGCAACTACTACTGAAAATACAGGTCGTGGTATGTCTATCACACTGTTATACTTAGACGAGTTTGCGTTCGTTAGACCAAGTATTGCTAAAGAATTTTGGACTGCTATAACTCCAACTCTATCCACTGGCGGTAAGGCGATTATCACTTCAACTCCAAACTCAGATGAGGATCAATTTGCTTTTATTTGGAAAGGCGCTAACAAAACAGAAGATGAGTTTGGTAATACTACCCCAGTTGGAATAAATGGATTTAAAGCATATCGAGCGCATTGGAGCGAACAGCCAGGCAGAGATGAAAAATGGGCTGAGGGAATGAAAGCCCAACTTGGAGAAGATCGTTTCAATCGAGAAATAGGATGCGAGTTCATTATTGCTGATGAAACACTGATTAATCCAAATACTCTTATTCAACTTGAGGGAATTGAACCCGTTACCCGTATAGGACAAATTCGTTGGTATAAAAAACCTGAAAAGGGCAATATCTATTGTGTTGGACTAGATCCCAGCATTGGTACAGGCGGCGATCCTGCTGCTATACAAATATATGAAGCAAATACTACTACTCAAATTGGTGAGTGGAAGCATAATAAAACTGATATTCCTAATCAAATTAAACTACTATCACAAATAAACAAGTATATTGTAGAATGCACCGATGAACCCGATAATCTTTACTATTCAATAGAGAATAATTCTATAGGCGAAGCCGCACTAGTATCACTCAATGAATATGGGGAACACAATATACCAGGTGCTTTTTTAAGCGAGCCAGGTAAAAAGCGTAAAGGTTTCACTACAACTAATAAGTCTAAAATACAAGCTTGTGCCAAGTTCAAAACACTAGTAGAAAATAAAAAACTAAAAGTAAATAGTCGCAGTCTTATATCTGAATTAAAAGCATTTGTAGCAAGTGGTGGTAGTTATGCGGCCAAAATAGGTGATACCGATGATTTAATTATGGCTACACTATTGGTTGTTAGAATGTTTCAACAACTAAGTGATTATCATTACAATTTAGAAGAACAAATTAAAGACCACAGTGAATTTTTAGCTCCGCTACCCTTTTATGCAATATTAGGATAATTCATACTTTAGATAAATATTTAATAACTTGAGTAAATTATGCCAAAGAATAACTCTTCAATCAACAATTCGCTATTTGACCTACTAAAAGGCAGGGGATATTCTCCCACAATGCTTAGTACCGCGGGTAAAGAAATACCTACCCCTGATGAAGCTGAAGTATTTCAGTTTAATTTTGTAAAAGATGGGGAAGATTATGGTAAAGTAACCCTAACAATAGATGATTCCAGTAACCTGATAGTGTATTATAGCGACGATGTTGCTGACAGTGAAAAAGGTAATGGATCAACTTATGATTGGGATGATTTTATTGACAAAGTAAAAGACTTTAAGAAATCCAAAAAAACATCCAAATTGAAAGAAGAAGATGATGATGATGAGGACTTTAAAAGTGAAGGTGGTGATTTATCTTGGTATGGTTTATTAAATCAATTAAAGCGTTTCGCACAAAGATATCAACTAAGCTTTGAACTTAGAAACACAGACAATCTAAAGTCTGATATGGCCAAAAGAGATTATATGAAGAAACAAGACCAAATTTCAGAAAGCAAAAACCATAGTATGGCGGAAGGTTACTCACTAAAGAAAACTAATGTTGAAAAAACATTTGATCCAGGTGATCCTGATGAATACACACAAGATGTCAATACAACATATACTGATTACGAAATTATCAACAATAAGACAGGTCAAGTAGTTGGAACTGCTAGTTGGACTACTAATGATTTTATGGGCCCAGGAGCACTAAAGATTACTATGAAGAATGGTGCTACTAGATGGTTAGATATTTGGGAACGAGAAAAGGGTAATCCACAAACAGCATTCAATCGTTTTGTTAAAGATCCCAAAACTGCTAAGAAGTATAAAGAACAAGATAATAAAGGTGTAACAGAAATGGACAATCGTACCCCAAGTGGTGATCGCAGAGAACAGCGTGCCAATAGCCCAGAAGAAAAAGCAAAGCGTGAAAAAGAACAACAAGCAAATCTAAAAAAAGTAAGTCCAAAAATGCGCGAAAAATTACGCTTACCTGAACCTAAAGAAGATATGGCAGAAGGCACTGAAAGTATTCTTGCTCGTGGCACAGAGGTAACTGTTCCACACAGAGGCAAAATGGTGCCAGGCAAAATTCTTAGATATGTTGCTGGTAAAGGTGGCTATTCAGATGCTTATGTAGTTGATATTGGTGAGTATGAGTCCCTGACTGTACCAACATTTAATGTTAAAACTCAAGTTATGGCGGAAGCCAGCGGTGATCAAGTTAAAAAAGTGTTTAAGAAAAATGGTAAGCCAGTAGGTGAAGTTGGTATTGATCCAGAAGCAAGTCCGGGCGTTGGTCAATGGTATATGAAGTGCTATCAATACAAAATAGATAATAGTGGCTATGACTCATACGAAGAAGCTGTAGAAGAATTAAAGTATTGTATGAAGCAAGGTATGGTGGAAGCACGAAATCCAGAAGACTTCATCAAGGATATTAAAAATATTCCCTTACGCCAACGCCAACGAATTGGCAAGTCATTAATCAAACATGCTGAGGAAGCAGGATTAAGGCCTGAAACAATAAAAGTGGGTTATAGTGAAACAACTGGGGTTTATCAGGTCACCGGTCTAGCCATGAAACACGGTGCGAAATACGACTGGAGATACAAGTCTGACCCGGCTACTAATAAAATGGTCTCTCTTGATGCCATGCAATCTGATACTGAGTATGCCCCTGATAAATTTATGCCAATCGTATTTGATAAGTTAGATGAGCAAGATATGGTGAAAGGCACTGAGGACTCAACTCAAGTATTAAGCGATATTGTTGCTAATGACGATTTTGATGCATTGTATGACTTAATGTCGTCTAATACTGAAGCAGGTAAAATTGTTCAACGAATGTATAACGATGTTGCTGGTGAAGAAGGCTTACATCCAGATGATGATTTTGAACAGATTCTAAACCGTGTGTTTGATCACCTGTCACAAGATTATGGTCAGCAAGGTATGGAGGAAGGCTTAGGCAAAGATATCAAGCGTTTGGCTACAGGCAAAGATGTTAAAAGTCGTGCTGGACAAGAAATAGCCAAGTCACAAGATGCCAGTATGAAGGGCGATACTAAAACTTCTAAAAAGCATTTTGACCGCTATGATAAACTAGATAAGTTAGCAAACAAAGGTATGGCGGAAGGCTGGAATAAGGGACGCCGCGCCGCAGATGTGGATCGGGATGACAATAAAGACCCAGACGATTCATTAGATCAACTCATTGATCTGCAAGGACAAAGGGATTGGTTTGCTAAAATGAGTAAGCCTAAGAATATGAGAAACGGCCGCCAGAAGCCAGCTAAGGATGCTATAAAAAGGTTACCAGTGGCGGAAGGAGCTATAAAGAAATTATCAAAGGGCGCAAAGGTGTATCACACACTTCATGGTACTGGTACTGTTATTGACTTCTCAACTGGTCCTGCTGCATCTCATTGGGTAGATGTGAAATTTATCAAAGACGGAAACAAAGGCAAGCCTACTAGGGTTGATCGTAAGCAACTTAAGTTAGCAAAAGTTGAAAGTATGGCCGAAGGCTATTATGGTGATGATCGTGGTGATTATAGAAAAACTGCTAGGGAAGCAAATGCTGCATCTAGGTTGGCAAAATCATCAAAAACTCATGCTGAGGCCGCCCGCCTACATAATTTAGCAGCAACATATGCGCTATCAGCAGGCCAAGATCAGTCAGTAATACGCGACCATCAGATGGCAGCACATGAACATAATCAGGCTGCAAAAAAATATAAGAAAGGTATGGCGGAAGGCTACACTGTAACTCGTGGAATTGATACAGAAAGATATCAAGAACGCCCGGGATTGGAAGGTCCCTTTGCTACCAAAAGCGGTAAAGTTGTATACTATGACAAGCGTGAAGGAAAATACTACGATCCCGATACTGATATGTATATTGAATATGATGATTGGCAAGCTATGAATGAGCAAGATATGGCAGAAAGTAATCAACAAGTCAATGAAAGTTACTACCCAATGGGCAAACAAGGTAGCTATAGTGATGCTGTACCAACAACTAAAATCATTATTCAGCATAGCCGCAGAATAGAAGAAGGTGAGCAGCGTTATCGTAATATCGCTAAAATCTTTGTAGAAAACAGTGAAGGTGAGCGTTTTGCGGTACCAACTAATAAGCCAGGACTAGCCCGCGTATATGCCCGTCATATAGCAGAGGGTGGCACACCTTATGATGAGCGTGGCCGTCATATTACTTCATTAGTAGAAGAATATTCTAAAATGTCTGGCTTTATGCGTGCCACAAGAGGCAAGCAGTTTAATGAGTCAGCACAGCAATTAGTAACCGAAGCTGTAAATTATTATCAAAGTTTGCGTGAAAGTTTAAGCAAGATGACAGGTCATCGTGGCTATTCAGCATACTTTGAAAGTTGGACACCTTCACTAATGGAAGATGGAGAAGAACAAGAAACCAATCTTAACGAACTATTCGTACAAGAAACCCTCGACCCCAGAATTGAAAGTGTAATGCCAATCTTAGGTAAGCTACAAAGAAAATTGGGCACCATAAAAGAAGTTGATGCACTAGCAGAATGGGCTGATAATATTATTGAAGGTGATGGCGGACAAGAGGCTCTTACCCCACAAGGTATTCCTGAAGCTGCTGGTCCAGAAACTTTAGCTCATAATATAAGAACCGATCGTAGTAATCTAAAAGCATTTGACTTAGAAGAAACTACTGGTGTAACTGACTATAACCCAAAATCTCAGGGTGGTACTAGAGCAGAACTTCTTCGCAAATATGCTAACACTAAAAAGCCAAAAGATGCCGAAGCTGCAAGGCGTGCAGGTGCTAGCCAGTCAGAATTAAAAGCTGCGGCCGATTCTACTGAAGAAATACATGAAGGTGAGCATGGTCTAGATGAAAACCTAGATGCTAACCAAATTAGTGCAGGACAATTGGGCCCTACAGAAAAAGCCAAGTCTATTAGTCCAGTATTAGGTGCTCAACCCAAACAGCATCCTTTTAAAGGCAAGTTAGTTGGTGCTGAAGAAAGCGTCAATGAAAGTGAAAATGAATTGGCTAGAATTTTACAAATGGTCAAGCATAAACGATAAGGGTAAATTACTTATCAAAAACCTCACTCAAAAGGTGAGGTTTTCCATATATGGCATAAATGGACTAAATAAAGGTGTAGTTCACGGGACGGCAATCCCCAACTACTCTAACGCTTACAAGGAGCATCAGCAATGTTATTTAGTAAAAAGCATCTACCCGCGGGATTTTATGTGTATTTTTGGATACGAGTAAAAGATTCCCCCATTGCTAAGGCAGGCACTCCTTACTATGTAGGAAAAGGTAAAAATATTAGGGCTTGGCGAAAGGATAAGCATGGAAAAGATAAATTGGTCATTATTGCAGAATCAAACCTTACTGAATTGGGGGCTCTTTCATTAGAAAGGCGTTATATCGAATGGTATGGTAGAAAAGATTTAGGTACTGGGATACTTAATAATAAGACTGATGGGGGAGAAGGTGCTACTAATTTTAAAAAATCGTATATAAGAAAAAAGAGGTCCATTGCCACAACTACATTAATGAGTCTTACCAAACTTGGCAAAAAATACCCTAAAATAAGTGAGGCGCTTAAAGGTAAATCTAGGGGAATCAGGACTACTGAATGGAAAAATAATATTGGACTCGCTAAAAAAGGTAAAAAGATATCTCCCCAGGAAGTAGTACAATGCCCACATTGTAGTAAGGTAGGAGGCAAATCTTTACTAACTCGGTATCATTTTCAAAATTGCAAATTTATTAAATAGGGCATAATAAAATTCATTTCCCCCACAAATGGCATAAATACTATTGACATACAGCCGAGAGTAAAGTATACTCATAACATGTGTGTTAGATGACTCATAGGGAGTTGTCGAATATATACATTTTAGATATTAAACAGAGACCATCTCAAGGAGCAATTAAAATGACATCACTAGCAGACATCCGCGCCCGTATTTCAGCGCAAGAAAACAAAACACAAAAGGGTACAGCTACCCAATCAGATAACTCAATCTTCCCACATTGGAACGCAGACGAAGGTACTACTTCAACTGTTCGATTTCTTCCAGACGCAAATAGTAGCAATACTTTCTTTTGGATCGAACGCGCACTAATCAAACTACCATTCAATGGCGTAAAAGGTAATCCAGAAGCCAAGCGTGTAGAAGTACAAGTTCCTTGTATGGAAATGTGGGGAGATGCTTGCCCTATTCTAGCAGAAGTTCGCCCATGGTATAAAGATGAATCACTAAAAGAAATGGCAAACAAGTATTGGAAAAAGCGTTCATATCTGTTTCAAGGCTTTGTTCGTCAGAATCCAATTGGTGATGACAAAGTTCCTGCTAATCCAATTCGCAGATTTATTATTTCCCCACAAATCTTTACTATTATCAAGTCAAGTTTGATGGATCCTGAAATGGAAGAACTACCAACTGACTATATGCGTGGTCTTGACTTTAACATCAAAAAGAGTAAAAAAGGTGACTATGCAGATTATTCAACTAGCACTTGGGCTCGTAAAGAATCAGCACTAACTCAAGTTGAGCAAGCTGCCATTGAAGCACATGGTCTATTCAATCTAGCCGACTTTCTACCCAAGAAGCCAGGTGAAGCAGAAATGCGCGTCATCAAAGAAATGTTTGAAGCATCCGTTGATGGACAAGCTTATGATGTAGGGCGTTGGGGATCATACTACAGACCATTTGGTATTGAAGCTCCAGCAGGATCTCAACCAGCTACCCAAGCTGCTGAAACTCCTCGACCAGCAAGTGTCGCTTTATCAGTGCCAGAAGCTATGGATGATGAGCCAGCTGAAGCTACACAACCTATCACAGTTCCAAAAACAACATCAAGTGACAAGGCTACCGACATTCTTGCAATGATTCGCGCCCGTCAGACAAAGACTGCTTAAAGGCACGGGGGAGTGTAGCAATACACTCCCTACCTTAGGAGAATACCATGACCATTCCACATGAAAGATATCGTGCCATTAAGCAAAGTAGAAAGTTTTTAGAAGAACTATGCGACCCCGGTAGAACTCCCAGAGTACCGGGAGCAGTTAGGGACAAAGCCCGAACACTACTTAGGCACTATCCGGGAGATTGGGAACTAGACCAAATCACAGAAAAAGCACCCGACTTACTTGATAATAAATCTGTTTCTGATAAAATATACAATACATAAACAGGAAAAATAATGACGAAGCCATTTGATGTTTCAAAATTCAGGAAGGAAATTACTAAGTCCATTGAAGGACTTAGTATCGGATTTAACGACCCGACAGACTGGGTCAGTACAGGAAATTATGCTCTCAACTATCTCATTAGCAACGATTTTAATAAAGGCGTTCCTCTTGGTAAAGTTACTGTCTTTGCCGGAGAATCAGGATCAGGAAAATCATTCATCTGCTCGGGAAACTTAGTCAGACATGCACAACAACAGGGTATTTTTGTTGTTTTGGTTGACTCAGAAAATGCACTAGATGAGAGTTGGTTACATGCACTAGGTGTATCTACAGACGAAGATAAATTGTTAAAGTTAAATATGGCCATGATTGATGATGTGGCTAAAACGATTAGTAAATTTATGGCTGATTATAAAACTCTGCCCGCAGATGATAAACCAAAAGTACTGTTCGTAATTGATTCACTTGGTATGTTGCTAACACCAACTGATGTAAATCAATTTGATGCAGGTGATATGAAGGGTGACATGGGTCGTAAGCCCAAAGCACTTACCGCGCTAGTTCGCAACTGTGTAAATATGTTTGGTAATCATAATGTAGGACTTGTAGCTACTAATCATACATATGCAAGTCAGGATATGTTTGACCCAGATGATAAAATTTCAGGTGGTCAAGGATTCGTGTATGCTAGTTCTATTGTAGTTGCTATGAAAAAACTCAAGCTTAAAGAAGATGAAGATGGCAACAAGATTAGTGAAGTTCGTGGTATTCGCAGTGCATGTAAGATTATGAAAACACGCTATGCTAAACCATTTGAAAGTGTTCAAGTTAAAATCCCATATGAAACAGGTATGAGCCCCTACAGTGGATTGCTAGACTTGTTTGAAAAATCAGGCGTTCTAGCTAAAGAAGGTAATCGTTTGGCTTATACTACCGTAGATGGTGAAATCATTAAATTCTTCCGCAAAGGTTGGGAAGCTAATGAAAACGGTTGCTTAGATAAAGTAATGGCTGAATTTCAACAAAAAGGAAAAGCTAGTATAAGTACTCAAGAAGTTCAAGAAACCACTGAATAAAGGAGTTATTATGGATTTGCAGTTAGTAGAAGAAATATGGTACGCATTAAAAAGTCACATTCACAGTACCTATGATATCGAAGCCGCAGCAGATACACTTGTCAATTTACTAATTGATAACAACTGTGAAGCAGAAGATATTAAAGACACCTTTAAGGGTGAGCGTGTGATTATGTCTGCACTAAAAGCATACATAGACCAACATGATTCCGAAGATGATGAAGATGATGACGAAGAGTGGGATAAAGATGAAGATGATGAGTGGTAACCAATGAACTGGTACACTAAAGTATCACAAGATTTATCAGTTATCCCTGACTTTATTACTCATTATGAAGCTGAGTTAGAGTCTGCCAGACAAGATGTAAGGGTAAGAGGCAATGTAGAAAAGAACATTGCTTCTTTACCTGGTATTACTGAGCATAGATTTAATCAGCTACAAGAATTAGAAGCGGTGTTAAACTTTCTCAACATTCAATTACGAAAAATCCGTAGAAAACACTTTCAAAAATATTTAGAAGCGTATAATCGAGCCCTAACTTCTAGGGACGCAGAAAAATATGTAGATGGTGAAGATGAAGTTATCCAATTTGAAATTCTTATAAATGAATTGGCACTAATGCGAAATAAATGGTTAGGAATTTTAAAAGGTTTGGATAGCAAAAACTACATGTTAGGACATGTGGTAAAGCTACGAACTGCTGGAATGGAAGATATTGTTATCAGTTAAGTGGGTAAGTTGTTACTTGTATAGGTTCATTACTCAGTGTATAATGATCACATCATAAACTAACTTTAGAAAATCATGTCCTCACAATCTTCAAGGTCAACTTCAATATTGGGTCAACTACTCAAACAAGCACTCGACTCACCTGATTTATGTGAGCTACGGCCCGCCCAGCCTACTGTAAATAATTTTCTAGCAGATCCACTTGCCCAAAGTGTAGCTATGTATCTAAATAAGCAAAATGGGTATAAGATTGGTGGGTTTAGAGGTAACTTAAGTCCTATCTCGGAACAGTATGTAGAAAGACTTATTACCGACGATGATTATCAAATAGCTGGACAAATTCGTGATTACTACAGCAAAAAAATCATGATGTGGAAACTTCTAGGCCACCCTCTTACTAATTTTAGACAAGACCTAAATGCATTCATTCACCAAAATGATTTTTCTGAGGTCTCAGATAGAATGCTGCCTCTTATCTACAAGTTGCCTGAATTTTATTTTCAAGATATTAAACTTGAAGATGTTCTATATAAATGCATTAAATTTAACGGTGTGATTGGTGAAAGAGCCGGTGTTAAAAAACTTACCTACTTAGATTCTATTACTAAGAAGTCAAAACTCAAAGTATTAGCTACAGTGGAATACTGGTTTCACGATGAAAATAAGTATCCAGTACTTATTAGACTACAACAAAATCCTTTATCTCAGTTTTGGGAAAAGATTATCCAAGACCATCATGAAGAAAACAAACCTCTAACTATGTATGCCAGTCGCTATGGTACTTGCAAGTATCGAGGAGAAATTAATGTGATTGTTCCTGAATCTTATCATCTACAATTAAAATTATAATGGATAGAGATAGAAAAATAATCGTATGGTACAATCACATGTTAAATATGTGGACAGCTATGTACAATGACGATAAAAAGTATCGTGTAGGCTTAGTTGGATATGGTACAAATAAATCAAGCGCAGTAGATGATTTAAAATACCAAAACACAGAAATTAAAAATACAGGAAAGTAAATGGCAAAGATTAAAAAAGCAAGCACTAATAGTAGTGCAATGATACACGACCAACTAACCATTGTTTCTGTGTTTGGACATAACAATGGTTCTTCAGTCATTCCTGCTATATTAAAAAGTATGGAAGAATTGCCTGGCAGTCGAGGGCTTCTTTTATCTATTGAAAAACCAAAAAATCTTCCCCCTGAAATTGAATGGAAACAGATTCACAATTTAAATTATAAACAGTACACTCTTTTTATGATGCATTCTTTGTATGCATTTATCAAAACTGACTATTGTTTGACAGTACAAGAAGATGGCTGGGTTATAAACGGCAATAATCTTACTGAAAAATATTACGAATACGATTATATTGGACCAATTACCCATTGCGCTATAAAAATGGATGATAGTCTTACTTCATTGCAGCATTTATTTTTACAGTTTCATTGGTGTGGTAAAGCAGATTCAACTACATTTGTGATACAAAATGGCGGATTTTCACTTAGAAGCAAAAGATTTTTAGAAGCTTGCAATGTTCATGGAATCACCCATACCACTGATCTTGGTCTAAAAATAACAGGTGCAAACGGCAAAGAAGAATTATGGACACCTATTTGGAACGAAGATGTACAACTAAGTGGTATGCTTAGGCCAAAGTTGATGAGGTGTGGTTATAAATATGCACCCACTGAAGTAGCAATGGAGTTTGGAGTAGAATACTTACATACTGAACTACACAAAACTATGGACTTTAATACTATCGTAGGACATCATGCTAAGTCTAGGGTGTTAGTAGACCAAGATACTATAAAATTGCCAAACAATGTGGGCACCTTAGGAATGATGGAAAAACGATTCATAGAATGGCTGCGCGACACAAAAAAATACAAGTTCATGTTGGATGCTGAATGGCAAAGTAAATTTGGGATGAATTCTGGCTCCAAAGGTTGACAATAAATAAGCATTCTGTTATATTAAATCTATAGTAGATAGAGGGAGTAGATAATGAAAAAAGGTGAAATGCTTGACAAAATGCTAGTCATTGTCACCAACGCACACCATGGTCAATTTGATCGAGGCGGAAATCCCTATATTCTGCACCCACTCAAAGTAATGCACTACCTAAGATCGGATGACGAGGAACTAATGTGCATGGCTCTTGGACATGATGTTATTGAAGATACTTCGGTAACTTACAAAGACTTGCGAGATGCTGGTATCAGTGAGAGAGTTATCGCAGGGATCCGCGCACTGACCAAAGTACCCGGACAGACTTATGATGAATACAAAGAAGGGGTCTTTGCTAGCTCAGATGCGATGAGAGTTAAGCTGGCCGACTTGCGACACAACACCGATATTCGGCGTCTAAAGGGTGTTACTGAAAAAGACATTGCTAGAATGGCAAAGTATCATACTTTCTATATGGAAATAAAAGCAAAACTAGGTTGACAATAAATGGGTTTGGGCGTATAATATGGTTATACACTGAAACACAGGACTAAAAATGAAGACCTATCAAGAAGCAGTTTGGAAACTGGCACTGACGCACGCCCGTTACGATATGGGCGGTGGCTTGCCACGCGCCGTAGCCGGCTTAGATACAGTGGCATGGATCTTTGATGTTTCTGAAAAGCAAGTCCAAAAGGATGTGGACAAGGCCCTCAAAGAAGCCTGGAAAGTTGCCGGCAAGACTTGGGAAGTGGGCTGGGCCGCAATGCCGATAATCAAAACCCCCAAAACTTGACAATAAATGGATTTGGGCGTATAATATCTTTATACACTGAACAAACAGGCACAGAAATGAACTACACTTTCGATAGCAACATTGTTTCCGATCTTCACAAAGATGCTTATGGCCGTCGTCCCAGCGACAGCTTTTGGTCGCAATGGACCGATGCTTCGGATGCTGAAAAGCAGACCATTTGGGACGGACTGTTGCGTTCCTTGGAAATCTCTATGGAGATCGAACGGGAGGCAGAGCAGCGGGCCATTGAGCGGTTCGAGGCTTTGGTTCGGGTAAACATTGACGCAGGTGCAAAGGACCGTGAGACCGCACTGCGTTGGATCATGGATGCTAGCAAGTGTAACGGTGACTGGGAATATCTGTGCTACACTCACGGTCTGCCCTATAAGTACTTCAATGCCCGAGTGAGTGCCTGAACAATGAGTGCTTGGAGTCATCTACCAAACGCGGTGCATATCGACCGAGTACTGGCTTCAGTTAAGTCACATCCCAAATTATGGCTGCATACAAGGGATCAGGCATGGCAACAGACAAATTTTAATGCCTGGGATCAGGCAAGAGATCAGGCAAGAGATCAGGCATGGTATCAGGTATGGGAGCAGGCAAGGGGTCAGGCATGGGAGCAGGCAAGGGATCAGGTAAGGGTCCGAGCATGGTATCAGGCAAGGGATCAGGTAGGTGTTCGGGCAAGGGGTCAGGTATGGGATCAGGCATGGGGTCAGGAAGGGGGCCAAGCAATGGGTGCTATGCTCGCACTGGTCGCATATGATGATTGTGCTACTTATTTGCAGCTTCCCATTGACCAACTTAAAATGCTTTACCAGTTAAACGAACATCCAGCTTGTCTATTACTTCAGCCCGCGGTTATTGTATTCGCAAAAGAAAAGGAACTGGTCCAAAGTTGACAATAAATGGGTTTGGGCGTATAATAGCTACATACACTGAACAAACAGGAACAGAAATGACTCAGTTCGACAAAACCAAATTTCACGGTGCTACTTTCGTTCACTACAGTGGTTCGGGCGAATATCGATTCGTTGCTCGATTCAAATACGGCGGAAAGGCTGCGTTTCTGAAGTTCTTGGCCGAGAATTTCACGGTCGAGGAATACTTTCAGGAACTGGATAAGGGCACTCCCCCGCTCAGGATTGTTGAAGCCCGTGGATATGTTCAGCCCCATGTGAAAAAGATCCTGAAGGCCGAGGGCTATCCCCAGACTACCGCAGGCATGCGTCAGTACATTGCCGAGAGCGTTATCGCTCGGCGCGCTGCTTAAAGGATTGGGATAAGGAGTAATTATGAAAAAGCCCAAAATTTTTCCCCATCGTTATTACTGCTCGGATCGCGATGGTTGTGCCCGGTGTCCTAAATTGGCCGAGGTAGTTTGGAATCGTATTCGTGGAGACCGCAGTAGGTATGCAGTTGACATGGAGATTATTAGCGAGAACTCCATCAAAGTATACGCCTACACGATGGCCTGCAATGTGTATGGTGGTATTGGTAATCGTACTCACGAACAGATGGTTACTGAATTCACCGAAGTAGAGCAGGCAATGCTTGACGAATACATTCTTGAACTCAAGACGGCGGCGGCAGCCAAAGAGTTTGAAAAGCGAGAGGAAGAAAAAAGGAACAAAGCCGTAATGAAGATTAGAAAGGAACTCTTTGGCGTCTAGCCGGTTGACAATAAATGGGTTCGGGTGTATAATACTTGTATTGAAACTGAAGAACAGGAACAAAAATGACTCAAATTCTTATCAAGCGCGGCGCGTATCGTGGTACTCCCGTTATCAATCAAACCTTTACACTGGTCAAAGGTTTTCAGGTAGGTGCCAAAGGTAACTATGTTACTGTCAAAAACGAGGGACATTTCCCGATCGCTATTGATGTAGTAAAGGTTAAAGTAGATAATATGGGATCATTCGAATTTACTTCAGGAGAGCCTGTGACTAGCACCGCAGTGGAAATCAAGCAAGTGTACAAGCCCGCAGAAACCGACGAGGCAGCTATGGACCGAATCGCTACTCGGTTCTCAGTACTAGATGAGATGTCGCAAGCTTGTATCAAAGGCGATATCCGAGCCATGATCGTGTCAGGTCCCCCGGGCGTTGGCAAATCGTTTGGCGTCGAGCAGCAATTGGAAAAGGCCGCACTGTTTGACAAAATCGCAGGCAAGCGGGTTCGCTTTGAGATTGTCAAAGGTGCAATGACCGCACTGGGCCTCTATGTTCAATTGTACAAGTTTTCGGACCCGAAAAACATTCTAGTGTTCGATGACTGTGACTCGGTTTTGCAAGATGAACTGGCCCTGAATATTCTCAAGGCTGCGCTGGATTCGGGCAAGCGTCGTCGCATTTGCTGGAACTCGGATTCGTCACTGCTTCGCCGTGAGGAAGTGCCCGATTCTTTCGAATTCAAGGGCTCGGCAATCTTTATTACGAACCTGAAATTCGGCAACATCAAGTCGAAGAAACTTCAGGATCACCTCGAGGCTCTTCAAAGTCGCTGCCACTTTCTGGACCTAACGATTGATACCGAGCGTGATAAGATGCTGCGTATCAAGCAGGTCCATCGTGATGCCGAGGGCGGTCTGTTCAAAGACTATGATTTTGAGGGTGATGAGGCTGCTGAGATTCTTTCGTTCATGGAAGTCAATCGCACTAAACTGCGCGAAGTGTCACTGAGGATGTGTCTCAAGGTTGCTGATTTGGTTAAGATCAGCCCCGCGAATTGGCGGAATCTGACCCAGGCTACTTGCATGAAGGCATGATTGTAGTCAGCAAAATAAAAAGGGGCTTAGGCCCCTTTTTTTACCTTTACGCTTTACTTGATACCGGCAACAGTGTATTATAGCTAAATGCAAACGCCAACCTTTACTGTAACTGAAGAATGCATTACATATCTACTTACTGTTATCAGGCTAAGTAGAGTTGATGCCCATTTATTTAACAACTTAGTTGTACTAAGTACGCATTCGGGTAAGATTACTACAAACCAAGTAAACCTATTTAATCGCGTAGTGTCCAAATATGAGAAACAACTGACAGAACATCTTTTAACACCCGAATATGTCGTCAGCTTGCCATGGGCATGTACAATCATAGAAAGCTTGCCCCAATATGCCGAGGCTCATATTTGGATTAAAGATAGAATGATCTATCTAAAGTCACCTTTTAGTAGAGAATTTCTTGCCGCTCTAAACCAAGATCCTATATACACTATGCATTGGGATCGAGATAATAGAGAATACAGTTTAGAGTTTGGTACAGCAGCATTAAAACAATTGCTTCGCATGGTTAATGCCTGCTATAAACAGGTAAATTACTGTCCCATTGTAACTAAACTTTTAGCTGATGTAAAGTCATTTGAATCAGTTAAATATTGGACTCCAACTTTAGTAATACGCAAAGAGCAATTATATATTGTCGCTTGCAATAAAAGCTTGATGGAAGCAATAGCGCATATACCACTTACTACTGATTTAAAATCAATCTCGGCTTTACTACAATATGGGATACTGATAGATACTGAGGTCTATGATTTCTTACTAAACACTCACGATCCACATGAAGTTAAATTTGCAATTAACCACGCCCCAGCTATTGAAATAAGTGAGTTAGATAAGGTAATACATTGGTTAAAAGATTACGGGTGTGATGCGATACATATGTCACCTGAAACTAAATTTCAGCGTAGAAAATCCCACATTTGGTGCAGCATAGAAAAAATCATAACTGACTTACATATTACAATACTTGATTCTGAAGAACAGTTGAAACTCTATACGAATCCTGTTATAATAAGTGTTAGATCACTCTTACCTACAGCAAAAAATCCCTATAAATACTATAAGTTAATTAAAGTAATGAACACACAACCTATTGATTTACATAAATGAAAAAATGTACCATAAAAATAACAGATGAAGTTAATACCAAAATCATTGGTTTGGAGTTGGCTGAGCGCAAAACATTAATGAAAATGTTTGAGTATCAAGATCCAACTGCAAGATTTAGACCCTCATACAAGCTTGGCAGATGGAGTGGTAAGGTAAGTTATTTTTCACTGGCTGGTAGTACTTATATTAATCTGTTACCTGATATTGTTCCTGTATTGGATCGCGCAGGGTATGATATAGAATTAGAAGACACAAGAGAGTATCGAACTACATTTGAATTCAACCGAGTAACCGAAACAACTTTTTCTGAATATACTTGGCCAGTGGGACATCCTAAAGCAGGGGAACCAGTCAGACTTAGAAATTATCAAGTTGAAATCGTTAATAACTTTTTAGCTAATCCACAATGCATTCAAGAAATCGCTACTGGGGCAGGTAAGACTATTATGACTGCTGCGCTAAGTTATAGCGTACAGCAATATGGACGTAGCATTGTAATCGTACCCAATAAATCATTGGTAGTACAAACAGAATTTGACTATAAAAATATTGGACTTGATGTTGGAGTGTATTTTGGTGACAGAAAAGAAATAGGAAAAACTCATACTATCTGTACTTGGCAAAGTTTGAATAACATGCTAAAGGATACTAAATCAGGTGAAGCGGTAGTTCCAATTGGTGAATTTTTAGAAGGTGTGGTATGTGTTATTGTTGATGAAGTACACATGGCCAAAGCAGATGCCCTAAAAACTTTGTTAACTGGTGTTATGTCTCAGATGCCTATTCGCTGGGGATTAACAGGTACTATTCCCAAAGCCGAACATGAAGCACAATCACTATTTGTAAGCTTAGGTCCAGTTATCAGTAAGCTATCAGCCAGTGAATTACAAGATCGGGGTGTACTGGCTAAGTGTCATGTAAATGTTATTCAGTTGCAAGACAAAGTAGAGTTCACTAATTACCAAAGTGAATTAAAACATCTATTAGAAGATAAGTTAAGATTAGATCATATAGCAGAAATGATTTTAAAAATCAAAGACACAGGAAACACTTTGGTGCTGGTTGACCGCGTAAATGCAGGCCGCGAGTTAGTTAGCAGGTTGCCTGACAGCGTGTTCATATCAGGTGAAACAAAACTTACAGAAAGAAAGGAAGAATATGACGAGATTGCTACCAGTACTGGTAAGATTATTGTGGCTACCTATGGTGTTGCCGCTGTGGGCATTAATATCCCTAGGATTTTTAATTTGGTTCTTTTGGAGCCCGGAAAAAGTTTTGTCCGTGTTATCCAGAGCATTGGCAGGGGTATAAGAAAAGCGGAAGACAAAGACTTCGTACAAATTTGGGACATAACTTCAAGCTGTAAATTTGCTAAACGACATTTAACACATAGAAAAGCTTTTTATAAAGAGGCCTCATATCCATTTGAAGTGGAAAAAGTCGATTACAAATAATGATAATTCTTTACATAACTGCATTGACTTCTCACACACATTATGTTAAAATATCGCTAATAGCGAATGGAGATTAAAATTAAAATATTATCATTAGATACAAATAGTCCTTACGATCTTACAGAGTTACCAGATGAGATTGATGATTTAAGATTTGCGATTTTGGATAACTCCAACCCAAACGCAGTAGACTATCATTATATCCCACTTATTTTCTTAGAGTCTTTTAACTCGCCTGCGCTGGTACTGCGAATCGGCAATCATACTATCAAAATGCCTGTAGATTGGCAAATTCTTATTGGCGAACCTGATCATGGTGACTTAGAAACGCTGCCACTTACCAGTATCAATGATCGTGGCTTCAATGTATTTGAGTTTAATCCACTAAGTGCGTTTAGCCCTAGCTTTTTGCCCATAGAAATCCTAGATGTGTATCACGATGTAACTTGGTATGCACCTAGATTAAAGAATGGCCAATTCTTATGCGTACCTATTAGTGATGGTATTAGACCCAAGTGCGTTTACTTTGTTAAAGAGATTAGCAGAAATTGTGAATTGGTTGATTATAGGTTAGCTTGGTAAGAATATACCTGTCAGGAAAAAATATGATTATTTATTATTTGATGGTTAAAACTCATACCGTGACTGGACTTAAATATCTTTGCCAAACAAAAAAATCGGACCCGCACAATTATCTTGGATCGGGTAAATATTGGAGACTACATTTAAAAACACATGGGAACGACATCCACACTGAAATCTTAAAAGAGTGCTCCTCTAAGTTAGAATTAAGAGAATGGGGCATACATTATAGCAATTTATGGAATGTTACAAAGAGTAATGAATGGGCTAATTTGAAAGATGAAACCGGTGACGGTGGCCAACCAAAGGGATTTGGTTTAGGAAGAAAGCTATCCGACTCCCACGTAGACTCATTGAAAAAAGCAAAAACAACAATGAATGAAGAAACTATTCAAAAAATGGTTCAATCTGGAAAAAAATCATACGAAAAAACATTTGCGTTGCTTACTACTGAACAGCGGAAAGAGAAATATAAAAATAGTTTAGGAAAATTAACATTAGAACAGCGACAAGAAATTGGACGAAAAAATGAGAACAAAGGTGGAGCTATTTGGAGCAGGGCGTCATCAGGACAAGTTACAGTGACCTATAAAAACGGTATTAGTAAAAGAATTCCACAACAGTTATTTAACGACATGAAGAATGATATGATTTTAAAAAATATACCAATGAATGAATGGGATTTCGTTCAAGTGAGTTCATTAGAATCTAAAAAGAGAAAAAATGGCTGCTAAAAAATCTGTAGTACCAGCAGACGAAAAATTTGAAAAACAAGACTTTGACTTGTTTGAGTCATTGGTTGCACTGGATAAAAAAGACTATGACTGGTACGATAGATTAACCACAGATCAAAAGAAAAAGTTCGTTCCCTATATGTTGTTACATTGGATGAGTGCGATTAAGGGGTCACCAGAGTTACAAGGATATTATTTGCGTAGTGTAGATTACTATGCGAACAGACATATGTTTAATGAACATGTACAGCGGCATCCCAAGCTACAATGGTTGATGTTGTGTGCAGCAAGTCCAGGATTAGGTAAACAATTTCATCAATGGATTCCCCATCTTAGCAGCAAAGTAACTCAACTAAAAGAACCAGCAAAAGTAAAAGACATTAAAGAATACTTTAAGAAGATTTATCCAAAAACAAATGATAGTGATATTACTGAATACGCTGAAGCATTTGTAGCAGACCATAAAAAGAAATGCTATTTGGCTAAGATTTATCCAACTTTAAGTATCACTGATATTGAAACTCTAAGTCAAATAATAACAGAAGATGATATTACAAAATACGAAAGAGATAATGGCAACGGATAATACAGAATCGGGTTGTGAATTCTGTGGTAGAAAATTTAAAAGACCTTCTACTCTACTTTCTCATATATGTGAGTATAAGCACCGTTGGTTGGAAAGAGATAGGCCTGCAAATAGGATAGGCTTTCAATCTTGGTTACAATTCTATAGTAAAAACTCTGCATCTAAAAAGAATCGCACTTATGAAGAATTTATTCGTAGTCCATATTATACTGGATTTATAAAGTTTGGACTACATTGTGTAGAAATCAAAGCGTTAAATATAAGTAGATATGTAGATTGGTTACTAAAGAATCAAATTAAATTAGATACTTGGAATACTGATACTGTATATACTAAGTTTTTAATTGAATATCTACGCACAGAAGATCCTTTTGACGCTATTGCCAGAAGTGTAGAAACTACTATTGAATTGGCCGAAACAGAAAAAGTCAATCACAATGATTATATCAGATATGGCAATGTAAATAGGATTTGCTATAATATTACTACGGGTAATATTAGTCCATGGTTACTGTATCATAGTGAAAGTGGTGTTAAGTTTTTAGAAAACTTAGATCCTATTCAAGTAAAGATGATTATTGATTACATTAATCCTGAACTGTGGGCTATTAAATTTAAACGCGAACCTGCAGTAGTTAAGCAAGTTAAAGAGTTATTGGTTCAGGCTAAGTATTGATATGAGATTTGTTCCCTTCCACTGGCATGTTAGAGTATACGGTCTTGTGATATGTGATCCAGCTTGGTGGGTAGACAATGAAGAAGAAATACATGCTTGGATGGATGAACATATAGCAGGTGGATCTACTTGCCAACTAGGTATGACGATTCAATTTAAGAGTGACCAAGATCAACTATTGTTTCTTTTAAGATGGGAATAAAAATGATGAATTATGACTACTTATGTTTACATGTAGGTCGAAAGTTTGGACGTATTTTTTCTGATATAAAAAACGCATATTTTTTAGACACTGGAGTGAATGAGTCTACATTTAAGCTTCAAGCTTTTAATTCTTATATTGAAGAACACTATGGTGTTAGGCTCTTCAATGATATAACTATTCCTGCACGGGGAAGAAATATTGCTGTTGATGATATCATTATATTAGATGAGAAGAAATACCTGATGTTTTTATTACGGAAATAATGTGGATCATAATCTTATTTTGTCTGCTCTTAAATTAATAAGAAAAGAATATCTTACCGATCCCCGTTACGCAGATAAACAATTTGACACATATCGTTTTGTAGAGTATGTACGAGATAAATATGGCATTGCAATGAAAGTAGGAAGAAGAGGTTATCGAATAGTAGATGAAACAAAATATACATACTTTTTACTTAAATTCACATGAACAGCCGATACCCCATATCAAAAAAAATATATAAAGGTAAAAGACCCAAATGGATAATCTCATGGGCTGAAAGAGATAATCCAAAAGGTCTTAGTAGGCAACCTATTATAGGATTGGTGTGTAAAAATTATATGGGTGAATTTGGTGTACAAATTAGAATGTTTAACGGTGATTATAATTTATTATGGATCAATGAATTAGCCACAGATTTCAATAGATATACTCAATGGGTAGAAGATACCTACGATATGACCGCTATGATATTTGACAATGAAGAATCAGCACAAAAAGCACAAGCTGTTTTAGAACAATTGCTAATGGTTAAGATACTTACAGCATGAACAAAATTACTTTTGACCAAGAACATTATCATTCTATCCCGAGTATGGAAGCATGGTGTACGGAACAATTTGGTCCAGGTACTTGGATATTTATTACTCCCCAACGTTCTTTAGGATGGATCAGTGAAGCTATATGGCAAGGGTTAGACGCTTATGCGTGGGCTATAGACCATTCTTTTGGAAGTACAACCTTTATCTTTAAAAAAGACGAACACTATGAGTGGTTCGCACTAAGATGGGGTTAGCGATGGATTGGGGTAAAAGCAAATTAAACATAGAAGAAACAAAGTACGCTGCATATATTGACAAGCGCAGAAAGTATTGGGAATCTCTAAGAAAGATACGAGAAGAGTATTCTAAGACTATTGGGAACAATCTGTTCAATGCCAATGATTTTGAAATGCATGTAGAAGAAACATATGGTATAAGATTGGTATATTATGAGGGTAACATAGCTGGAACTTATGAAATACTTGATGAACAAAAACACCTTATCTATTTGTTGAAATTCACATAAGCCCAAATCTATTGATAAAAATAAAAACCCATGCTATACTGCAAGATAATATTTCTAGGAACTTGGATATAATGATTATTTATTTGGATATGGATGATGTAGTAGCTGATTGGACTGGTGCCGCAAGCACTTACTTAGGTATTGACTTAACTAAAGAAAATGAGCGATTACCCGAATCACAGTGGGATATCTTAAAACAATTTGGTAGATTTTATCGCAACTTGCCTCTTAAAGAAGGTGCTGACGAATTGGTCACTTGGTGTGCACAGTATTGTATTAAAACTGGGGCAGGCCTAAGGTTCTTAACAGCACTACCAAGTCAAAACGATATGCCTTGGGCAGTACAAGATAAAGTATGGTGGGCAGCAGATCATTTCCCTAACATACCAGTATTCATTGGTCCTTATAGTGGTGACAAATGGAAACACTGCCAGATAGGTGATGTATTGATTGATGATAGAGAGAGTAATTGTAGTGATTGGGCTAAAGCAGGTGGCTTGGCTCATGTATATAGAAATTGGGAACAATGCCAACATTGGCTAAAAAACACATTACCAGGAGCAGAATAATGGCAGCAGACCATATTATGGTGGATATTGAAAGTTTAGATACAAGCCCCACTTGTGTAATTCTTACGATCGGTGCAGTACTATTTGATCCCAAAGGCATGGGTATCACTGATAAGTTAGAACTTAGACCCGTGATAGATGAGCAAACTGAAAAGTTTAATCGCACTATCAGTGACTCTACTATTAAATGGTGGAGTACGCAAAGTCCTGAGGCTATAGAAGAAGCTATGGGAGATCAAGGCCGTGAAAGTTTGAGAACCTGTATGGAGAGATTGCATAAATTTTGTTGGAATCGTAAAGCAATATGGTCACATGGTGCTCCGTTTGATGTAGTAGCTATGGAAACAGCGTACCGACAACTTGAAATGAATATCCCATGGCAGTATTGGACAGTTAGAGATACACGCACACTGTTCGACATTACAGGAGTTAGCTTGAAAGATGGCGGGCATGTGACAACACACAAAGCGGTAGAAGATGCGGAACGTCAGGTTATCGTAGTGCAAAATGCTTATCGTAAGTTAATTAAAGCAGGTGTAGTTGCTCCATGAAATTAAAAGGCGATATTGATATTGACTTTGGATCAAGAGATGACCTATTAAAATTAATCACTCATACACCAGCAGCTATGCGTAAGGTTAATCCTATTCGCAAACATGCTACTGGAGTATATGTTACCGATATCCCATATGATCCCATTAACGATATGGCTGCAATAGATTATGCAGATGCAGAAGACAGAGGTTATTTTAAATTAGACTTGCTTAATGTGTATGTATATTCACAAGTTAAAAATGAACAGCACTTGATATCACTGATGAGAGAACCTAATTGGAATCTTCTATTAGATAGAAAATTTGTCGGGCAACTGGTTCATTTGAATAATCATTATCAGTCTATCAAAAGAATGCCAGAACCTATCAATAGTATTCCCAGATTAGCTATGTTTTTAGCATTGATTCGACCATCTAAAAAACATTTAATTGGTGAGTCTTGGCAAGAAGTAGCTAAGACTGTATGGGATAAAGAAGATGATGGCTATAGCTTCAAAAAAAGTCACAGCGTATCCTATAGCCAACTAGTAGTAGTACATATGAATTTATTGGAAGAACAAAATGTACCAATTAGTACCTGAAACAGACCCTATTCTTAAAAAGAAAGCTGAACCTTGGCTACCCGAAGACTCTTCGCTCAATGAATTGATCTCCGCTATGACTACCATAATGTTTCAAAATAATGGTATAGGTCTTGCTGCACCGCAAATAGGTGTTAGTAAAGCTGTTTTAATCATGGGTAATCCTGACAAAGTATATGCTTGTATAAATCCTGAAATCATATCAGGTGAGGGCGAAGTAAAAGACATTGAGGGATGTTTAAGCTTTCCCAAGCTTTGGCTTCATGTAAAGCGATACACCAAGATTAAAGTTAGGTATTGGGGAATAACAGGTGAGTTAATTGAGTGCGAGTTCGAAGGCTTATTGGCCCGAGTGTTTCAGCACGAATACGATCATTTACAGGGTCAATGTTTTACTGAAAAAGTAGGTAAGCTAAGTTTAGATTTAGCTAAAAAACGCAGGTTAAAATCAAGATAATCGTTTTACTAAGGTAATACTTCTACGCTTGATTCGTTTTTTGTTTAGCTCACTAATACTACAAGCTGGACCATGCAATATGGTTAAGCTTTTATTAGTAAATGTTCTTAGATATGGTTTGAAAATTATCCAATCTTCTTTTAAAAACAAATTGATTGGGATTAATCTATTGCTTTCCCACCACCATATCTCACCTAATTCTAAGAATTTTTCTTTGATCGCAGCATCTACAATAGCACCATAATCATATATAGTGGTAACAATATCATCACGATTTTGAACTATGCCTACAAAGTCTTGATTAGCATAATGGCAAATGGTAATAAATGGATGTGTTTCGCTTAACTTCTTAAAAAAATCAGGTTGCGTCATCGTTTTAATTTCATCTTATGCGATATTTATCACCGAATATTTAACCAAATTATTTTGATATTATGGTTAACGGTATCATTTTTATTGATAAATAAAATATAGGAGTTTTTTTGTGTACTCAACCCAAGTATTTCTTTATACTCAGCGCAACATTGTTGTGCTTTTATCCGGATTTTCAGCGAGATCATATATGCCTCAATACGCCAAACCATTGACCCTGCACAAAGGCGTCGATAACCAAATACAATTTCAATTTTTAAATCAGGAACAAAAACCGGTTAACATCACAGGTAAAGTCATTACTTGTAGAATTATCAACTATGAAGGTAGTATGTTGTTAATATCTAAGTCTTTGACTTTGGATTCTTCAGTAGATTTCCCCGCCAATGGAATTGCTTCTTTATATCTGTCTATTGCTGATTTGGCTGATATTGAAGTGCAAAAATGCTATTACTCACTTGAATTTTCGACCGCGAATGCTGCTTTACCAGTCTTTGTAGATCAAAATGCAGGTGCTCGCGGTGAAATGAATATTGTAAATTCGGTGCTACCTTCCTTTATTCCTTCTATGCAAATTACTATTCCAACAGGACAAGCTTTTCCCAATACATCATACTTAGATCAGTATGGAAACTATTATGGTAACGCAAACAATATCATTTATTACACCAGCGTTATTAATACTGATGGGATACCTGTAGTATCACTACAAGCTTCATATGAACAGTTTAATGGTAATGTAGTAATAGAAGGGTCTACGATTGTTGATGGTGATTGGTATCCAGCAAGCCCAGTTTATTCTTATGCTAATGTAACAGATACAGTTGGGTATACGGTTAGAGGATATCATCCCTATATTAGAATGCAGTTTGCAAGCAATGCAGGAGTAGTAACAAATATTTGGTCACGCTAATACCAAACTTGTTGCGAGTGTAGCTAAAATATGCTATACTACATGAATGTTTGACATATTGTCTATTATTCCCGGTAAGAAAAAGATGTCAGGTAGTGGCTGGCACAGCTTTAATGCTGTGTGTTGCCATCACCGAGGGCATCGAGCAGACCGCAGGCAGCGAGGTGGAATCAAGTTTGATGGTCAAACTAATTGGACAATGCATTGTTTTAATTGCAAATATAGTTGCAGTTTTATATTGGGCAGAAGTATACATTATAAAACAAGACAATTATTGATATGGTCTGGTGTAGATGAACAGCAAATACAGCGTTGGAACTTAGAAAGCTTACAACAAAAGGACTTGCTTGATTTTACTATAACCAAACGCTCAAGAAACAAGATAAAGTTTACTGATCACAAATTACCAGACGGTGAACTTATTGATCCAAAGAATCCCAAACACACACACTTTGTTAAGTATTTGAGTTCACGAGGACTGCAGCCAAGTGATTATCCATTCTTAGTGACTCCTAATTTGCCTGGTAGATACAGTAACAGAATTATCATACCCTACACTTATAAAGATAAGATAGTTGGACATACCAGTAGATTTTTAGATTCAAATCTTCCCAAATATATCAACGAACAACAACCTGGATATGTTTTTGGTATAGATTTTCAACGTCCTGATTATAGTGTATGTATTTTGGTTGAGGGTATATTTGATGCACTTAGTTTAAATGCTTGTGCCCTAATGCATAATGATATCAATGAGGGTCAAGTAGCACTATTAGCTAATTTGAATAGACAAATTATTTTCGTACCAGACAGAGATAAGACTGGTCTTGCATTGTGTGATAAAGTATTAGATTTGGGCTATAGTGTAAGTATGCCCAATTGGAGTGAAGATATAAAAGATGTAAATGATGCAGTAGTTAAGTATGGTAGACTACCTACACTACTAAGTATATTAGAAAGCGCGACGATGAGTAAGATAAAAATTGAAATGAGGAGAAAAAAGATTGCTAAAGGATTATAATTTTGAGGTACAAAAGCTATTTTTGCGTATGATGGTAACAAATGCCGAGTTATTTACTCGCGTAGCCAACATTGTAAACGGTGATAATTTTGATAAAACACTTAAACCTGTTGTAGAATTTTTGATAGAACATACTAACAAGTATAGCGTAATGCCAGACCCAGCACAGATACAAGTTACAACTGGGGTAGAAATTGAATTAGTACCAGAGCTAACTGAAGGACATTATGAATGGTTCTTTGATGAATTTGAAGCGTTTACTCGCCGGCAAGAATTAGAAAGAGCAATTCTAAAAAGTGCAGACTTATTGGAAAAAGGTGAATACGATCCAGTAGAGAAATTAATTAAAGATGCAGTGCAAATAAGTTTACAGAAAGACATGGGCACAGATTACTTTGCTGATCCTAAGGGTCGTATCAATAAGTATTTTAATAGTGGCGGGCAAGTATCAACTGGTTGGCCACAAATGGATAAAATCTTATATGGTGGGTTTAGTCGAGGTGAATTGAATATCTTTGCAGGTGGTTCAGGTTCAGGTAAGTCATTGGTTATGATGAACATTGCACTGAGTTGGCTACACATGGGCTTAAGTGGAGTTTATATCACACTAGAATTGAGTGAAGAACTAACCTCATTAAGAACAGATGCTATGTTAACTCAAATGGGAACAAAAGCGATTCGCAAAGACATTGATACAACCGAGTTGCGAGTTAAAATGGCTGGTAAAAAATATGGTAAGTATCGTGTTAAGGGCTTGCCAGCGCAAAGCAATGTAAATGATATTAGGGCTTATTTAAAAGAAGTTCAAATACAAACTGGAATTAAAATTGATTTTGTTATGGTCGATTACTTAGATTTAGTTATGCCAGTAAGTGTTAAAGTTAATCCAAATGATCAGTTTATTAAAGACAAGTATGTAGCGGAAGAATTGCGTAACTTATCAAAAGAGTTGGGAATTCTTATGGTTACTGCCAGTCAGTTGAATCGTAGCGCAGTTGATGAGATTGAATTTGATCATAGTCACATTGCAGGTGGTATTAGTAAGATTAACACAGCAGATAATGTGTTTGGTATTTTCACAAGTCGTAGTATGCGTGAGAGGGGAATATATCAGCTTCAATGTATGAAAAGTCGTAGTTCAACTGGGGTAGGAATGAAGATTGATTTAGAGTATGATATTGAAACTATGAGAATTAGTGACCCTGATCCAGACAGTGATAATACATATTATAATACTAATAAGCCCCCTCAAGATAGTCCCAACGATATTATGTCTAGACTTAAGACTACTTCATCGGTTATAGATCAATCGACAGGTGAAATTTTAGAACCTATTGTTAAAAAAGTCATAGTAAATGCAGAAGGTGCCAAACTTAACTCAATGTTAAAACATTTAAAGAACAATTAATCCAAAATGAATAAATACTAATAGGAACCTCACTATATGCAAAAACAAACTCGCAGCCTATTAGAAGAACTAGAAGCTATCGGCAACAATCGTGATACTACTCACTTGATTGAAAGTCGTGGGCATAATATCATTACCAGTGCGATTAATCTCATAGAAATGATTAATCGTCATTATTCCCCTGAACAAGCGGCTATTCTAGAGAGAAAATTGTTAGGTGCTATAAAAAGTAGAGACCAAACTAAGTTTTCGAAATCTCTAAAGAAAAAGCCATGAAAATAAACGAATTCAACGATAAAAAAAGAATAGATGAGCTAGACCTAGGTAACTTAATGAATAAATTGAGGGGTCGTCCCACAATGACTTCGGCCGATAAGAGGGCCAAAGATATCTTTATAAAAGGCTTCTTAAGTAAAGTAGTAGGTGGTTTGGATAGCGCAATAAAAAGCACCTTAGTATCAACTACTGCAACAGCACCTGCAACAGCACCTGCAACAGCCTCGCCCGCTCCCGGTGCAAATGCATTTGGTCAAATGACTACCCAATTACAACCCAAAGCGGCGCCAAAAACATCAAGTACCGGCGGAACTACACAACAAACTCCTACCGGGCAAACTCATACTGCCAAAGCAGCACCAATAAAACCTGTACCCTCACCCGGTGCGAATGCATTTGGTCAAATGACCACCCAATTACAACCCAAAAATAAGGCGCCTCTACCTATAAAATCAAGCACTGGTGGAAACATACAAAAAACTAGAACCGGATTAAAGCATACCTTTGAGGACGATCAATATAGTAAATTAAATGCAATTTTTGAAGGAATAATTAGTTTAGATGAAGTCTCTACTCAACAAAGCATTAGTCAATATGTAATGAATTTTACTAATAAATATTTAGGCGATAACCCAAATTTTAAACCATACCAAGCCAATATTCAGCAATTAGCACAAAGAGTAGAAAAAGAGTACTCTAGAGATCGAGGAAATAAGGCTCTTACTGATTTGGCAAATTTAGTTTATTCTATGGCACAGACTGTGCCTCGTGATTCTACTAGTTCTAACACTACAAGCACTGTAACAAATCAACCGCAAGCGCAAACTCCTCAAGCATTACAAGCTAATCAAACACTTAAAAATTTATTGGCTAATGCCACTGTACAACAAAAAGCACAAATTATACAATTTTTAAACAAAGCAAACAATCCATGAATCTAACCGAGTCATTAGCTCAACTTAGGAATACAGTAGAGAATTTTTCTGCAACCAAAGAACCGTTAAGAGAAGCTAAAGGTCATTTAGATCATCCAGAAGATTTAATATTTTTAGAAGGACCAGTTGGTGCTAAACGGGCGGTAGATGCTATTGTAGCCACCGTTAAAAATCCAAAAACAGTTACTATTAAATGGGACGGATATCCTGCTTTAATATTTGGTCGTGGATCTGATGGTAAATTTAGCATCATGGACAAGCACATGTTTAACAAAAAAGATGGTTCAGGCCGTTTAGTGCATAGCCCAGAAGAATTTGTACAGTATGACCAAGCTAGGGGAGTAGATCGATCACAACTACACGCTCTTATCGCTGAGATATGGCCTGGCTTAGAAAAAGCATCTTCAGGTTCAAAAGGATATTATTGGGGAGACTTGCTATTCAGTCAACCCCTAGCAATAAAAAATGGGGTATATCAATTTAGAGCTAATCCAAATGGCATAACTTATACCGTAGATCCTGAAAGTGATGTTGGTAAATTAATGACGGACAAAGTAGCTGGTATAGCAGTACATCAACAAATACCTGCTGATGCTATGAGTACTGATCAAGCTCAAACTCTGCAGGGGACTATAGGTAATTTAAAGAACAATAGTGATGTAGCAATCGTGCCCAGCGCAATGCCAAATGCACCCGCTATCAAGTTAGACAATAAATTAGTAAATCAAGCAAATAAAGCTATAACTCAATCGGGAAATGCAGTTGAACAACTAATGAATACTGCCCCTCAAGCTAGAAATACATTTAACGGGTTATTTACTACTTACATAAACAAGAAAATTGTAGCAGGTGATCTTAACAACTTAGTAGATGATTTTATGGATTATGTAGCCAGTAGACCAATGACTGATACTATGCGTAATAAAATAATGACACATCTACAAAACAATACTGAGGGTATAATAGGCGCATTTACTATTTGGATAGCACTTTATCAACTCAAAATGAGTATAGTACAACAGTTAAACACCGCTGCTGAAACAAGCCCTGTACAGGGATACTTACAAGATGGCACTCAAACACAAGAGGGTTTTGTAGCACAGGGTTTAAAATTTATTGATAGAATGGGTTTCAGTAGACAAAATTTAGCGGGTAGATAGCCCAAAACCATGTTTTTTTGTACCTAGCATAAATAATAGTAGAGCTACAGGCTCATAAACTTAAAGGAATTTTATCATGGCACAATTTACAAGAACAAACGGTGATGCACAACCAGTATTCGCAACCGACGTACTAAACGGTTCACTACCACCAAGCACAGCCGCAAATGGCACCACTACCAACTTCATGGGCCCAGGAATGCAGTTTTTTGGCATGGACCTAGGTGCTGCTCCAACTTCACAGTTAGGTGTTAGTGGCGCAATCTCAGCAGTATTACAGTGTATCGCACAATCCGCTACTGTAATGATCTATTCAGTTGCAGCTACATCAAATGTAACTAATATGTCAGTTGCTTCATATCCATTAGATGGTTGGACAGCAGCCGATCTACAAGCAGCAATACGCGCACTAGGTACAGTAAACGGTTACGATCTATCAGGTGCAACAGTTACAAACGTAGGTTTCCGCCTAGCGTCTACAGCAACATCAGCATCATAATATTTTATCATGCACTAAAAACCCTGGGTTTATTCTCAGGGTTTTTTTACCTCTATAAATATAGCAATGAGTTTTACAATAAGTTGCTATTCACTTTTCGATATTACCCAAACAGGTGTTCTTAATAGACATAAACCTGTCATGGATATGGACCACGCCGACTGGATCGTGAAAAGAAATACCCAATGTAATTTTGATACTGTGCTACAAGCTATCTCTTTAAGATCACAACCTGAAATATTAAATTTACCCAAACTAACTAAGATTAGATTTGATGACTTCACCAATTTTGGTTTCTTATTTGAACAACAAGAAAATGAAGAATATAACTGTTGGACTTTTGATTTTAGCGTACAACATCCCAGTGTGTTTGATAATGGTATTGATGAATTAGGTGCCCTTTATGCAGACTGTGATAGAACACCCATGATCAAGTGTGGTACAGAATGGGAAAAATTACCCACATTCTTAGACTCATCTCCCGAATTAAGAAACATTTATTTTAAGGTATTGAATGATGATAACTGATAGTATTGAACGCACCCTCTTACAAATGATAAATTCCAACGATATAAAGAAACTACAGAGTTTTCTTATAACAGAAGAAGCTGGTAAATATCATTTATTCAATGATTATGTAATTGAAAAACAAAGTGATGATACTGTTTTGGTGTCAGTAAATAGACAATCAGTATCACAAATATTCTCTAATATTAAAAATGCTGTGGCTTGGTGTATTTGTAATAAAAGAAATAAATACTATGAAGCTACCCGAATTGTAGAACTAGATAGAAGATTGATAGGGTTAGAAATGGACATAAAAATACATAAAAAGTTATTTTTAAAATCCAAAGAAGAAGAAATGAAATTGCTTTATTTTGACAAATTAACTGAAGATAAACTTAAGAAAACACATTTAACCGAATACTTGAATTCTTATATTTTAGAATCTACAAGATGGCAAAGAAAGCGTTTTGAGCAAATACAAAACATTAAACAAAAAGATAAATACTAGATATTAGTCTTGGAATATAACTATGAAACTAACTGATCTTGATAACAAACCCGTAACTGTTGCTGCTAAAGCACTTAAAGAGCATTATGGCGTACCAATGAACATCGAAAGAATGCCCTATGGTAAAGCTAAAGCTATGCTACAAAAAGTTCGTGGCTTAATCGCAGAAACAAAGCAAACACGCAACTTCTATGAAAGCCAAAATAATCCAAATTATTTAAAAATGGTATTCATGGAGCAAGCACTATCAAAGCATATTGCTCAATTTAGCTTTAAGCAACCAAGAATTGTGGTTGAAAACGAAGAAGTTGAAAAATCACAAGTTATCTTGGCCGCTCAGGATATGGTTGATTCTATTCAGAAAATGTTAGAAGATACTAGTGAAATGCTAGTCAAAGAACTTCCCGCACTAGTAAATGGTGTTCAGGCAGAGATTGGCGTTAATGAAAGCGAACAGTTTAACTCACAAACTAGCGAAGCTTTAACTTCACTTCAGGCGGCTCTTAACCAAGCTAAATCATCACTACAATCTGCACTTAATGAAATAACAGGTCAAGGCGGTGGCGCTGAGGCTTTTGGTGGGCAACCAAGCGAGCCAACAGATGTTAATGTTGATATTAATGCTGAAATGCCTCCAGAAGGTGGTCCTCCTGATATGGCAGCACCTGAAATGCCTGATCCAACTCCTGAAGAACCAGAAGAAGAGCCTGTTCCAGGCGCTGGCCGCACTAGACGATAAAATGCGTTTATACGAATTCGAAAGTAGTCCCTTGGATGTTAGGCTAGTAGCTACTACTGCTCAACTGAAAAGTGATATTGACTCTAACAAGAAAAAGGGCGATTGGACTACTGAAGAACTATTGCAATTCTACAAGAACAATGATATAATTGTAGATAAGTCAGATTTATACGATATGATTAAAAGACCGCCCCTGAATAAGTACATTAGTAACATTCAGGGTGATAAGGTAATTTTTAAAGGGCAAGCGGATGATGCAGTAGCGCCTGATGAAAAAGATAAAAATCAAGAAATCGTAAAGTCAATGGCTAACAAAGCAATGAAGAATTAATGATAACTATCACCGAACTAGCCGCAAACAAAGTCAAACAAAATATAGAACGAAGAGGTAAAGGATTGGGTATCCAAATTGGTGTAAAAACTACTGGATGTTCTGGTCTTGCTTATGTTTTAGAATATGTAGATACACCGCCCATTACTAGAGATTGGATAACATACGAACGCTATGGACTTACTATATGGGTCAAGGGTAGCAATATGCCATATATTAATGGGCTACAAATGGATTGGGTTCGCAATGGACTCAATGAAGGTTTTGAATTCGTCAATCCCAATGAAAAAGATCGTTGCGGCTGCGGCGAGTCATTTAGAGTATAAATCTTGTTAAATCTTAAATTCAATTATAAACCTATTCCCAAAGAAACGATTGGTGGTAAGCGACTATATGCTACCCCAGATGGACAAAAGCTTCCTTCAGTCACGACCATATTAGATGCTACTAAAAGTGACGAAAGTAAAAAGGCGTTACAAAATTGGCGTAATGCAGTAGGGCATGATAAAGCACAAGCGATTACTACAGAAGCAGCTAATCGTGGTACCCGTATGCATACTTATTTAGAAAATTACATCAAGACGGGCGAGTTAAAAGATCGAGGCACTAATCCCTTTTCTTGGCCCAGTCATGCTATGGCTCAAGTTGTAATCAATGAAGGCTTAAAAAATGTAAATGAATTTTGGGGAATTGAAATCCCTCTATATTTCCCTTCAATCTATGCAGGAACTACAGATGGAGTGGGTATTCATTTAGGTAATGAAAGTATCCTTGACTACAAGCAAACCAATAAGCCTAAAAAACGCGAATGGATCGATGATTATTTCACACAGTTATGTGCATATGCTGAAGCACACAATGAATTATATGGAACTAAAATTTCCAAGGGCGTAGTTCTAATGTGTGTTAAGCCCGAAATCGACGCTAATAATCAAATCATCACGCAACCACAATATCAAGAATTCATATTAGAAGGTGTTGAATTTCAAAAATACCGTGATATTTGGTGGAAAAGAGTAGAGCGATATTACCAACAATTTTTATAACTTTCCTATGATAAATAAGTGTAATTATCTCAGAGATTACACTTATGTCTATCATTCAAATCAGCAAAATACAGCAGCGAGCAGGAAACCTAGTTGATCTTCCACAGCTAGATAATGCTCAACTTGGTTGGGCTACCGATGCAAGAAGATTATTTATTGGTAGAGTTAGTGCTCCTTATGTTGATGAAAATGTAGAAGTAATAACTTCTTACTCTAATATCAGCTTTAGTCAAATAGTTGGTTCATATGGTGCCAATGTTAATTTTACCAATGCAGAAAATGGTCAAATACTAGGTATAGAAACTATTGGATCAGATACTTATGTGGTTAACAAGGGTGGAAACGCAGGTGGCCTAGTAACATTGGGAACAGTAAGCAATGTTAAAATTACAGGTGGTGCGATTGGTTATGTACTAGAAACTGATGGTACTGGTAACTTAAATTGGACTCCCAAAGGTTATGTAATAGCTAACATACAAGCATTATCTAACGCCACTCCAATCATAATGACTGTGGCTAATACTACACCATTTACAAATGGTACTGATGTAACTATAACTGGTGTACAAGGTGCTAATGCAAACACTATTGTTAATAGTCAAGTTTTTTATGTAAAAGTAGCCAATGATTATCCTACTTCAGGAAATGTAGAACTTTACACTAACGCTGGATTAACCGTTCCCGCTGTTGGTACTAATTTAACTGCTACCCCAAATACAGGAACTGCAACTTTCCTAATATCATCTAGTGGAGGAACTGCTTCAGCAGGTGGATCACAGGGTTCAGTGCAATTTAATAACAGCGGTGTTATAGATGGTTCTTCTAATTTAGTTCTATCTGGTGCTAATTTAGACTTAGTAGGAACATTTACTGCGGGTAATATTTTTGCTAATTCGGGTTCAATATCTAGTGGAAATCTCGTAATAACAAATAGAATAAGTGCAGGTGGCAATATAACAGGTGGCAATCTAATTGGTATATTTGCAAATGGCACTAGTAGTATAAGAATTCCAACTGTTAATGGCAATATTAATATGGGCGCCGCAGGTAATACTACAGTGGTAGTAGTTACTGGAACTGGCGCTAATATAAATGGAACGCTAAGTGCTACCGAAACTGCAACAGCAAATTATTTCATAGCATCTAATAGCTTAAATGGATATTTTTTAGCTAATACTGGTACTACTGTAGGAAAAGTATATGAAAACGGCAACATCATTAAGTTAGAGGCCAACCCTGCTAACTATGGCGTAGCACTAGCAGCCAATGGTAGAGTACAGTTAAGCTTTGACGCCAATGGATATGGCGCTGTTGGTGCAAGTGGTGGTACTACTGGGTATGCACTACGAATAGCAAAAAATACTACTGGTGCTACTACTGCAGGTTCAATATTAATAAACCCTACCGTTCAAACAGATGTAACCGCACTGGCCTCAGGTATCAGAGTTTCATTAAATACCGCATCCAATTCCGCACCCTACACTATTACTAATTTAGTAGGCTCTGGGGTATATGGTGGAACATATGGTGCAAATACTACGGTAACCAATCAATTTGGATATTATGTAGATTCCACAATGACAGGAGCTACCAATGATTATGCTTACTATAGTGGTCTAGCAGCGGCAACCGGTGTTTGGAACCTATATATGGGAGGTACTGCCAATAACTATATGGCAGGTAATCTTGGTATTGGCACTACATCACCAACCAGCACATTGACTGTAGCCGGCACTTTAAGTGTGTCAGGTAATACCAATATTGGTGCTAATTTAAGTACAACTGGCTTAATAACAGCAGGCGGAAATATAACTGGTGCTAATTTAATAACTACGGGATTATTGAGTGTAGCAGGCAATGCTAATGTAGGTTATTTAGCAGTGAATAGACAAGATACAGGATCCGAAGGTGGTCAATTACAACTAAACAAAGCACTAGACAACAATCCTGCTTGGTACATGGATGTTTATGGCAACACCGGTTCACCTATTTTAAGATTTTTTAATGGGGACGGACAAGTTCGCTCACAATTAGATTGGAATGGACAGTTATTAGTTAATTCACTTACTGCAACAACTGGACAAATTACTCCTACAGCGGGCTCGGGCGGTGCCGGTATTATATTTCCCCCTAATCCAGGCGGAGGCAGCGGCGACTTCGCTGCTATACAATATTATCCATATAATGGAGAACAGACGGTACTAGCATTAACTGTTAGAAACGATACAGATGATTTAATTCAACTTGATGCTAGTGGTGGTACAGCCGTACTGAATTATCTTACGGTATATGGTGGAGAAAATGTTACCGGGCAGCTAACAGCAGGCTCTATGGTATCTACTGGAACTATTTCAACTTCTGGATCTATTATTGGCGGATATGTACAATCTACTGGAACTGTGCAGGGTGCGTATGTATATTCGACTGGCGAGATCCGAGCGGGATCCAATTTGATTACTGATGGTGGTTCAGTATATGCTAAAGGTTATCGTGTTTCTTATTATCCTCAATCGGGTTATATTGGGGGACAGTTTACTCCTCCCAAATCACCCTTTGGCGGCATTTATGAACCTTCCGGAGGATGGCGGCAGGGGGGAGCAGCTTTTGGTATCCAAGGAGCATATGTATATCCTCCTGAAGGATTTTCAATTACTAACTTTGCTGGTGGTATAGTGTCTAATCAACAAACTGAGTTCAGAGGCGATGTTGACGGTAATGATACCCTTGTAGCATCGTTTTCTGTTAATTACGGAGAGGGAAGAATTGAATTAGTATTTGGTGATACTGAGACAAGGGGAAATCCTTTCGCTCTTTATATGTTTTGGTGGTCTGTATGATTGATAAAATGAAATCTAGTTTATATGTAATCTATGATACTGAAATAAAAAGTATCAATTTCTCTTCCTGTAGAGTAAATCCATTAGATCATTTAATACAAGTAGAATGTACTGAAATTGATAAAGCTAATTATTTTGCAGGTACTCACTATTTTGACGAAACTCTAAAGAAAGTAGTAAGTAAATCCAAACCAGTTTTAGATCAAATAAAGCAAAAACAAGATACTGTTAGAAAAAATAAAACTTTACTTAAATTTTTAGCTGATACTGATTGGAAAATTCTAAGACATATTAGAGAAAAAGCTCTTAATTTACCCACTACTCTAAGTGATAGTGAGTACATTGCTTTAGAAAAATCTAGGCATGATGCGGCAACAGAGATTACTAAAGATTAAAGATAAATACAATAATAGGAATTTTTAAAATGGCATCATACGCATATACAGCAAGTTCATCAGTAGCAGCATCAGCAAATATTGCTACTGATAAAGTACAAATAGCGACTACAAGTAGTCCTATTCAATATACTACTAGTTTTCCAAATGTAGCACTAACTGGAACTATAACCGCTGCCACTAATAGTGCAACCATAACAGGTTCAGGTACTGCCTTTTTATCACAGCTAAATGTTGGTGCATGGATCGGCAACACCACAGGAGCCACAATAGGTATCATACAGTCAATTGGTAACAATACAAGTTGCACACTAACTGCTAATGCCGCAGTAGCTGTTGGCTCAGGTGGAACAGCAAGATACAATCCATATGGTGTTCCATATACTGTAGCTAATGCTAATTCAACAATCATCCCTGCCAATACAATTAAAAATAGCATTATCGTAGGTCAGGGTAATATAGTATCATTCTTAGAAGTAACTGGAGTAACATCAGCACCATTTACTATAACAGAATTGGGCATGCCACATGCTAATACAGGTACTACTGGTGTATTACCTACCCCAAATCTAGGCGGACCTACAACTTAATTTTACCCACATAAGATAAATAGTTCTATACATTCTCATAGGGAGAATTTATGCAGTACCCACTGCGTAGCGGCTAGAACCCGCCAATCTAATTAAGGAAAAACAAATGGGACGTCCTCTAAAAATCGCAAAGGCTCAAGCAGTCTTAACAATCACTGATACAGCACAAACAGGCAGTATCGTTACCGTAACACAAAATCTAACTACTTCACCAACTGTTGGTGTAACATTAGGTATGCCATTCCAAGTAGATACCACAGTAGGTGGGCTAACAGCAGGTGTTACATATTATATTAACTCAATCTTATCAAACAATACTTTTGATGTATCAGCTACTCAACTAAGCGTTCAACCACAAGTTATGGCTACTCTGACTGATACTACTGGTCAATCAGTTAGTGCTTCAGTTAATGTAGTGGATTATGGTTTCAATAATCCAGACAATTCTAATACTTCTGCACCAACTGGTTCTAATGAATCATTTGGTGTTGTAGGTGGCAATACCGCAATCGTTGGCCCACAAACAACTATCACCGTTGCTATTGGTCGTAGCGGTGCAGGCGTAATTTACGGTGACACTGGTAATTTGAATATTTATGGTGCCGGCACAGATTTTGCTAACACTCTATCAGTTGGATCTGCTCTTCAAGTTGCTATTCCAAACGGACCTGGTTTCACCACTGATACTAATATTGGGTTCGTTGATACAAATACAGGTTATATCACTGTTGCAGTGGCTAATACAAATGCTACAGGTAATGTTATCCGCACTTCAGGTAATGCCCAAACTCTATTCGTTGGCGCACCAGTAGTATTCGATGCTAGCACAGGCGGTTTAGTTGCAAACACAGTATATTTCGTTGATACAATCGCTAACGCTAGCGCATTTACCGTAGCTACAACTCAGTATGGTCCACAGAAAGCAGTTATTACTGGCACCACAGTATCAAATGCTACTATAGATGTAACAGTATTAGCTGCTACTCCACCAGCAAACTTTACAGGCGCAACATATGTTTATGCAAATGACGAAGCAGGCTTTATTGTTCGTCAAAAAGGTAAAACAAAGTATCTAGCTACTGGTTTATCAACTGGCTTAACAGCACCTTGCTATACAGCTAATATAACAACTTCAGCATTAACACCAAATACACTAAGTATTGTTGCTACATATGCGGATGCTAGCACTGCGTTTGTCTCAAGTCTAAACGATTATCAAACTCAAGTATTCCCAACACAAGTCGCTGATGGTTCATTGACTCCTGGTTCACTATACACAATTTACTATTCAGGTGACACAAACTGGACAGCAATTGGTGCAGCGTCTAATATGACAGGCGTTACATTTACTGCGTTATCAGCAGGTGGTTCTGGAACAGGTACTGCAATATTAGCTCAGTCATCTGGTGAGACAACTTCTCAGGAAAATCCTGATGTAATTTCATCATTTAATACTGCATATGCTGCTAATACATTCCCTGGACAGCCTAACCCAGTAGTAACAATTAGCAACGCATAAAAATGAATAATCGAGTTACTATGACCCCTGCTCAAAAAACAGATACCGACATTGCAGTCTTACAAGTGCAAGTTGGTAATGTTGAAGAAAAAGTAGCAGAGATTAAGGTAGATTTGAAGGAACTGCATGATTGTATGGATCGTCATGCAGAGTCTTATCAAACTATGCTTAAAAAATTTCATGAGGAAAATGTAGCAGAACATAAGTCTCTATCTAGTAAGATTTCAGTTCTAGAAAAATGGCGTTGGATGATCATGGGAGCAGGTATAGTATTAGGATCGTTGGGATTTGAAACTATATCTAAGTTGTTTAAATAAAAAAGCGACTTAGGTCTCTTTTTTCATTGACAATTTCCATCCCTTATGTGACTTGCGCTCACCAGATAATAATCCACAGACTGCACTGGGGGAAAGATGATATTTATCAATTAGCTCTTTTCTTGTGCACCGCTCATAAATCCCGCTTGAATTCTCAAACTCGTATATACAATGGTCATATCTAGGAGCTAGTTTACCAACTTGTTTACTGCGCCTGTCTTTCGCTTCTGTTGATGCAAGTGTTAACTTCATAGACTCTCGTTTACGTTCTTGTACTCCAGGAATACGTGCGGCCTCTAATGAGCGTTGACGATGAAACTTTTTGAATTGAGGATTGGCATGCATTTCTTTTGACTTAATACTACGCTTTTTTCTTTCTTCTGGATTATTAGAAAAAATTTTCATTAACTCAGAACTCCCTCCGCCGGATTCGATTATTCTATTAGCCCATATTTTATTACCAAAATCATCCATTGCGGTGGTAATTTTCCATAGACTACTGTAGTAACGCCCCATGAAAGTTAGTTCTTCCCAATCATTGGTTTCAAGTATTATTTCTGTATTAACTAGGTTTTTTCCGTAAATCTGATAATGGATCTTCCAGTCGATACCTGATCCTGGATAAGTATACGGGTCATGGGTAGTGTAACCTAAGTATTTTAGCCCTGTGGTTTGATGTGTTTTTATGTATAAGTAATATGGCATGATAGAACCTCATACTTATTTATTCCTTTTGGGTCAAAATCAGCAATTTAGATTGAACTACATCAAAATTTACAGTGCTAAATAATCCAGGATGTAATGGTTTAGGATACTGATTTTCTTTTACCCAAGCATAACCGGTGTGTTCATCATTAAGAGTGGGGATAAATTCACGATCAACTTCACAGAAAAATGTGTGATAAACAAATGAATTATTGACGAATTTTTGTATAGGAACTAATTTAGCTCGCTCAGGAAAAAATCCTATTTCTTCTAAACACTCACGCTCTATACCTTCAAGTAAAGTTTCATCACTTTCTATTTTGCCACCAGGAATACCCCAGTTTGGGGAATGCTTGTTATCGGTTCTAAGTAAGTAAAGATATCTTTTATTATCTATAGAGTAAAAAAAGACTCCTGCGGAAATTATGTTCATACTAACATTTATCTAAAATCAAATGACGATAGAATAATCTCCCTGAGAATACCATCCTTCATATGACTTCATCCAAACACCATCTGTATATCTATACTGTAAATTAGTAGTTAAATTGGTAACATATTGAATAGCAGTGTCTTGAGTAGAATCAAAGCTAACAAACCATCCACCCTCAGAAGTTTGAAATTCTATAATATCGTTTGCATTAGCTACTAAATTACCCCAAGCTACTGTGGGACTACCTGGCGATCCAATTGACTCTACTATCAAATACCTTCTGCCATTTGTAGGTCCTGGTAATCCTGCATTAGGTCCTGCTACTAAAGGATTGATAATGCTAGTAATAGGTTGAAGAGTATTTTGTGGTAGTGTATCAGTGTCAATGTTATAAATCAATAATCTATCATCAAGTGGATCAAGTGCAATAGTACCTACAATTTCAGTATCCATGTAGGGATTTTGCAACCAAATTTGACTAATACCTGGTCTAATCACACCATACACATTTAACAGTGCTGACCAATATAAATCAGTATCAGGCATAGTTGGTAATGTAGTATCTAAATTAGAAGGATCAAAATTTTGATTACCAGGTAATAATTGTAGCGTATTACCAACCAACAATAAATTGTAACCATATGGTGTTATTTTTTGACGAGTACCCAATAATAAATCATCATCTTGTATATCAGTAAGAGCATGTCCTTTAAAGATAGATGCAATAATTTTTTCAATAACACCAAACTTTTTAAGTTTAGCAGGAGTGCTAATCCATATAGGCATGTAAAACTTCCAACTGAAAACATCTATTGGATTGCCTGATCCTTGTGGTATACTACGCGAAGTCCAAGTTATACCATCTTGATATACTACCGATAAAGAAGTCCAATCAATAAAATTATCAGTGCTTTGTATCTCTAGTGAGGGGTTAAATAGTGTACCCAATTGTTCTACGAATTCTAATTTTTGGTTGATATTAGTAGTCCATAATTCTAAGTTGATTCTTAGAGTATATGGAACCGGCATCAAACGCTCTACATTAAATGCTTGCCCTTGCACCTGTTCATATGATTGTGTGTCACTATTATAAGCACGCTGTCTAACATTTATCTTATCTACAAAGGTTGGATCTTGTGTTCTACGCTGATCATACTCTAGACCACTAATATAATAAGTTAGTAAAGGGGCACTGGGCAGATTACTAGCACTATTATTAGCAATGATTGTTGCTGCTTGACGGCTACTATCCCCATACATAATAGGTACACGCATCAATATTGGATTACCGGCAGGATCTTTTCCCTTAGTCACTTGCCACATAGAGAAAATTTTTGCGAATTGTATTAAGAATCTGCGGATTTGTTGATCATAGAAAAATTGTGCCAATTTTTATCCTTTAAGGTCTGGGTGGAAGATTGTCTGGGGCAATGGTTAATATAGTAGACAGATTTTGTTTTTCTGGTATTACCGCCCCAGTGGTACTCATAAATGTATTGCTATTATTTATGAATGTAGATCGTAGTGATTTATCTTCGTCAGTGAATCCAGTGCCTGTTCTAACATTAGAAGAAATTCTAATCCATAAGTCGCCATTCCAACGATACAGAATTTGAGGTAAATAATCGATTCGTAAGAAGTAATCCCCAATCTTGGGACTCTGTGGGAAAGCTATCCCGACGCCAGTGGGTACGCCATTTGGTGCTTCTTGCGTTCCAGTTAAATAACCATATGAATAACCAAAGCTTCTTGGTGTTGATCTGGCAATGAATTGGAATCTAGGATCGCAATCTGCTCTAAAGTCCATCCAAGGCTCAATGGTGTCGGTAAATCCTGGTAGTTCTGGGTTTTGGTCTGCTGTTGAATAAGTATTGTCCGCAGTACCATATGGACCAGTTATCAAGCCCATACTTCGTATAGCAACTACACCAGTACCTGATACTGCACCTGACCCGGTTTCTGTTACAGTAGCTGGTAATACTAGCGACTCTAGCGTTAGTGTAGAGTAATCAGCAATAGAAGTTATATCAGCGTCTACCGTCATATCCCAAATGCTTTTTGCTGCTGCTTTGGGTATTCTGATAACAGGACTAGGTCTTGTATAACCCGGTGTAGTAATCATAGCTACTCTACCCACAGCCGGCGAACCAAACGGCACAACTAAATTAGTAGGTGGTGCAGGTTGATCAAGTTTACCTGATCCTACCCCATATGTAGGTACAACATAAAGATTTTGATTATCATACCCACTAAGTGGTAATAATCTTCTAGCTTCCTCAAGAGCCGCATTATTGATTGCAATGTTCTTGTTATAAGTAGAAATAATATCTGCAAGATTTCGATTCGTATCAACCTCCCAATATTCAGGATCAGGCGGATTAACGCCAGGTGGAACTGGTTTTTTAGAAATATAGTTCGTACCACCATATGAAATCACATACCCTTCAGGATACGGTTTATCTTTGTCCCATAATCCAAGATAGTTGTCTTGGTTAATGGGCTCATTTAATATCTGACTAAATTCTTCAGTGTTTACTAGGGGCTCACACTTAATACGCCATAAATGAGGGTACCAAGTTTGACTAAACCCTTCGCTAGCAAAATTACCATCTGTAATTTGATAAAATCTTCGTAAGGCTACAGGGATAGTTTCGTCTAGTGGATTATAATCTAGCAGATGGGGTAGTTCTAGTACATCACCTACAATTAGTTTTCTACCCACTAAATCAATCATATTGTTATAGTGAACAGTGATAAAAATGATATCGTTGTTTAAAAATAATCCAAACTGACTTAGATCAAAGTCTAGATTCTGTACATTGTAGTGCCCACGCAATCTAATAATGCTACTGTCATATGTCCGATCTCTATTCTCTAAAAATAGTAAATCTTGTATATTAGTAGGGCTAAGTATATCGTATTGAGGCTGAGTAGCATCGTTAGAAGGACCTTGAGGTGTTGGGCCCAAATACTTGTGAATGTATAAATCAGTCCCGCCCACAGTAAATTGTTGATAAATGGTTTTATCAAAAAAACGATAGTCATTGGACTTGACTGGTCTATAAAGTGATAATTTTGGCATAGTTTTAGATTCTTATGTTTTATTTATCGTAAAATCTCAATGTTAAATAAAGGTTGACATAAATTAAAGATGATGCTATAATAGCGTTTCAAAATTACTATTTTGGAGTTACAAATGGTTCGTAAAGCTGCTACCCGTAAACCCACTGCCCGCACTCGTGTCAGTTCAGATCATAACTCACTAGTCAAGGCACTTAATCCAAAAGATACCGATACTGGGTATTTGGGTAACGAACCTTACTTTCCCGAACAGCCCCAAGATGAGGTTCGACTTGGCGTACTGACGAAATCATTTTCATGGTACAGCAGGTTCTTTGGCCGCAAAGACGCAAAAGAACTAATGATTCAGTTTTTGGACATGACTGGCAAGACACAAGAAGCCAAGGCTATGGCCAAAGTTGATGATGCTTCCTTTGTAAGCACTTACGCTTGGCTGGCTAGAATGTCGCTGCGCGGACTTGAACTCACTGAGCAAGAAAGTGCCCGAATCGAAGCCGAAGTAACCCGACTCATTGAAACTGTGACTAAGCCCCAGGCAGCAGTAGAATCTAGAATCAGTGGCAAAAAGCAAGTCAAAGAAGAAACTAGTTCTAATCGTCCCAATGTGCAAGAAATTATGCGCGAGCGGGCCCGCGAAGCAGGCGGCGAGCTTGAAGGCGCTATGGATGACTTTATTCAAGCCGGTAGCAAGGCAAATGCATCAGCCGATGCTGTGGGCTTTCTTACAAAATACAATGTGCTTCCCCAACATATCAGTATCGTCATCGATGCTTGGAAACGCAAGCTAGCAGAATATGAAGAAGTGTTGGCGGGAACAGATTCTCAACTAGTTCAGGCATACGGCCATCTTACTAAAACTCAGGTCAAGAACACGATCAAGTTTATTGAGGCAATGCTAGGCAACATCAATAGCTATATCAGCAACAAAAAAGCTACTAAAGCGCCTCGTAAGCGTAAAGCTGTCCCGCCCGAAAAGCAAGTTGCTAAACTCAAGTACTTGAAAGAGTTTAAAGACCCTGCTAACAAAATCGATCTAGTTAGCATTCATCCCGCTAAACTGCTAACTGCCAGTGAAGCTTGGGTCTATGATACTGCTAAACGAAAGCTACATCACTATGTTGCTGATGATCTTAGCAAGACTTTTTCAGTTAAGGGCAATACGATTCTAGGAATCGACACTGTACAGAGTGAGATGAAAACTCTACGCAAGCCCGGTGAGCAATTGAAAGAAGTAATGGGCAGCAAGCCCGCAGCTAGAAAATACTTTAAGACTGTGAAAGCAGTTAGCACTGTGCCTAATGGTAGGTTCAATGCAGGAATGATTATCTTACGATGCTTTTAAGGAGTTGTGATGACGCAAAATATTGATTTAAACAAGTACTCAGCATTTGTAGAGGCTGTAACTAGCGAGGCTAGCGATGATCTAACTACATTTATCAATAGACTAGATCAAGTAGATGATGGCGATGGGACTTTAGCAGGCAAACAGGGCCCTGATATCAATGTACCTCTACTCTTAACCGCTTGCCTTGGGCTTGCAGCAGAAGCGGGTGAATTTATCGAAGTGCCCAAGAAGATTTTTTTTCAAGGCAAACCCTTAACTGAGGAAAATGTCTTCCACATGAAGCGTGAACTAGGGGATGTGATGTGGTATTGGATTAATGCTTGTCGCGCACTGAACCTTGACCCTAACGAAGTGATTGCCGAGAATGTGCGTAAGCTAGAGTCACGCTATCCCGGCGGATCATTCGATGCACATTACTCAGAGAACCGTAAAGAGGGCGATCTATAATGGCACCTTGGGATGAAAAGTTATTTTTATTTACTATTGATGAATATAATCAACTGCCTGATGGTATTGAGTTGACCTGTATAGATGGAAAAACATCCATAAAAGGCAAAGACGATATCGACCTAGATACTAGATTTGGTCATCTTGCTTATGGTGTAAATGATCCTTGGAATCATTCACTCAAAGATTTGTTTTTAATTTTTAAACTGGTACAATAGAATGGGACTAGGTCCTCCCGTTTGTGATTATTGTAATGTATGGATGAGACTATATCCTCCGCGTGTTAAGGACCAAGAATGGCTTTGTCCCGTGTGTGAAACAGGTGGGGGACACGGAAATGGATACAAAAACTCTCAACCGTTAGATGATAGCAATATACCTTTTTTAAGATTCTTAAAGGGGAAACCTCCCGCTGAATAAGTTCCTGATAAATACTCTTATCTTAATCAGGGAACTACCATGACGATTTCACAATCAGCAAATCCTCTTTCTACCCCAACTGGGCTAACACTAGATGAACTAAAACAAGCAATATTTACTAACTGCCGTTATAGGTTAGGTGATGGTATCATCGACTTAGAGTTAGATCCAGAGCATTACGAAGCTGCATATAACTATGCTATTAAGGTATATCGTCAACGTGCCCAAAATGCTACAGCAGAGTCATACACACTACTGACCACTGTAGCTGATATAGATACATATACTCTACCACAAGAATTCATCAATGTGCGTTCACTGTTTAGAAGAACAGTGGGTATGGAAACAGGTCCAAGTTCTTCATCATTCGACCCATTCTCTAGTGCTATTCTAAACACTTATTTGTTAAATTATAACTTTGCAGGTGGTATGGCAACATATGACTTTTATGCAGGGTATGTTGAATTAGCCGCTCGCATGTTTGGCGGATATGTAATTTACACTTTTGATCCTGTTACCAAAGTGCTTAGAATTGTTAGAGATCCAAAAGGTACAGGCGAGCGTGTTCTTATTTGGGCTGACGTTCAGCGGCCCGAAATAGTCTTATTGCAAGATCCAGGTGCTGGCGTATGGATCACTGATTGGATTATAGCCACCCTTAAAGGTATTATAGGAGAAGCTAGAGAAAAGTTTGGTACAATCGCAGGTCCAGGTGGTGGCACTACTCTAAATGGTACTGCTATGAAAGCTGAATCAAAAGAGCTACAAGCTGCGCTGATCGATGAGCTAAAGAGATATGTGGATTATTCACAGCCCCTGACATGGATACAGGGCTAACCTAAATACTTTATTTTGTAATCTATTTGTAGTATAATAAGTATATCTACAGGGGGATTGAAAAATGATTGTAGGAATCACCGGGCTAATCGGATCTGGCAAGGACACGATTGCAGAATATCTTATCACTCAGCATGGTTTCAAAAAACTAAGTTTTGCTGCATCTCTAAAAGATGCCGTAGCAGCGGTATTTGGTTGGGACCGTAATCTACTTGAAGGTACTACTCAAGAGGGCAGAGCATGGCGTGAAGAAGTTGACCAGTGGTGGGCTAAAAAATTAAATATGCCCCATCTTACTCCCCGTTGGGTTTTACAATATTGGGGAACTGAAGTCTGTAGACATGGCTTTCACAATGATATTTGGGTAGCTAGTTTAGAAAATCAACTACGCCAAACTAAAGATAACACCGTCATCACCGATTGCAGATTTATCAATGAACTAGATGCTATTAAAAATGCAGGCGGAGTAACTATTAGAGTATCGCGTGGACCCGATCCTAAATGGTACGATGATGCTATTGCTTATAACTCTGGACCTCATAACATGGGTTGGGCTCTGAGTAGAGACCGTTTGCAGAAAGCAGGAATTCATGCTAGTGAATACAGCAGTGTGGGTCTAGCGTATGACTATGTAGTTGATAACAATGGTACACTTGTTGAACTGCACAATAAGATTGAAAAAATTGTATGGGTTAATGGTCAACCGTCAAGTCTCCTCGACGCCAAGTTACTTGCTTCTTCTTAACTACCTCTACACAATTTAAACATATACTTCTCAGATTTGTAAGAGCGATATTTTCTAAATTGCCGTCGATGTGAAAAACGGTGATTTGTGAAGTGTAAGTACTTCTAAACCCACATAAATCACATGTGGGTTTTTTCTTATACCCACTTTTAGTCCAATTGGGTTGTCTTGGACGAAGTTTGTTTTTCTTCCTGCCACACTCATCACACATACTACGATAATGGGTAGTATCATTACGCTTGTAGTTAATAGCGCAAAAATTCTTATTGCAGTTCTTGCAAATGGGTCTAATAAGTGATTCCATAATATATATTTATTGCCATACCTTCGAAGGTTGTGATGTTTTTTTATTTTTTGCATAAATAAATGTATGCAATTTTAGGTAAGTAAACCTCATAATTTTACAATAAAGGAAAGAAAAATGGCACTAGTATCCCCAGGCGTAGAAGTTACGATCATTGACCAAAGTCAATATCTTCCTGCCCCAACTAATTCAGTACCTTTTATTTTGTTAGCAACAGCGCAAGATAAAGCAAATCCAAATGGTACTGGTGTTGCCGCAGCCACTACAGCAGCAAATGCAAATAAATTATTTTTAGTTACTAGTCAGCGTGACTTAGTATCACTATATGGTTCACCATTCTTTTACTCAACAACTAATGGTACACCAATTCAAGGTTATGAACTAAATGAATATGGCTTATTAGCGGCTTATTCATTACTAGGTATCACTAATCGTTGTTATGTATTAAGAGCGGACGTTGATTTAACTAGTTTAGTTGGACAAACAACTCGCCCAACTGGTACCCCTCCTAATGGAACTTATTGGTTAGATACAACTAATAGTACTTGGGGAATATTCTTATTCAACTCAACTACTGGTAGATTCACACAGCAAACTCCTATTGTAATTACTGATCCAGATAACTTATCAGGTGGTGTTCCTTTAACCAGTATTGGTAATATCGGTGACTATGCTGTAAATGCTATTCAGGTAGTGGGTTACCCAACTAATGCAGCAGAACAACAATTCTTCTACAAAACAACAGACAATGTATGGGTAGTATTAGGTGGCGCTGATTGGAATTTAGATATTCCTTGCGTACAGGGAACTAATTCTAATCCTTCATTAACAGCAGCACAAACCTTTACAATTGGCATGAGTGGTATATTTACTGCTACTATTACAGTACCAGCAAGTCCAAACAATACAGTTGCAGGCGTTGCAGGTGTAATCAATGCATTGGACTATGCAGGTCTTACCGCGGCAGTTGTTAGTGATAAGTTAGTAATTTATTCTAATCAACGAGTTACATCAGGTACCGCATCTTTAGTAATGACAGCCGGCGGCTCAGGAACTGCTCTATCAGATTTAGGAATAACTGCGGGTACTTATTATCAACCCATAGTACAGTGGGGCACTTCTGCTCAAATGCCACTTTGGACTACAAGTCAAACTACACCAAGACCAACTGGGTCTGTTTGGATGAAAGCAGGTTCAGCAGGTAATGGTTTAAACGCAGTAGTTTCAGTGTTTAGTACTGCTACCAATACATTTATCGCTAAGACAGTTAGCTCACAAACATCAGATTGGGCAGCTTGTGCAAATCTAGACGCTACTGGTGGTCAAACAATACCAGCTGGTACTATATATGGTCAATATTCATATGGTGGTGATTTACCCTCTTCTCCATATTACTTATGGGAAAGACTTGCGGCAGGTGCTACAGTTATTACTGGGTCAGTAGTCTCTCCAGAATTTACATCTGGTCCATATACATTAGATGTTGAAGTAAGTGTTCCTGGAAGCCCTACTTTATCTTCAGTTTATGCAATTTCTTTAGCAGATAATACAGATGCAACTGACTTTGTTGCTGCATGGCAAACCGCTGGTATTCCTAATACCACAGCAACTCTAAACACAGATGGCGCTATTGTACTAACACATACTAAGGGTGGTGTTATTATACTAAATGACTTCGTTGATGGTGTAAGTAATGGTTTAGTTGCTGCTGCCGGATTTGAAGCAGGTACAACTACAGGTTGCAAATATGGACCAACAGTAACTACAACATTCAGTGCTGTATCAGGTACAGGCGGCGCTGGTAGTGCTGCAACATTCAATGTTCAATCACAATACGGTGTATATACATTAGTTGGTGATGGTGTTCAAGCAGGTGGTACAGGATACGCATTAGGTAATCAAATTGTTATTGACGGTGCTGATTTAGGTGGCGTATCTGGTGCAAATGATTTAACTGTTAAAGTTGCAGCACAATCAGGCGGCATTATTTCTGCTGTTACTATTGTATCAGGTACTGCTACTCAAAATTATTCTACACAATTAAGCAATTGGGTAGAATTTACATATATTGCAAATGAGGGTGCTCCATCAGAAGCACCCGCTGAAGATACAAACTGGTTCTACTCAGTAGTAGATCAAGTTGATATCATGGTTCAGAAAAATGGTTCATGGATTGGTTATCGTAATACTGCATACGACTCAACCGGTGCCCCAGCAGCTACTGGTTCTAATACAACAGATCCAGCTGGTCCAATTATAAGTGCTTCTAGTCCAACTACTCAAAGTGATGGTACAACAGCCCTATCATATGGTGATCTATGGATCGATACTAGTGACTTAGAAGTGTACCCTGTTATTCGTCGTTGGCAAAGTATTAATGGTGAAGATGGTTGGGTATTAATTGATAACACTGATCAAATCAGTTCCAATGGTGTTCTATTCCAAGACGCTCGTTGGGCAACTAGTGGATCAGTTAGCCCAGTTGATGATCCTATTCCATCAATCACTTCTCTATTATCTAGCAACTACTTAGACTTAGATGCACCTAATCCAGATTTATATCCACAAGGTATGCTGTTGTTTAACACACGCCGCTCAGGGTATAATGTTAAGAAATTTAAAACAAATTATTTCAATGCTGTAAGATTCCCTGATGAATCACTACCAGCACAAACTAGCACATGGTTAAGTGTTAGCGGAAATCAAAGTAATGGTGCTCCATTCATGGGTCGTTTTGCTCAACGCAGTATGATCGTAGAATCACTAAAAGCATCTATCGACACCAATACAGACATCCGTGATGAAGATAACTTCTTTAATCTATTAGCTACACCAAACTATCCAGAACTACAACCTAACATGGTCGTTCTAAATGCAGATCGTGGTGAAACTGGGTATATCATTGGTGATACACCACTAGGTCTTGCAGACAGTGCTACTGAAATTCAAGCTTGGGCTAATAATACCGCTGGTGCTACATCAACTGGTGAAAAGGGACTTGTTACTAGAAATACATATTTAGGTCTGTTCTATCCAAGTGGACTTACAAATGACTTGTCAGGAAATGAAGTAGTTGTTCCAGCATCACATATGATGCTAAGAACATTCTTGCGTAATGATAACATTGCCTTTCCTTGGTTAGCAGCAGCAGGTACCCGTAGAGGTAATATTGATAATGCACTAAACATTGGTTATCTAAATAGAACAACTGACGAGTTTGTACCAATCAAAACTCGCATTGGCATTCGTGATGTTCTATATACTAATCAGATTAATCCAATGGTATTCTTTACCGGTGTTGGTCTACTAAACTATGGTAATAAGAATAGTTTCGATTCTACAAGTGCGCTAGACAGAACCAACGTAGCTCGTTTAGTAAATTACCTTCGTCGTCAACTGACTATTGCAGCTAGACCGTTTGTATTTGAACCAAATGATTCAGTTACTCGTCAATCAATTACAGGCGTAGTACAGACACTACTGGTTGACTTAGTTGCAAAGCGTGGTATCTATGATTATCTAGTAGTTTGTGATGAATCAAATAACACACCTGCAAGAATTGATAGAAATGAGTTATGGATTGACGTTGCAATTGAACCAGTTAAGGCAGCTGAATTCATTTACATTCCAGTTAGAATTCTAAATACTGGCGAGATAGGAAATCAACCACAATAAAAATGATACCCCGAAAGGGGTATCATTTTAAAAGATAAATAAGAATATGAAAAATAATTTCTCTATAATTGGATGTTATGTTTATGCATACTTGAGATGTGACGGGGCACCTTATTATATCGGAAATAGAAATAAAAATTTAACGGCCCTAGTGCCACACGGAGAATAATTATGGCCACAGCTAGCCAAAGTCTTTTTAATATGACCGTTGCATCTGACAATGCAGGCGGAAACCAGGGCTTGTTAATGCCCAAACTACAATATAGATTTAGAGTATTATTTCTAAATTTTGGTGTTGGTGCTTCTACTACAGAATTAACCAAACAAGTAATAGACATTAATCGTCCTACTCCAACCTTTGCAGAAATTCCATTACAAGTATATAATTCTACACTATATTTGGCAGGCAAGCATTCTTGGAATGAATTGACAGTTAATCTTAGAGATGATGCACAAAACGCCGTAGCAAAATTGGTTGGCCAACAACTGCAAAAGCAGATGGATTTCGTTGAGCAAGCCAGTGCTGCAACAGGACAAGACTATAAGTTTCAAACTAATATTGAAATTCTAGACGGCGGAAACGGTACCGCAGTGCCTCAAGTATTAGAAACTTGGGAATGCTATGGTTGTTTCTTAAAAACAGCTACATACGGTGCATTAAACTACGCTACTAGTGACGCCGTTCAGATTCAACTTGCTATTAGATATGATAACGCAATTCAATCACCACTTGGTTCTGGTGTTGGTACTAATATTGGTAGAATCTTAGGTGGTTCAAGTGTTACTGGTATTGGTGCTGGTCAAGGCAACCAAGGCTAATAACATATAATATGAGTGGATTCTTTCAAAATCTACTGCAAGATTCTGTAAATCAAATTAAGACCGGTGCCGGACAAGCTGTTAACAGCTTTTTCGGCAGCGAGTATCTTAGAGATTATACTCATGCAGCAAAAACATTTAGACCAAATGCGTATCAGTACGCACCTAAGTTTAAATTTCTATTTCATGTTCAATTTGAAATTAACAACAACCTATACCAAACTGAGTTTCCCGAAGGATCTAACTTTGGTTTAGCCGTCAAAACAGTAAAATTACCAAGTTATCAAATAGACACTGCGACATTGAATCAATACAATCGTAAAAGAATTGTACAAACCAAAATCAAATATGATCCTATTGATATTCAATTTCATGACGATAATGGTAATATGATTAATAAATTATGGTATAATTATTACACTTATTATTACAAAGATGCTACTCAACCAGTAGTACAACCAAGGGGTAGAAGTACTCCTGCCCCGCAAGATAATCCAAATGCTACTAGTGTTTTAGTAAATTATAATCTAAGGACTACTTATTCTCCTAAAATAGCGGGCAATGATGATTGGGGATATATAGGAGAAACATCTGTTCCTGTTACAGAAGCCAATGCTGGTCTAGGACGAACTAAAATACCGTTCTTTAAAAATATAACTATATATGGATTTAATCAGCATAATTTTATAGCATATACTCTAATAAATCCTGTTATTAGTAGATTTAATCATGATACTTATAGCTATGCCGAAAGCGCCGGGACGATGCAGAATAGTATGACCATTGAATATGAAACTGTAACATACGCCGAAGGAGCTGTCGATGGATCTAAACCCAGTAATGTAATTACTTCATTTGGTCAAGATGCAAACTATGATAGAACTCTAAGCCCTATTTCTAGGCCCGGATCGCAAGCTAATATTTTGGGTCAAGGTGGATTAGTAAATGCGGCCGGCGGTGTGGCACAAGATTTAGCAACTGGTAATATATTAGGCGCTATACAAAAATCAGGTGCAGCGTATAATACATTTAAAAATGCTAATTTAAAACAAGTAGTTAGATCCGAAATAAATAATACACTATACAATGCTACACTGCAATCAATACCTGGAAACCCAAGAAGTGATAGATATTACCCGGCTGCTAGTAGTACTCCTGGCCCCGGATTGGCAGGTAGCACTGCTGGTACCGGATTGTCTGCCCCACAACCAATACAACCACCTAATAGATAAATTATGGCTAGAATAATAGATTCCCGAGCATCACTAGATCAAACCGTTAGGATCTTTGATCAATTTTATAATTTTGACTTAGTAGTCAGTGGTAGTGAATATGATATTGTTCACTCTTATTTCATTTCTGTATGCGAAGCCAAACAAATCGCGGATAATTTTACAGTATATTTGTTTAGGATATCTCAAGAAACTAAAGTTTCGGTACTAGACTTATTAGAAAATATTCAAGGCCGTAATCAATTAGAAATGAATGTGTTCATTACTTATTATCTAAATACTTTCAAATCTAAAACAGCACTATATGGTATAGGTGCTATTCCCCAAGCTAATCAATTTGTAGCAAGAAATGTAGTTCAATAAAATGAGCAAGTGGGCACAAGGCTTATATACAGTAAAGAATGCTGCTAAGTATGTAGGCAAGCGTCAACCAAGATATCGCTCAGGTTGGGAACTAACATTTATGACCTTTTGCGACAATAACAATAGTGTTCTATATTGGGCAAGTGAAGCAATAGCCGTCCCTTATAGAAACCCACTAACTGGTAAACCCTCAATGTATATCCCTGATTTTTTTGTAGTATATCAAAACAAAACAGGTAAACAAATAGCAGAAATTGTAGAGATAAAGCCAAAAAAACAAAGTCTTATTGAAAGCAGAACCGCAAGTGCTAGAGATAAAGCAGTAGTAGCAGTAAATCATGCTAAGTGGCAAGCGGCCAGCGCATATTGCAGACAAAACGGTTATACTTTTCGCGTAATTACTGAAGACGATTTGTTCCGTAATGGTGCTAGAAAATAATTAGCAGTATTGGTCATGCCCAGAATAAATACATTATGACTAAACGATTGCAAGAACTTTTCAACCTCCCGGACAGTGTAGAATCTGATCTTACTATACCTATACCTGAAAATGCAGAACTAATTACTACAGAAGCACTTAGTAATTTAGAAAAAATTGAAAACGCACTACCCCAAGTTAGAGGGTTAGAATCTAGTGATACTGAACTTGATGAATTATCTGAGCTAGCTATCGATAGCTTTAAAAATCTTCAAGACTTGGGTATGCAAGTAGAAGCCAGATTTTCTGCTGAATTGTTTAACGCTGCTGGTACTATGCTTGGTCACGCTATCACTGCTAAAACAGCAAAAATAAACAAAAAGTTAAGAATGATTGAGCTACAGTTGAAAAAAGCTGTGTTAGATCAAAAAGAAGCTCAAAAAGGTAAAGAAATTGAAAATACCCCACTAGGTGAAGGCAGATCATTAGATAGAAATGAATTACTCAAAATGGCTCAAAATCTAAAGAACAATGATAAATAAATTGTAGTTCGCGGAATTGGCGTTCCCAACTACTCTAATGCTTATATTTCGAAAGGAAGCACCAGCATGACTATTTATCTATACAAGAAAACGCATAACATTACTGGATTGAAGTATCTTGGTAAAACTATATCACCAGATCCCCACAAGTACAAAGGATCAGGTGAAATATGGATACCTCATATAAAAAAACATGGGTATGATGTTACAACAGAAATTCTTAAAGAGTGTCAAACAACTGAAGAACTAAAACATTGGGGATTGTACTATAGTGAGCTATGGGACGTAGTTAATTCTCGTGATTGTAATGGTAGAAAAATTTGGGCTAATTTAAGGCCTGAATCAGGGGACGGCGGCGCAGTAGTAACCCCTTGGAACAAAGGTATAAAGACGGGTCCTCAATCACCGGAAATAAAAGAAAAAAGGTCTAAAAGCATGAAGGGTAAACCTGCTCATAATAAAGGTGTACCTAACCCGTCAATATCATTATCTAATAAAAAACGCCTTACTGGAGTACCTAGATCAGAAAAGGATAAAGAAGCGATATCCAAAGGTGGAAAAGGTAAAAAAATGGCTACTATTACCTGCCCTCACTGTATGATGACCGGTGGTCGAGGTAATATGAATCGGTACCATTTTGAAAATTGCAAATATATTACCAAAAAGATAAATACTTAATAAGTTTAAAGGCTAACTAAATGAAAAGTTTAAAGCATTATATAGTTGAATCTGTTCGCACATACAACTACACCATTAAAATTGCCGGTGAAGTAGATAAGAATTTTATTGAGTTGTTTAAATACAACCTTAATAAGTTTGATCCAGTTAAAATCAGTGATCCCGTAACAACACCTATTCAAAAAGATCCATATGGTTTTCCTAACTTATCCAATCAGAGTGTTACTATCATTAAAGCAGAATTTCGTTATCCAACCACTGAACCAATGATTCAACAAACGGTCCAATTACTTGGTTACAATGTGAATATGGTTAGAGTTATTTCCAGTGCTTATGATGATAGCATCAACAGTGAAGCAGAAAGTTACGCTAATGAAATGAAGAATAGTCCAGTGCTTACTCATGAAGAAATGGGTGAACAACCTGGTGCTAAAGAAGCTAGCAAAGCATATGGTGGATCTTATTTGGGAAGTATCAAAGATCAAATGAAGGGATCAACTATTGATATCCCTTATGATGGTAAAAAGACTCCCGCTGCATTCGACCCGTTCAAACCATATTTAGACGACAAGAAATTGGGTGATAAGAGCCCAATGACTACAATAACACGCCCACCTAAGCCAAAAACTGGCTCGATGGCCAAATAAGAGGATTATTAAAATGGATTTCAAAAAACTATTATCACAGCTAGACCAGTTACATGAAGCCGATGTTAAACACAAAGGCACCTATGGCACTTCATACCAAGGTGATGACGATGAAGATGACGACAAAAAAACAGCGCCTGCTCCAACTGAAAAGCGTGGCCGTGGTCGTCCAAAGAAAGCTGGTGGCGCCGCTGATACTTCAGCCAAATATAGTGGTGCAAAAGATTTGCAATCGATGATAGTTGGTAATGTTCCTAAAGATAGTAAAGAATTAAAAAATCTTCCAAAGACTAAAAACAAATTATCCGATGAAGAACCTAAGAAAAAGAAAAGCACTACTGAAAGTCTAAAAGATTGGATAGCTACTATTGATGAGCAGCGTATGTTAGCAGAAGCTGGCTTAGCTGTACAACCAATTGGTAAGCCAGGTCAAAACTTTCTAATTAAAGATCCTGCAAATCCATCAGCCTCAGCAATCACTACTAGCGATCCAGCAGTAGTTGATGCTGCTAAAAAAGGTACATTATCAATGCAGAAGCCAGGTGCAGCACCAGCAACAGGTGCAGGCTCACAAGTTCGTGCTATGCGAGAAGGTGAGGGTTCAGGTAGTAAAGAAGAATTAGCAAGACGAATTTATGACTTAGGATTCTCGATTCACCGCAACCTTGGTCCAGGTGATCCAAAAGAGTACGAGTTACTTGACCAATTAAAAGCTCAATTCGCTCAACAATTCCCAGGTGAAGATCCCTTTAAAATTGGAGGAGAAGCTTCGCGCAAGGCTAGCAGCGCAGCTGCCGACCTTGCAGCTAGCAAACTTCCAAAACGAATGTTTGGTGGAAATACAAAACCAATGTTTGGTCAACGAAATGAATCTATGCGAGAAGGTGAGGGTTCAGGTAGTAAAGAAGAATTAGCAAGACGAATTTATGACTTAGGATTCTCGATTCACCGCAACCTTGGTCCAGGTGATCCAAAAGAGTACGAGTTACT